AATCTTGTAGGCTTATTGCGTCTTTACATTTTTCGTTGAGGAACACGTTGAGGTTGAATTTATTTGTGGTGTTCCCTATTTTCGGTATGATCTCACCGATCTGCTTCTGCTGTTCGTGAAGCATACTCCTAAGTTCTTTGTTCTCCTCCATCATCTGGTGTAATATGTTACTTGTTTCTTCGTTGTATATGGTATTTTTATTTTGTGTGATGGACGATTTCTCCTCTATATGTACGTTATGGAAATCGGTACATTCTGTGTCGTCATATGCGACGACGTCTATACAATCGTTTGAATCTGGCACAGAGGTTTCTGTTGGGATACATTTCTTCTTATGGTACCATAATGCACTTCGTGATCTATATGCCTTTGAACACACGTCACATATCAACGCCTTCTTACTATCTTCATAATCACCCGAACTCATTCTATTTTGATGTTTCTGTGTCATGACGTGTTTATTATAGTCTTTTTTGATTTTGGTGTTGTAATCACATAATTCACATACATATTCGATAGGACTTGTCATTATTTTGTTCATTTGTTTGTTCTATACACTATAATAGGAAAACCTTTAGATTATTTGAGATAAATATGTTCTCATATTATTTCCCTAAAGTGTTCGAAAATTCATATATGGACCCAAAAATGTCCCATTTTTTGGAAGAAAAGTCCCATTTTCGTTGAATTTGAAAAATATCATAAAACGCCAAAAATACCAACTTTTCCGAAATTTTCCGAAATTTTCCGGATTTTCTCGATTTTTTTCTCGAAAAAATTTCAAAATAAAATATTTCATTTTTATACCGTTTACTTATTTACTACATCATTTGTGGTAACAACGTGTAGAAAATGTGTTTGAAACACGGTTTTGTTCGAAAATGAAAAATGGTCACAACAATTTCATAAAAGAATAAATCCACTTCAATATATAATAACAAATAATGATGTGTCGTCGTGGGATAAAATCGTGGACAAATGTGTTATATAAAAAATAAATATTAGAACCGATTTGTCCCACATGGTTGTTTTTATTTTCCGGTACAAAAAACGGTTGGTCACAAAAATATTCACAAAAAACACGATTTACACCATTATGGTAAGAAGCGAAAAGTCCGTTTTTTTTTGTAAAAAGTTGATCAACATATTTGCAAATGGACAAAAATAAATGTCCATTTTTAAATATGTCATTCAGCTTTTTTATTTTTTTTTTTACCACTTTTCGAAATGGGCATGGTTTTCCACTATTTGTTCGGTTCAATACATGTGAGGAGACATAACTAAACAGTACCGATATTTTGTTACCATAAAAATAGTGGATTCCTTACAAATATGCGTTTTTGAGTCAAAAATGACCGTTTTTGGGACCTTTTTAACCTTTTTGAACCTGTTCTAAAAATAATCATTACCATAAAATTCAATATTTTCAAACATATGAAAATATTGAGACAATATTCAAGTGGATTACAAACCACCGTTTTTCATTCGTTACCATCAGTATATCAGGTTAGGGTCCAGAACTAACGCTTTTTAAAGTCATCTTTTAGTTCGGTATTTAGTACGTGATGTCCGTTTATGTTGACAAGTTTCCCGAGGTTCACAAGATTCACATTTTTTCCAGGGTTTCTCTGATATTCTCTATAGCTATCCACGGTGTATACAAATCCGGTTGATTCTGGTTTTCCCGACGATCCTATAACAACTCGTACTATGTATTCGATGCCGTCGAGTTTCGCCTTCCTGAAGTTTAATTTCACATCGGGTTGGTTAGCCTTTGCGATATTCTGGGTCTTGTCTTCGTCTTTCATGTTTGGAATGAATGAATAATCATTATTTGATAGGTTAAGACCGAATGAGTGACACTCTATGGTATCTTTATCTCCGCTATGGTCATATAAAGCGCAGTCCATCGCGGATTCTTTGATTGCGTGTGTGAGTTTGCGGTTTATGTTTTCCTTTCTGGATGCTATTTCGTATAGTGCCTGGTCTGTTGTAAGTGCGTTGGTGTTTGTTTTATCAAATTTGCTTTTGTCATTATTTTTCAGGTCGATTGGCATTTTTTTTTGTTGTTCGTCGGTGAATGTCATAATGTACATGAATACCTTGACTGTTTTCATATCTGGTGGTAGGTCATCATGACTGCGAATTCTCCTTGCTCGTCCGATAACCTGTTTTGAACGAACAGGATGCCAGTAGGGTTCCATTATGTGTACAAATCGTGTATTTTTCAGGTTGATTCCCTCAGCACCAGACTGGGTTATCATGAGAACTTTAATAATTTCACCGTAGAAATTGTTGGGGTGTATATCTTTGAGTTGTCTTATCAGGTCGGTGGGTAGATGTAACCACTCGCTATTATATATCTTTCGTATTGTTTCCTTTTCTTCGGTTGTCTCTGTTCCTGTATATAATGCGAATAGTTTCCCTGGTTCGTAGTCCTCTGGAATGTCGAGAATGAAATTGTTTTTTGCATTTTTTTTGAGTTTAAATTGTCGGTATCCATTTGCCTCGAGTGCGAGTGAGAATATACCGATTCCCTCGAGTGTTCTGAATTGACTGTATACCATATGAAGACCTTTATTTTCATCGTTTGTTATATTTCCCAATATATGCGAAAATTTGGGACTTAGGTCGGCAAGTTTTGGTTCGGTGAGGTAATCTGTTTTTTCCGTTGACATTTTCTCCATTACCTCTTTGCGTTCGCGTTGATATACTTTTCGTGCGTCTTCTGGTATAGTATCATCGTCGCCGTCAATAGGTTTATCTTCGTTGACATCAGCGTCAAGTCGATTTAGTTCTTCTTCTGTTAGTTCTATATCTTGTGTGGTTCCTCGCGGGTTTGTGAATTTGGGTTTGGGAATTTCCTCGGGAAACGAAAAATTACACATGGCGCGCGATGCGACACGATAGCTGGACGATGCCTTTTCATATAAAAGTTTTGCGGCATCATTTCCTTTCGCTGTGCCAGCTTTTCCTGTTTTTGATTTAGTTTTGGAGTTTTTATCTCGATCACGTTCCTCTTTTCTGGTTTCATGATATAGTGGGAACATGTATGAGCTCATCGGTACAAATACTCGTTCGAAGTGATTTGGGTCATCTTCATCGTATTTGGGCATAAGTTCCTCTTTATCATTTAGAAAGCTGGTGAGACCGATAATGCGCTTTTTGAATAAGTATTCATTTTTGATGTCTCCCTCGCTTGAATTTACGAATTCTGAAATAAATTCGTCGAGTTTGTCGGGGAGAGCCTTTGTGAGTTCAGCCTTTTTCCCCACGACCCGTATATTGAAGTTTGCGAGGCGCTTGACGATTGAATTCATGTATGCGACATCTCCCATGGATTGTGTTGTGTCATATTGGTGTTCATCTTTTTTTACCACACCCTTGTATGTAGTGAGTCCTGGTGTGTTTACGAAACCAAAAGGGTTACGCGTGATGAGAAGCTGGTTGTTTCTGAGTTCCATGTAGTCTATACTTTTTTCCGCGTCGAGAGCATCACGCAACGTTTTTGAGTTTATTTTAGTGCTTCCCTGGGATTCGATTGTCAAATGGTATGTTACTATGTATCCTCGCAGTATGTTATATATTACACCAACTTCGTTAGGATAATTAATGATGGGTGTTCCGGTGAGTAGAATGATTCGGCAGTTTTCTGCGCGCATGAGATAATCGTATAGGTTTATTGCGAGTGGGCGGTCCTCTTTTTTAACGCGCTTATAGTCGGCACCTAGTTTGTTGACGATTCTGCTTATAAGGTTGTGAGCTTCGTCGATGATGACAATCTTGTTGTCGAATGGGTTGATTGTGTGTGATTTAGTGATGATTGTGTTAAATTTTTTCTCGAGTGTTGGGTTGTTATAGTTTTCAAAAATGAATTTTGCTGCGATCATTTCATTTAATTGATATTCGAGTGACTTTTGTTCGGTTGTGCTGAGTGTGTCATAGTTCGTTTTTTTTGTGACGTCCACCATCCACGCCCCGCGTTGTCCCTCGATGACAGATATGGGTAGGTGCAGTACTTTAGATAGGGTATCAATATGTTCAGGTTGTTTGACGGTGTCTATGAATTCCCAGTGTTGATTTTTGCGGTATATTGGGTTTCCGCATTTCTTGAGTTCTTCTGAGTAATTTGTGCGCAAAGATGCTGGCATCATTACAAATACTTTCCTATTTGACCCGATTGCTTCACCCATCGCGATTGCGGATGCCTGTATGATTCCTTCTGCTATTCCGATAGAGGTGCATGTTTTTCCAGATCCCAACCCATGGTATAACAATAGTCCTCTATATGGGGTATATAGGTTAATATAATCACGTACTATTTTTTGATGTGTGAATAGTTCGACGCTGTCTCCTTGTTTTTTCGCTCCATTTTCCACTTCGTCTATAATTTCCTTACGATATGGTTGGAATGCTTCGTTTATAAAGTTTACAAATGCCTTTCGGTTGTTCATGAGATAAGTATCTCTTTTTATTATCACCGGTTTTGTTTCCGCTGGGAGTCTATCGTCAATTGCGACACCGTTAATTTCTACTGAGATGAGTGGCTGTGTTACGGGTTTTGTAGTATCGGATATGGGGAATATATTGATTGCTTTTTTGGGTTCCTTTTGTGATTTGGGTCCTAGTATGACTTCATCAACTTCTATATCAATATCTTGGTCACCCTCATTTAGTTTAATTGGGTTATGCTTCTTTTTGACAACACGAATGTTCTTTTTTGGTTCGGTCTCGGTCTCGGTCTCGGTCTCGGTCTCGGTCCCTTTGACCAATATTTGTTCGGTCTTCTCTCGGACATCCCTCGGTCGGTCGATGACCGCAACAGGCTTTTTATTATTGATTTGGGTTCCAGTATTTTTTAGTTTTTTAATAAAATCCGTTCTATCGAAAGATTTGTCTTGTTCGTTCATAATGATTACACTTTTGTCAACACTTTCATCGACATCGTCTCGGTTAGTTCCCATAACAACGACATTTTTTCGCGACTGTTTTGGATTACGCTTTATTTTCAGTTGCGAAAGTATATCAGTAACCGGCTCCATATATAGTTTTATTATATTAAAAATAAACCAAATACCTTTAAATATTGTGTAGTCTATTTGGATAAATTATCTATTATCTATTATCTATTATCTATTATCTATTATCTATGTTCAATCATGTTTATAAATCGTTCGCACGACTGTTGCTCTGCCTTCTTCTTGATTTTATGCCTGGAGCTCGTTAGATATACAAAACATTCACCGTGTTCCTCATAGTATTCATGTATTTTCTCGAATGATTTAAATTTACTGAACGGTATTGCGGCAGATATGTCTACCTCGTGTATGGCCTTTCCTAAACAAATGTAAACACCCATGTTATATCCTGTTTCAATATCATGAGATATTTCCACATAGTGGGGCGTGTTATATGGTTTGTTGAATTCTTTTTGCACGATTACCTGTAGGATGTTCTTATAATTATCGTCATTTTGGATAAGGCTTGTCCAATTGACGTGTTTTTCAAATACATTTTCAATAAATTTCTGTGCGAATTGAAATCCGGGTCCGCATGTAAACATATTTTGAAAGAAACAGTCTTCATCGAGTATTTCCACCTTGTTCATGTCGAGAAAGAGTGCTCCAAGAAAGGCTTCGAATAGGCACCCAAGTTTCTTATGATTTGTGCGCACACCCTTTTCTTCAGCGTTTTTGGATAATAAAATCCATTTATGTAACCGCATCTCATATGCGATGCGACCGATTGATTCATTTTTAACAAGCGCAATCTTCTTTTCTGTCATAAATCCCTCGTTCTCTTTAGGAAACCGCTTATATAGGTAATATTTAGTGATAAGTTCGAGAACCCCGTCCCCGAGAAACTCGAGTGATTCATTTGACTTGCTTTTCAGCGATAGGCAGTCAGCCGGTTGGTCGAGTATGATAATATTGTTTTTCATATTCTCCATTTCGGGTCTCTTGATATAAGATCGATGCACAAAGGCTCTCTTATATAGTTCCATGTTGTTTATTCTACACGGAAGTCCATATCTGTTTAAGAGACCTTTAATATCAGATTCTTTAATCTCTATATTCAAGTTATTATAGGGATTAAATATAAGCTGTCCATCACACCTCTCAATATCATCGTCATTAATTTTTGGTTGGTCCATTGTATATTAATTATAGTATTCTGTTTAAACCGTTTTGTAATTATTTTTTATTTAGTATTATATATAATGGTTCTTTTGAATGCAACTAAGAGAGCTCGAAATATTTCGTCCCTTGTGAATAGCACTGACAGATGTGGTGGAGAGAGGAAGAGAGGAATGCCTTCCTTTAGCATGTATTATCCTCGTATCCCCAAAAAAGCTGCTTGTGCGCGTGCCAACTGTGCCCAGTCACACACAGCCAGCTGTGAAGACTCCACCGTTAGTCAGGTAAAGTATTCCAGAGGAGGACGTGGAGGAACACGATTGGGTTAAACCTGCGCACATCAAATGTGTATGTAGCAGACTATAAAAACGTTTAAATATTTACAAATTGTATTAAATATTTACAAATTGTGTGGAATAAGTACTGAAATAATATTTAATATGTGGATATTATATTAATTGACATGTTTGAAAACTCAGGGTCACTCGAGTCAGTCGAGTCAGTCAAACCAAGCACAGACATATATTATTATTTCATCATTTTTATACTGATTTGTATATTTCTATATACGATGTATAGTTTATTTTATGTGAATGCGTACCATTTTTACCAGAATAACAAAGTAGAAGGATTTGTTGCAAATATAAAAGAAGAGGACCGTATTAGGCGAGTTGATATGGCGGAGAATGTCCTTAACAAGATAAAGAAAGAGAATAGCGAAATGGACGCATACTTACAAAAGAAAAGTCACAAAGATACTTATGAGGAGATTATTTATGAAATGAATGATTTAGTGAATAAAAATATGCTTGGTCTTGTATCAAATATGGACAAGCTATCTGGTTACAAATCTTATGCGCTTATGCAGCAGGTAAATGGACTCCAGACGTTTAAGGGCGCGTTGTCGGGAATTCTTGAGATTTTAAACGTAGACGAATAAATCTTACTTGGGTATTTAGTAATATAATATTCGATTCGGTATTAGAAACAAATAAAATATGTGTATTATGTATTGAAATGGGAAATTTTTCTGATAATCTTAAAAACTGTCCCCAGCTTATGATCTACCTTGGATTGTCATTTATGAGTGTAGGCACATCTTTTTTCTTCACGAATTCATATTTCGAAAAAACCGAAAATGGTGGTATCACTATAACCAACAACCTATTTATGCACCTGTTCCAAATATTTGCGATTGGTTCAATATTCTATTACCTATGTAAGTATAATTACCAGACAGTCGGGTGGGTCTTGTTACTATTTCCCGTTATAATATCTATGTTACTTGCTCTTATGTTTTTTGGAATACTTGGTGCCGGTATTGAAGTAAAGGAGGTCGTCGATGATAGTAAAAAGAAAGAGGTTCAACCAGAGGATGAGGGTTTTAAGGGCTTTGATGGAAAATACGCAACCTCTATGGTAAAAGTATAGACTTTAGACCTTAGAAACACATATAGCACGATAACAAATTTTATTACGTAACCGCATTAGTTACGTAATATAGAAAATTAGATTAGATTAAATTAGATTAGATTTTATATGATAAACGATTTATTATGAAAAACATCCAATATTGTGTTGCGATTATACAATAATTGGAAACGATGGCTGCATAGCAATTCCACACACACCCGCATCGTTAGTGCTATCACTTCGTTCAATCAAAATATACCCGTTGTCCCCCCAACTGGGACCCCAACTATTTTTGACAATCCAGTATGATTGCTCATTATCAGTTTCCCCGTATCCTACAATAAGGACACCATGGTCCAAACTGGTTCCACATGCATCACCTGTGAGGACACCGCTGGTATACAGTTGGAATTCGCGAGTATCCGCCTCAATTGCGATGGATACTGGTGACTGTGATACAGCCGACTTGAGTTCAACTTGGTTGTTTGGCGACACATCCGAGCACGAGGTGATTGTTGCAACAGTTTCACAATCGTGGCACTCCCCACCGGATGCGGTGTACGGATATGCGTCCTCAGCACACGAACCGTTGTCGATTGCGTAATCAAACGCACCGTCCATGAGACCACCGTTGCAACCATGGTTACCATAAGACTTTGAGCAATCAACCAATTGTTGTTCTGAAAGGCTCACAAGATTACCTGTGTTGATAGCCCATGCCCCTTCCATCGCCCCAGTAGCGCTAAAAGACCAACACGAACCGCACTGTCCCTGGTCCTTTACTGCTGTTACGGCGTTGTGGTCACGCCAGTCATATTCATCTGGTGCTAATGATACCGAACCCGGAACATACAGATCACACTTCTTCGAAAAAGGTCCAGCCACACCGAAGCCGTTGTGAACAATAAACTCGCTATGTGTCATGTCAGCGTATTGAGTGACACCGAGTTTATACGAATGTCCCGCATCATTGTGGGAAATCGCATATTGAACGTTATCGCGAAAGATGTCGAACCGCTTATGGAATTCGGCGTATGATTTATAGGTTCTATCATGTACATTAACGAACCGCTGGAATAGTGACCAGTGGTCACTTGTTTCGTTTAGTTGAATGACGCGAGCGTTGGAGATAAAAGTAGAGGTAAGCAAAATAATACATGTGTATAACATTATATATTACTATACGATGGCTGTTTAAATTGGTTTGCTATATAAATTATATATTACGATGAATTTGGTGTGAGACCAGGACTATGACTGGTTGTTGTTGAAAATATAGCGGATGTAACAAGGTACGGGTCACAATTAGAACTGGGTCGTCTATCCTCGAAATACCCCCTTTTGTTCCGCACCGTATCATTTCCTATACGAATTGAAGCCCCCCTGTCTGCAATACCCCATGAAAAACTGTCATAGTCAGCAGTCTCATTTCCTCCAGTCATACGAAGATGGTTGTCCTCCCCATAAATCTTCATATGTTCCATGTGCCTTTCGGAAAGGAGGTTGATGGCATCATGTATATGGTCAAGACCCGATTTATTATTTGTTCCGTCTCGCATCGCACGGGTACTATAGTTCACGTGACATCCAGAACCATTCCATTTATCCGCATCTCTTCTGGTAATGGGTTTAGGATGGAACGATATTCCCATATTATGCTCCTCTGAAATCTTAAGAAGAAGATACCTAGCCATATATAGATGGTCTCCCGCGTCTATCCCTACACAGGGACCGATTTGGAACTCCCACTGACCAGGAGCAACCTCCGCATTTATTCCAGATATATTTATACCCACATTTATGCACATCCTCATATGGGTCTCAGCAATTTTTCTACCGAACGCATTTTTATTTCCAACAGAGCAATAATACTGTCCCTGTTCTTTTGCGTTTTCCATCCCAATCGGTGCACATCCTTCGAAGCCGTCACTAGAGATCATAATAAAATATTCTTGTTCGAGACCGAACCACGGTTCAGCATCTTCGTTATCCCGGAAAATCTTTTCCGCACTATTACGCGTATTTGTCGCGTTTGGTAAACCATTCTTGTCATATGTATCACACATCGTAAAAATATGACTTGTGTTTTTTAGCGGAAACATTGCACGAGGAACGATCGTTATCTCGGAGTCATTTCCATTCGTCTGGTTTGTTGAGCTTCCATCATAGTTCCATTCGGGAATATCGGTAAGCGTTGATATTTCTTGCTTAATCACACGTGTTTTAGATCTAAGACCCCCGTAACCATCGATCCAAACGTATTCAACTGTGCTTGCATAAGGTAACCTATACATACAATCGAGTATATTTATAATAGTAACGACAACCCTTAAAGTCATAATACTACGTATTATTTACTCACTTTATCATCGTAATTACTCATGAGTGACTGAATCACTCATGAATTTATAACCGTCAAACATACACACATAATTACTTTCCGTTCCAATTGTAATCCATCGCATTACTATTTTCAGATTTCGCCATACCGGTCTCGTGGAGTTTGTCAAGATCCGTCAGGATACCTATGCGCTGATTCATGGGGTCAAACCCCGGGTAGCTATTGGTGTTGTAAGGTGGGTCATCTCTGGATGCGTCGATGAGTTTGCTCGTTTTTTCGTTGGATAGGACCGGTGGGATTCCGTTATGAGGGTCAGTTGGACTAGGTCGAAGACGATACATAGTATTTCCTTGGGGGTCATACATCTTTTGAAGGTATAAAACAGGGCACACTATGTCGTTTTGCTTTTGCCATTCGATGAACTCGACGTATTCTTCGAGGTTTCTAAACTCAATTGGGTTCACTCCTGGAACTTCAGCCTTCTTTGAGTTAAATAGGTATATTTTAGGACCCACCTGGACAAGAAGATCCGGACAGTCAGCTCGAGATGTGAGTGCCTCTTGAAACGCCGCAGACGGACGGGTTGCCACTATGTATAGACCCAAAACAAAAATGAATATATATAGCATCGTTTTGTAGGATATTTTCATGATAATGTATAATATATAATATAGATATAAAATATAGATGGTGCATATAATTAACGTCGAACCAGGAGATGATGTTAACGGAAATAAGTTGGGCGCAGCTATTGGAAGTGTTCCTGTGGTAGTCGCGTTTTATATGCCTGGGTGTGGGTATTGTGAGATGTTGAAGGAACCATGGGGTGCATTTACAATTGCGATGGAAAAACAACATCCCAACGATAACGCGGTTATTGCGTTTGTCAACAAGGACGCTGAGAAATACGTTCGTGACGTGATGGTGAAGAATAATAAATCACTCTTAATACAGGGGTACCCCACAATTATGGGATTTAAAAATGATGGGAATATGATAGAGTTCAATAAGGAGCGGAGTGCTGATAAGTTGATGGAATTTTATCATGATGTTAGTGGAAATAATAAATCTGCTCTTCATGGTATGAAAACAACCCGTGGAACCAGAAAGAATACAAAGAAAAAGGGAGAAAAAAGAAAGAATACAAAGAAAAAGGGAGAAAAAAGAAAGAATACAAAGAAAAAGGGAGAAAAAAGAAAGAATACAAAGAAAAAAATAAATAAAAAGAAAAAAACAAAGAGAAGGGAAATCATGAAGAAAAAGGAAAAAACAAAGAGAAGGGAAACCATTAAGAAAAGTTTTAGACGAAGAAGATTGTTGTCTGGTGGAGGTCCTAAACGTGGTAACAATAACAATAACACTAAAAAGAGAAAGACGAACAAAGCGAGTGATATGTCAAGTGATATGTCAAGTGATATGTCAACTGCTCGTAATTCTAACGATAAGATGAAAAAGATGAAAAAGATGAAAAGGACGTCATCATCATCTTCAACTGAGTCAACTGAATTGGGTAGTACAGATCGCGATGACAAGATAGAACAATTTTTCGAAGAACGACAAAAGGAGTTAGACTATAGGCACGACCCCAAAAATATCTCACCAATAAAATCATGTCATACAGACGCGGGAAAATATGGGAAACATTATGGAACAAGACGTCCGGGAATGAGTGCTTGTCAAGAAAGATTGAATAGACCACCCCATATAGAGGAGTACGTGTATACACAACAACACAATCCCTCCCTTGGGTTTGGACCTCCCCGTGTATCGTCCGCCACACAAATAAAGCCCAACACTGGTTGGAGATTATAAAAAATAAAAAAGGAATAATGAAAATTAAAAGACAATTAAAAATTATTTAACGATTCATCTTTATGTATATGTAATAAATATGATTGATGTTCAAAAGGTTGGACTAAAACGGAACCCGATTGATAAGTATTATACAAGTCCTGTTGTGGCAAAGGATTGCGTTGACCTTTTTATTAGCAAGGTTGATGTTTGTATTGAAGACCTTATAGTTGAGCCCAGCGCGGGAAATGGTTCATTTATAGGTCCTTTAAATGAAGTGGGGTGTGCGGTCGCGTTCTATGACATTGCTCCAGAGCATTCCTGTGTATCAAAACAAGATTATCTTGATCCAGCGTTTGATGTTGCTAAAATAAATGCTGGTGGTCACCCTCGTGTATTTGTGGTTGGGAACCCACCGTTTGGAAGACAATCGTCGCTTGCGATAAAGTTCATAAAGAAATCATGTGAATACTGTGATGCGATGGGGTTCATTCTCCCTAAAAGCTTTAAGAAAGAAAGTATGAAAAGGCATGTTTCTTTAAAATATCACCTTGTTTTGGAAAGAAATATAGATGGAGATGCGTTTATGGTGGATGGAAAGCCTCATAATGTTCCGTGTGTATTCCAAATATGGGAGAAACTTGGGTATGATAGACCGAGTATTGTGAAGCTGAAACCATGTGGATATTCGTTTGTCAAAATGGGCGATATTCGGTCCCCCCATATATCTTTTATACGTGTCGGTGTTAATGCGGGAAGGGTGAGTAGGGAAATAATTGGTAAGAATGAGCAAACGCACTATTTTATAAGATTTGATAATGGATGTGACAATATTATGTATGAAAAGTTGTGTAATTTAACCTTTGGGTGTCGCGATGATACGGTTGGTCCCAGGTCTATTTCAAAACAGGAATTAATTTGCGAAGTCAATTCAATATTTTGTGTTTAACATTTTTTCTAACATTAAAATGAACTCCTAATATATGGATACACGAAAGAACCGCAATAGTTTGTTTAATAGGAAAAAAAATAATGTAAATAGGGGTGGAACGAGTAGAAAGAGTAGAAAGAGTAGGAAGTTGCGTGTGTCACGAAAGTGCTCAACCAAGCCCAATTCTACACACCGTATCCAGGTATCGTCCATTCATAAGATATACTACTGTGAGTTTGGGAATCCTGGTGGAGAGCCGGTATTTGTTATTCATGGTGGTCCGGGTGACCATAGTCGTTTTGATAATGTCGGTCTATTTGATTGTAAAAAATACAGAATTATATTTATTGACCAGCGCGGGTGTGGGCGGAGTCGTCCAGTTGGTGAAATTAAGGATAATACAACAGATGATTTGGTGGATGATATTGAAAAGGTCCGTGTGGCTGCTGGGCTTGGTGGGCGGAAAATCCAGTTGTTTGGTGTTAGTTGGGGGACTTTTCTGTCGTTGAGCTATGCGATAAAATACCCATCGAATGTCTCCCGTATAGTATTGCGTTCGGTGTTTCTGTGTTCAAAATCAGAGTATGACGATGTTGAGAATGGGCAATTTGTGCGTAAGATGTTCCCAGATGTGCATGAGGAGTATGTGCGTGGGGCGAAGAACCCTGAGCGGGCAACGGATGAGTACTACGACAAGATTCTTTCGGGAAAACCGGGTGACAAGCGTGGTCTCAAGTATTTGAAAAAGGTTAGTGATTACGAGAATATACTGTTATCACTTCATCCCAATAAACGGGGGTTACAGAGAAAGTTTGACAAGAAGGATGTATGCCTTGCGAAGTTGAGTGCGCATTATTTCAGTAATCGTTGTTTCGCTCGTGATATTATGTCCAATATACACAAAATTGAGCATATACCTACAACGATTGTTCAGGGTCGGTATGATGCTGTAACCCCTGCGTATTATGCGTATAAGCTCCATAAGGCTCTCCCAAAGTCCAAGATATATTTCACGGTGGCTGGACATATGATGACGGACGAGGGGAACTATGAGAAGGTGAGGGAGATATTTGGTGGGGTTTGATTGGTGAGTGAGGTGGGACTACAGCCTCGGTGTATCTGTCGAAATGGCGGACAGAGTAATTGGTTCGTCTGACACATAAATTTTATTGTGTTAACGTATTTAGGTATTCCAAATATGAGTATGGTGACAGAGACCGGTGTAATTAATGAATATGATGAATATGATGAATATGATGAATATGGGTATCATGATCGCAATACGGACGAGGATGTGGTCGATGAATGTGAAACATCAGAAAACTGTGATGAGAGTAGTGATGAGAGCGGTGACGAGAGTGATGATTCGCAGATAAGTATCGAACGACATCTCAATAAAACGATTAATATTGTCAAGACTGTGTCATTTGACCATTATAGGTGCGTTATATGTTTACTCAATAACGGTGATGACGCGAATAACGAGCCGGTTGTAATAAATCACGTATGTGAAACGTGTACATATTGTGTGCACGACTCGTGTTTTTCAGTCTGGTATGGAAACACTAACAAGTGTATCATATGTAGACGAATACTGGATAGCCGTAATTGTGGGTGTGGTTTGCTCAATCGTTCATCCGCAGACGATCCGACCATTGTCGCTATTATGGAACAACATAACATTGCAACGGTTGGAGGTGGATTTTTCGTGTATGTATCGAACCAAATCGAACCATGTATGCGTATTATATATTTAATATGTGCTGTGTGGCTTTTATGTTTACTATTATTTACGTGTGATAACTCGAACGAACCAATAGAAAGAATATAGTATTTTCAAATTTCAATCAAAATTAAGTCCATTATTTTTAATTTTATTTTTTAATTTTTAATTTTAACTGTGTGCACTGAAGAATGTGGTGATATTCCGGTTTTTGTTTTTGACGTTGTCAATCTCGTTCAAATACTTATCGAATAGGAGCTTCTTTATTTCGTCGTTCCGGATCTTCACCTCCTTCTCCTCAAACTTCGCTGGGGTCAGCAACTTGCGATGCTTATCTATCTGTGCTTTGAAATCGCGCGCACGTGACCGCTTCGACTTGAATTCGGGTATCTGTTCCAATACTAAAGCAAATAGCTGTTGAACTGGTTTCATAATTTGGTTTGTGATATAAAAGGAGTAATCTGGTGTCAGTTTATTATCCGCTATGTATGATGGTGTCTCTATCCGGTCACCTTGTAGGGCTTTCTTATCGCGCGTCTGGACATATACAAACGGAATTCTATCACCAGATGATGGTTTGTTTCCTGGGTCACGTTTTCCAATCCTGTCGGCAAGCACTTTATGTGCGATCTGTTCTGGATTCTTATAATTGGACCGTAGAGACTTGGTGATTATGAGTTTGTCCATAGTGCACTTTCCATCGAGCATGTTCTGGAGATTTTGACGGAGAAAGCTTATTGCGCTGGTAACGCTTTTCTCCTTCATCAGGATGTCGATGATACCTCCATATACGTCTTTAACAATAGGTGCGTTATCGCGTCGCTTTAATACAATCCCCATGCTTTTCTGACAGCACGTAACAGGGTCCTCCTCGTATAGCATCCCAACATATCTTTTTTTGGAGAGTAGACAAAACGGCATGAACGTCTTTTCGTATTCCAGATCGTGAGGTTTTTTGAGGAACTTTGATGCCAAAGCGCCAGCCTGTTTAGCGAGTTCGATTGTGATCTCGAGAGCCTTTTTGCCTACAATTTTTTCACCGGTATCTTTGTCCTCGAGGTTAAATGTAAAGAATACAGAGTCTGTGTCACCGTATGTGTATTCTGCTCGGGACCTCACCACACCATGATTCTTTGTTGGACACATACGGTCTCCATATACCTCCTCTATCATTCGCTTTGCGTATGTAAGGAGTAGTCTTCCTGTAGCGGTGGTGCTGGCAGCAACGTCCTTTTCGTAGAATGTGCTGGTCTTGGCTCCACACTGTCCATATAAAGAATTTGCGGTTACCTTATATGACTGTTGGCGCTTGTCCAGGATGTTTTTCATGAAGTCGTCCACCTCTCCCTTCATCTTATTCTTTGTATTCTTTCTTGCCTTTAGTAGATTCTCTAATATGCTTGGCATAATGGCTTTACGTCCGTCCTTTCGTACCGCCCAACTACACACTTTTGTTCCTGATTTGACCTTATCCTTTGCCTTCTCAACATCCCATATGTATGTATCGTATGTAATGTTCACATATTCGTAATCAGGAAGGTTGTCATATTTAAATGAACCGTCTTTGTTCTGCTCACCTGTGGCGTCCAGTAATTTTCCTTCCAGGTCGAATGTTTTGGTCCATACCTTACTATCGTGTGAAAGGTTCTCGCTAATCATCGACGATGGATATAGTGAAGCGTAATCAACGCACGCGACTGGATTATCGAGGTATAAGTCACACTTGGGATCGAGAACGATGGCACCATCATAACCATCCCATGTCGCTCCCCCACGCGGCGGTCCGGAAACAACCTTGTCTACCACCGGCATCAAAGTATTTTTCTCTCTGCACTCTTTGGCGATGAAACTTGTGAGTTTTATACCTTGTCCTCTCAGGACGAGGAATGTCATGGGTACGCTGCAGATTCTGGACATTTCTACAAATCCCGTGATTACATCAATCTTGTTCATGAGGTGGTGTACAAGGTTACAATCCTGAATACAATATTTTGCTACGATAGCTCGCTCATCAGCACCCATGTTCGATAGACGAAATATATCCTGGGGTGTAACATCGTCCTTTGCGAGACCCCATCGCACACTCTTTTCCATATTGAGGTCTTCTTCCGTCCCGATAACAAAGTGATCCGTCCCCATCTCAATTACCTCGAATTTTACTCCGTTTTTGTAGTATTCTGTGCTGTGACTCGATTCCTCGAAGTGTACGAAGCTCCCTACACCGAGTCCCTTTTTATTTTTGCTGAACACCATGGTCTTTCCACAAGACACGTCGATACTTTTTACTTTGTCACCTATATACTGTCCAGCTACGTAATCGAGTTTGTATGACGGAAGATTGAAGTCGCGACGGAAGTAGTTGTATAGGTCCACCTGCATGCGTCCATTCATCTTTATATAGCGGAGGTCGTGTTCACCACTCGCAAGGACAATCTTACTTGACTCGATGTCTCTGGTTCCATCGCGATTGGTGTTTATGCATATCTCGGGGCGTCCATTATCAGCTGCGACGTCCAGTTTGTTTCTCGAAAGTCGTAGGAATTGTTCGACAACACCACACTCCTTTGCGCGCTCGTACATGAATCCATAATCAAATCCAAATATATTATACCCTATTACAATATCGGGATCCTCGCGTTGGATTATTTTCGTCCATGCCAGCAGGACGTCCTTCTCGTTTTTATGTGTCTCAATTTCTGCGTTTTCAACATTTTTTAACGGACTGCATGTATCCAGAACAATACAGTGGTTTAGATATGGTTCGCTCTCACCGTATTTGAGGAATGTTGATCCGATGAAAGTAACTTTGTCGCCAGCAAGAGGGGGGAAGTGTATCATGAGAGATGTGTCAAGTTCGTTGATTTTATCGTCGTATACATATTCGGTGCTGCGAATTAGGTCGAAAATGGTGTTGGTAGCAGCGGGTTTGCGTCCCCGTCTCCCATGCCCCCCGAATGTGGTTCCATATGTCTCAACTGCGTCGATTTCATCTGGTGTCTTCATGAACGACATGATTGATTTTATCTCGGATATGTTGGAAACCTTCATATTTGGGGATGACTTGAGCCATCGCTCGGTCCGCGAAATTATCTTTTCTTTTGACCCGTCCCCTGTTTTCTTGGGAAACACTTTGTCTACATAATGGTTATTTTCTCCGTTTATACTGAACGCTGTGTATATACAACGTTTTAACACAGCCTCCATTTCAGAATCATCGCTGAGATCGCCAAGCATACCTTTCGTCATGTCGATAATGTTAGTCGCGAGCTTTTTATATGACTTTACTGGAACGGGAAAGTCACCGTGACTGCTACTTGCTTCAATATCAAAGCTACATATGTTGTATGGAACCATCGTCTCTTTTTCGTTAAGAGGGATGAAATTATTAAAATCTGCTCGAACTTCATATTTACACGTTGTTGATTTTACGTCGGAATTATCGGTGTACTTTTCGAGCTCTACCCACCCACTTGGGCTAATCTGCTGGATATGAAAATATCTGAGAAGGGGTGGTATATTGGATTCGTATATTTTTGTGTTTACATTTTTGAAAACGAACCCATCTCGTCTTAGCTGTCCATCGTTGAACCACAAGTATTTCGCTTTATTGAGTGCGATTGTATTTGTGAATGAAATGTATATGAAATTATGTAATTTTTCGTCATCGAATCCGTATAACTTTTTCCGTTTCACTAATTTACATTCGTGAATAGTGTCTTTGTAATATGGTCCAAGTTTTCCCTCGATTGCTTTATGGAACTCACGTTTTTGTGTTTCTCCCCATGAGTCACCCACTTTGACGAAGAAGAACGGTTTAAAGTTTTCGACGAAGACACAGAATGTTTCTCCGGTTTCGTTGATACCAAATGCCTGCATTTCGAATACACGGGCATCGGTGCTGGATTTTTGTTCCAACAATTCGCCAGATTCGTCTTCCGACTCGCTCCCGTCGGAGCCAGAGTGTGACAGACCCGGTGTTTTATTGTATACGTTGAAATCGAACAGTTTGAATGTTAGCTTCATCGTACAGTTAATGGTTATAGTATGGTTAACTATAATCGTTTATTATATTTCAATTTTTATATACAGAAATAACATCATTCCGTACGGACAACATTACACATAATATCACCGATACAACCATAACATGTTGTAGTCTGGTCTGTTTATAGATTGTCTTCAGAACTAGAACTGGATTGAGATGAGTTGGGGGACTGGGGTGAGTTGGGGTGTACCGGATGAGGCACAGGTGATGGGATATTTGATGCTGACGCGGGTTCATTTGGTAAATTTATTTCAACTTCGATGCTGCTTATGAAGGCGTTTGTCGAATCAATAAGCGGTCGGAGTTCGTCTATATGGCTATTAATGACACTTTCTAACATGCGAAATGTTGCGTCATCGTCTATTTCTGTTATGGGAGATCGATTCGGTGTGTCATCTTCATCTATTTCGGTATTGTTAGTCATGACAGTTGTATCCCATTCAACATCGTTCATAATATTAATGGGTATTGTATTGGGTATGCTAGGTGTAGGTGCGATGATTGTCATATCTGTGCTTATGCCATCATCGGTTGTTGGTGTATTTGTTATAGGCAACGTAGATGATACGGATTGATTTTGGTTCGACTGACCTCTGATATAGGTTCGTATATCGTACCTACATAAGGGGCATCTCACATTTTGCCCGAACCATGTGGATAGATATTGTCCCAAATAAATATGACCACAGTACAAAATTCTGGTTACGACGTCGTTTTGTTCAAATGGGATTAGCGAAATCGGGCATCGTGTGTTGTTCGGGTCTATTATTTGACAGAACGTAATTGTTTCGATCGCATTTTCTATTTGATCGGGGGTTGGTGTAACCGGAACGGGGCTCATGAAATCCTCAAACTCTGTGTCCACGTTAATATGTGTTTCAATCTGTCTATCAAAGTTGAACAAAAACCGATTGAGACTCCCGTCGCGGTCCATCCTCATAAACGATCCCGGCGAATCATCCGCGCCGATGCCAACACTTCGGGCAATACTCGTGTTTATTCCCATGTGCGGTATGGTGTCACGAGGTGTAAATGGGCGAGCCAAGCTTGATAGACCCCTCATCCCCACCCCATCAATATTTAATGACCGATGATTAATAGGTGGAATATAACGACGACGAGCCACATTTGTTGGTCGGGGTATATTATTTGTCGGTAATTCGACCGCTTCATCAGTTACGTTATTATCTCGGTAATCATTATTGGAATCGCTGTTACCATCAATAGTATTATTTGTTTGGTTGGATTCTTCCAAATAATTTAATAGGTGTGATGTGATGATGGTTGGTCTAGGTGCGGAGTCGGTATTTGTGTTTTCCAATATGTTGGATTGTCCATAATTTATTTCATTAGTTCTCTGAACGTCGGATAACGTTGATGTGTATGGTAATCTATTTTGAAGGATGCTTTCATTATCGTGTTGTCGATTGTGATTCGCCCCACGACTATGAGCATGAGCATGACTATATGCCGAAAATATATCGTTTATTGATGATGTACCGGTTGACCGGCGTGATGTACTAAACTGGGCACTACCATTCGTCGTTCCACTTCCATCGGTTCCGGTACCATCACTAAATAGTCGCCTGGTTATCCTTCTATTACTCCCATCCGTGCCCGCGCCTGTGCCTGCGCCCACCCCATAATCAACCCGTCTATTATATGTTGATTCACCATTTTGAGATTGTGTATGTGGAGAAGTTGGTGGGATCGGTGAAGTTGGTATGGGTTCTGTATTAGGCTGACCGTGTGTGTTAGTCTCATCAGTACGCCGATTTAAATTGGACGTTATTAATGACCGTAATAATATGTCGTTTCGTTCGACGTTCTGTAAAAAAAGCAACATGATTGAGTTTGAAAACCGGATATTTTCAACGTATGTGTTTACAATATTTTCAATAAAATTGTCACGCATAATATAATTACTATATAACAAATAAAATGTTTATACCATTTGGCTCTATGATATCTATCTATTTCAAATGAATTTCAAATAAATTGTTAAAATGCGCGGTACATGTTATTCAATTTATTTATTGTAATGAAATATGATATGATATGATAATTGATTTAAAATCAACTGTATATATAAAATATCATAGTATGAATTCGGTAATCGTTATGGACGAATACAAAAATAGGGGACTGACAGGTCTTCAGAATTTAGGAAACACATGCTATATGAACACTATTATCCAGGTTCTAAGTCACACATATGAACTACATGAATTTTTTAAAGATACGAGTTGGACCGGTCGCGTAACGAACCGGATTGACTCTCTTATACTGGTCGAATTTGACAAGCTAATTCAGTTTATGTGGAAGGAAAATTGCACGATTTCACCCAAAGGATTCGTTTCATTTGTTCATAAACTTGCAAAGAGGAAAAATAATTCGAACTTTTCTGGATGGAACCAGAATGATGCTTCCGAGTTTCTCATTTTTTTACTCGAGGGATTTCATAACGCACTCACTTATCGAGTAAAAATATCTATCAGCGGAACTATCAAAAATGAAACCGACGAGGTCGCGCTGAAATGTTGGTCTCGATTCAGAGACATAATGCAGAACGACTATAGCGACATGGTTGACATATTCTATGGGATACAAGCTACTGTTATATATGATATGACCGTTGGGGCTACACGGTCGTCAAAGAGAACTGTATTGAGTATCGCCGCCGAACCCTTCTTTGTGATGAATATTCCGGTTCCTCCATCGGCGAACAATATTTATGATTGTCTAAATACGCATACCGAAGTAGAGTATTTGACAGGGGACAACAAATGGTTTAACGATAAGTTGGGTGATGGGGGTGCGAAGCAGGATGCGATGAAAGAAATGTCGTTTTGGACTCTCCCTAAAGTTCTTATTATAGACCTAAAACGATATAATTATAGTGGGAACAAGAACCAACGTATGATTGAATTCCCACTCGATGGGCTCGATATGCGACCATATGTCATCGGGTACGACAAAGATAAATACATTTATGACTGTTATGGTATATGTAACCATAGCGGATCTATGCAGGGTGGGCATTATACCGCGTTTGTTAAGAACGCGAACGGTAAATGGTATCATTTTAATGATAGTATAGTTGATGTCGTCGATAAGAAACACGTGGTTTCGCCCAAGGCGTATTGTCTTTTCTACCGGATACGTTCATAAATATATATATATATATATGGCGACTACAGTTCATCCTGGTAGTACTACTGAATATTATCCAGGTCCGAACCCACTACTCCCCGAGACGCTAGACTCCGCTGCGCAAGATATGAAAGTTTCTCCAAAAATGCAGGAAATTATGAAAGAACGACTAAATCAAGAGCAAAAAATAATATACCGCACAATCAAGTTAAAAAATGAAATCATATCTAGATTCAACAAATTGTCGAAGTTGCCTGTCACAGGAGATTTGCCTTTCGGTCTGGTATTCGAAAATTTCGAAGATGAAAGAAGAGCTCGCTTTCTCACTCTTAAAGATAATGTACTAGAAAATTTAGAAAAAACGAAAGATAAGATTAGTAGAGATGAAGAACTTACCGACATACGAAAAAAAAACCTTATTGCTATCTGGGACGGTGTCATAAAAAATATAGAAGAATTTGAATATGATGAAGATAAAATGTATGGTGGTAAACTGCGAAAAAGAGCAAATAAGAAAACAAGAGCAAATAAGAAAACAAAGAAAACAAAGAAAACAAAGAAAACAATAACAAATAAGAAAACAAGAGCAAATAAGAAAACAAGAGCAAATAAGAAAACAAAGAAAACAATAACAAAACGTAGATAGGTATTCTTAACAAAATATATGTGATACGTATTGTAACAAGTAACAAATGAATAATGTATTTGACATAATTTAAGTACATTATTTGTTGTGTAAACATTTAGTAAAATGTTATTATTTTAGCAAGTCACCTGATATGGGTGTCACGTTATATTTTCTTGCTAAATCCTTTTCCGTTGGACCAAACATTAAATTGTTGAGCCCCGTTATGAACCCCTCTGACGATGATTCGCTTTCAATTGCGTCACAGTTGTATTTATTATTAGGGTTGTTTCCAAAGTGATTCTGTGCGTACTCCATGCGCGTATCGGCTATCTCTCCACCAACATCCTTGGCAACATTATAGTAAATGTCGGGTTTGTTTTGTTCGTATAGGAAATTACTAATATACTGCTTTCCCCCCAAAGCTCCAAATTTGAAATTATATAAAGTATGGTTACCTGTTGGAAACGGGATGGGTTCCCTGGTTAAGGGCTCATCGCGTCCGTTTAATATGTGAAGATATGCCCCTTTTAGGCATCCAGGGATGGGCGTGTAGATTACAAAAGATGCGAGGTCGTTTCTTGTTTTAGCGATTTTTAGCGTCAACGAAAATCCATCTGACTCGTCGGTGGTTGTGTTGTCCTTGGTAATTCCACCGAAATAAAATGTATTTATGTTGCCATCGGTCATGTTTTGTGGTCTTACGTGTTTTCCGTTGATCGGGTAGAAATCATGTGAGTTAATAGTAACCTCGGTGGTTCCGCTGTGTACCTTAAGGGTTCCTTTGGGAGCGATGTCGGTGAGCCCATCTGTGTCATACTCACCTGCATCTGTTGATGATTTGCCGACGGTTTGTTCGATGAGTTGAATTTGACTAATGGTGATGATACCGTTGGTTAGGTCAGACCGGTATGGATCATCGGCTCCAACGTGGGATGCTACTCCAGGCAAGTTGTCTGGGGAACTCGCTGTGGGATCTCCAGATGTCACCATACCGCTTAATTGCGCGGCATTATTCATGTCGTAACCAGTATTCATGACATGTGGTGAAAATGTGACTTTGATCTTCTTAATTCCGGTATCCTCAGGTATATTGAACCCCGACGTACCGAAATCAAGAAGTTTATACCGTTTGATATACTTCTCGTGAAGCGAGACCCCATCGTCACATAATCCGTATCTATTGGAATCTGCCGACGTAATGATATTTTCAGTATCGGCACCATATGGAAAATCGTTAGGGTGGTTATGAATATATGTTCCATGTGAATGTTCGCTATTAGTATTGGTATTGGTATTGGATTTGCGTCTATTAGTTGTAGGTGTTTCAATTGTTTTCTTCATTTTGTTGATTTCGTTGAGGAGGATGTCTGTTTCGCTTCTCTTATCTTGTTCATTTATCCGGTTATACCGAAACAACCCCGACATGACAAGACCACCGATACCAATTATGACAAGTCCAGCGAATCCACCGACGATTCCTAAAATAGTGAATATTAAAATCATGATCGTGTAAGCGATGAACATAATAAGAGCGGTTATTAGCTGTTGACTCTCAATATTTTGATATTTCTGATGATAAAGTTCATTTGCAGGAGCCATGGTATATATAATTGTATATATATAAAATTACATTTACTTGTTCATTTTATTATTCCTGGTTCTTTTTTTTTTGACTTGTTCAATCTTTCTTGTTTTTTTTTTGGATGATAATTTTGAATTATTTGGAAATTTATATGATGGGTCCAGTTGTTTGATGAGTCCATCGAAAACTGACCCTCCAATCATACCTGAATGGATACCACTTATTTCAGTTTCAACATTTTGTTCAAACAGTTGGGTCTTGTTTCCACCACCTCTGTAATTAAGTAAACCGATTGGGACTGCTAAATTCTTATTGTGATTTATCATATGTTCGGTGTCCATGTTATCGTTGAAGAGTCCCGACCCAATCATATACCCTCCGCTCATCACTTTGTTATACTCACTATTGTATACAAAATCACTAGACATTGTTCTTATAATATGACAACAAATGAATTTTGATAGTATCTACTAATCTAATTATAAAATCTCTTAATTTCAACGTTTGGTTTAGATTCGCGGCAATTTTTAAGATATTTCATGAATTCATGTGAAATATTATCGTCTTTGAAGAACGATTTGGTACATTCCTCTACGAATTTATAACTGAGTGGTGTAGGTGTGTTGGTTGTGGTTATTTTTAACCTGCCGTCGCTGATGTCGATAGTTGAGTGGCTTGGATGGTGTTGAGACATGTACTGTGTGATGTTTGTTCCTATGGATGATTTTTTCTCACGAAGTTGCTTTGTTTTATCGTTATATGCTTTGAGTTGATTATCGTATAGAACCCATGCTTTTATATGTTCCTCTAAATTCATTTATATTGAATACAATATAAATATATAATAAATGAGTTGATATTCCGAATAGGATAATTATTTTTGGACAGTCTTTCTACTTCTGCTTCCCTTTCTGCTTCCCTTTCTGCTTCCAGTTCTCTTAACGCGCTTGGAATACGCGCGCTTTAGTGCAACGAGACCGAATGGAACCATTGCTGAAGCGACTGTGTTGAGGATACCACCCTTGCGCTTATTGGTAAACTTTTTATAGCGTCTCCCCGCTTTCTGTGTCTTGGACGACCGACGAACAACCTTCTTGGTAGTCATATAATATATGCATATATAATTATTACACCTTTGATAATTTAAAACGCCGTTTTAACTAACAATGGTGTAAACTGAAAATAATAATTTCTTCTATATTAAAATATTAAAATAATAGGATAATATATAATAAAATGTCTGGATTTGTGCCTTGTGATATGAAATATATTTTTGTAAGCGATATTGAAGGTTGTGAGACGCATGGTAGATTTCCGCCGAAATCACCTCAAAATACAACTATGTGTGATACGGCTTTTTACACAGCATTGGAAGAAGAACTGAAGGAAGGTACCCATGTTTGTTTTTTAGGCGATTATTTTGATCATGGTCCAGGCGTTTTAAATTCAGTAGTCCAAATTGCGAAATTAAAACTCAAATATGACGACAAAGTTCATATTATTCTTGGTAATCGTGACGTAAATAAATTTCGAATTTATTTCGAACAAGATTATATTTTTCAAGGCGATATCAGCAAAGATGGATTACAGAATGGACCATTTTACTCCAACAAGGTGACCCCTGGGGCTATCGGTTTAAATCCCACAAACATGAAACAATGGATGTTCAATACAATGGGTATAGAAAATGATTCAAATAGAAATGGATTAATATGTGGGTTTGATACTGAGTTAGATGCGTTAGAAGCTTTTAAAACTGCGTTTTCTCCAAAAAATTTTAACAATAGAAGTAACGATGTTCTGGAATCTCAACTAGATATGTTGGATGGTAATAATTCTGCCGCTTTTTCAGCAGCGGTAAATGTTATTTATAAAAAAGGTAACCTTGTAGAATACATTCCATCTTGTCAACTTCTCCTTTCGCATGCTGGGGGTGTTCACGCTAGAAAGGTTACGGTTCCCCCAGTAGGAAAAGGAGAAGGAGAAATAGTTGTAGGCGAAGAAACATATTATACAACTCTTCTCGAAAAAAAGATGGCTAATATCCAAACTAACAAATATGCTACTCCTTCTAGCACTGATAATTTTACAGATATTGTTAAAAGTTATAGAGATTTATATGCGGAATTCTTAAAACTATTCGCAGCGGATACTAAGACTAATACATTATTCGAGCACCATTATCTAATACAAGGTTTCGGTTTAGAAGGTGGTTTTATTGGTTCTTGTGGTCATACAAGACATATGCCTCCCTCAAAACCAGCCAAATTTGATACAATTAATTTACTAGAAGATTATCCAAAATACAGTGCTTTTGGGCACGTAAATTATGGTCTAGAATACCCTATTATATATAAAAGGGAGGAGCTTGATAGAGTTATGATTGCGTGTGATACAAGTGTGGGTTTTCGACCTCGTGCTCTTCCATTTTATATGAATATGGTGGACTTCTCAAAAGGAGACGGCGATGTGTCAAAATACGGAATATTGTCTTATACTGCTGGTGTACCCACAGACACCAGTCTAAAAGAACATACCTATACAACGCTTTTAGTAAAAGCTAGAGATGGTGATAGTATTGGAACATCTCCCGCGACATTTCCCGCGAGAGATGCGATTGAATACTTGGATGTTGTTAGTAAAGGTGGTAAACGGACAACACAAAAACGGCATTCAAAGAAATCCAAGAAAAAGAAGGTCCATCGAAAAAAGACACGTAAAAAACGCAAAACAAAACGTACTAAACGTTAATTTTACATCTTGGCACAATTAAAAACTATTTTACTAATGAGTATGTGGTCCTCATTTAATTATGAAGCGAAAATTAGGGAAACTGAATACGATATTTTAATTTGTCCTGCGTGTATAGGCAATTCAATTGCTTCTTGTGGTGAACCAACAGCCGATGTGAACGAACCCATGAAAGCCATAGTGGAAATATTAAAACGAGAACGTCCTGTTGCTCCTGCTCCTGGTGCTGTTCCTGGTCATGTTGCTCCTGCTCCTGGTGCTGTTCCTGGTCCGGTTGATCCAAGAGGAGGAAAAACTAGAAAACCAAAGAAAAGTAGAAAAACAAAGAAAAGTAGAAAAACAAAGAAAAGTAGAAAAACAAAGAAATAAAACAAATAACTTAATAAATAATCGGCGTTTGAAATGTAAAAAGGTGTAAATTTATAATTATAAAAATAATTATAATTATAATCGTTATTATGTAGGTTCGGGGTTGGGTTCGCTTATGTCATTATGTGGCATGTATCGGTCGAACGATTTTGTGCGCACAAGTAGCACAAGATTCCCTAATATGATTAAAAACGAAACGATTACAAACATCAAAGATATGAAAATATACGGCCATATATCGACCATGATTAGATCTATTATTGGGTAAAATAGTTCCTTTATTTGTTCTTTTACGTCATCGCGTTTTAAAACACCGAGAAACTCGTTTATCAGCATTTCTTTTGTGGTCCCCATTTAGAGATTGATTATACAATAATTTGTGAATTCAAATGCGATTAAAGTGAATCTTTTTAATCGAATCGCTGATTATGGAACAGAAGATTGATACCCCAGATGAAAATTATGATTTTAATAATATGTCTCTAGGGACCCCAATAAGTGTTTATGGTGGGTCATATTTCACGAAGATTACGAATAGTGGTGCGGATGTATTCTTGCAGACACCGGTGTGTGGGTCAAAGGCTGGTGTTATTAAATCTGGTAAACGAATGTTTATTGATTTATTGTTTGACAAGACTGATGAAAATATCGTGATGTGGTTTGAACGTCTCGAAGAGACGGTTAGAGACCTTATATTTGATAAGCGAGAGAATTGGTTTCAAGAGACCACAGACATGGACGATATAGAAAGTGCGTTTTCCCAATCAGTACGACTGTATAAGTCGGGTCGATATTATATGATACGTGTATTTCTTGATAATCCCCGAATGTATGGTGGTTCAAAAACAATAAGTATCTATGACGACCGTGAAAACGAGCTGTCTATTGAAGATATAACAAATGAAACTCGTCTCATATGTATATTACAAATACACGGAGTTAAGTTTACAAGCAAGAGCTTTCAAATATATTCGCAAATCAAACAGGCGATGGTTTTGAAAAATAATATGTTTAACAATTGTTGTATAAAGACAAGTGTATCGAGAGAAGTTCCTGCGACACCAGAGTCCAATATTAGTGTTGATTTGAATGACGACGATAATTATAACCCACCCGTCTCTGTTGTAACGTCTGTTGTACCATATGTAGGTGGTGGTATCGAAAAAAATGAACTAGAATTGGTGGAAGATATAGACAACGATGGTGGTAAAGATTATGATAGTCATGATGACCCAAGTAACACATTATACGTATCTCCCCCATCGGTTACAACAGATGGTTTAGTGAATACTAATGTGTGTGATTCCAACCACATCCAATTGGACGTTGAAGAATTAACAAAAGAATGTTGTGAAAATAAGCATGAACTTGGTTTAACTGAGTATAATATTGAAGATGACGTTGATAATATGGAAAGTATAACATTAAGGAATCCAAACGATGTTTATTATGACATATATAGGAAGGTTCGATTGAAGGCAAAGGAATCCAGAAAGAGTGCGCTTCAAAGTTATCTGGAGGCACAAAATATTCGGAATGAGCACGGATTAGATATTATGGATGAATCAAGCGATGACGATTACGAGACTCAGTTATATGGGGATAATAGTGTACAGAATACATCTGGAAAATAATATAAATTACCGCTTTAGGGATTAGAATTACCTATACATCATATGACAAGTGAATGTATTTGTATCATTAATTGGAGTTTCTTTAAAATTATTTTATAAAGCATTTTATATAAGATGGCTACTAATTTGAAATCCATTGTTGGCGCTTTTTCTAAAGTTTTAAGCGTTCCTTCTTCTCTATTTTCTCAGGTCGTGATGTTCGTTGTGATCGTCGCATTAATTGTATTCTGGTTAAACCCTGGTTATTTACCCAAGCTCGGTATGAGTGGTGGTCGCGCAACGTCATCTAATGGTGGTGAAGCCAAGTCTGCTAACGCTGGTGTCCAGCCTATCCAGACAAGCCCCGAAGAGCAATATACCAAGGTTCAGGGTATGGCAACTGACACCCATGGGCTCGCCCCCAGTTGTAATGGAGGTGCTAAGGTCGACCCGTCCGATCTTCTCCCCAAGGATAAGAATAGCGAGTGGGCAAAGCTTAACCCCCATGGAGCCGGTGAGCTTGCTGATGTGAATCTCCTTAAGTCTGGGCACCATATTGGTGTTAATACTGTTGGCAATACTATGCGCAACGCCAATCTCTCTATCCGTTCTGAGCCACCCAACCCCCAAGCCAACGTTGGTCCCTGGAACCAGACAACAATTGAGCCCGACCTTCAGCGAAAAACTATTGATTAAACGGTTATTTATGTTATTGGTCAATATATGTAACTAATCTACGTGAGTGTCCTTTGATGTGAGTAATAAATATCATAAGAATATCATAAGAATATTTATATAATAACTTTATAAAATGTCATCATTAATTATGAGTGTTGATATTTTAGGGTACATCATAGTAATTATCGTTTTAGTATTATGTGTTAAGATCTACCGAGAATCAGATGCGTTTAACCTTAAGTGTATCATATCTGGTGTGGATGGAAATAAATACTGTGTACGAGAGCGCGCCAAGCTCGAACTAGCCGCCGACTTGTTAGCAAATGTTACAGCAAATATGGTACGATTGGTTGAATTTATGGATGAAGAACATGGTGACCAATTGCGTGTTAAACGTCTTGTTGAAAATTTTAACCCAGAACGGATCACAGAAACGTTGCCAACGAGTAAGCTCACAGCATATAGTGAAAATAAGGGTGAGAAGATAGCATTTTGTCTCAACGAAACGAAGACGGGGAACAAGCTTATTGATATGGAGACGTTGACATTTGTTGCGATTCATGAGTTATCCCACGTGATGTCTAATGACATCGGTCATGGTGACGAATTTTGGGTAAATTTCAAATTTCTTTTGGAAAATGCTGAAAGGGCTGGAGTGTATAAAAATATTGACTATAAGGAGTCTCCTAAGTCGTATTGTGGTATGACGATAACTGACAACCCTTATTTTGACTATTGAACGATGGATGAACTTGATGAATTATGTGATATATACGAATTTGAATTAAGGATTATATAATTCGTTTTTAAATGATATGATATAATAATCTCATATCATATCATATGACTGCATACTATAAGTTACACCATTTACATGGGTCTGGTGAAACGAAAAAGATTTATGCTTTTATTGGTAATAATGATTCGGTCGACATGGGACATTTGTTTGATGGTCTTGACGACGAATATATATCAAATAATGTGGTCTATGTAAACGAGCTTATTTACCCTGACGATACGATTGATGTTGTCAAGCGAAAGTTACTTAGGAATGTGCCGGGTTTGTCGTATTATGAAATACATATGTTTTGTGCGAAGAAGTCAGTTATTACGTACCGTAATTTTACAAATCGGCTTTTTAAACAACGAGATGTTGAACGTATATCACAGATGAAAATTATGCGGAGTAATATGGTTAACGACGATGACCGTGACAGTTTTTCGCTTGATGAAGATGGAATGATTGATTATTCCCGGATAGGAACCTTTAAATTTACAGAACCATTTATGAGGTATGTAACGATTGACAAGAGTTTCACAGGAAACAACGAATTGATGGAATTTGTTTCGAATCCGTTTCGTATCGAAGATTATGATAATATTTCGCTTCGTTCGCTCACGATAAAGAAAAACAATAGTAATTTGTTGGTAAAATTTGGTGATATTGATCAAAATATAATATACTTTTGTGATGCTGAGACAACGATTGGTTCTATGTCGAGCATATCATCTGATACTATTAAGCGGATAATCAATTATTATTTTCCGTCCCTTCACGAAGCGGGGATTTTTGATGTGGGTACACTATTGAAACAACGCGACCAACTTATCGAATCCACCAAATCAAGTTATATGGATGCTTATATGGGTGCTATTGATGCTTATCATAACGAATATTCCGATAAAAATGTGGATGAATTATTTCCGGTTCATGGAATTAATCGTGTTGAGTTTGAAATTTTAAATATTGGTGGGACAACACTACCATTTGATGTTATATTTAAGAATGTACGCGCGTCATCTAAGTACAAGATGGTAAAAACTGTGTTAAATAAAAATTCAGATAGGTTTGTAAGATTATATAGCGAACATGTGTCCAGAAGTGGAGATAAGATACCGTACATGAAGTCTGGTGAAATAATTGGTGCCCTGAAAAGGATTCCAAATAAGCGAGGTGTGTACGTTTATATAGCGTTAGATACTGCTGCTGTAAGTGGAACGATGATAATTGGAATAAATGATGATGGTGACATATATGTGAATCTGAAAACGTCTGAATCAATTGAATTGGTTGAATGTGAGAAGCTTATCGGGTCCCACGTTGCTGAGTTTATGGAGACACTTAAGGTATTTTTCGTACGAATGGGATATGATATGTTACAATTCACATCATTTGATGACGAAACAACAAAGATAATCGGTATAGACTATTCGTTTGTTTCAAATATTAATGTAAATGTAACCGCCGGTAAAATTAAGAAGCTCGCGATGTGTATGGGAGGAATAGATAGTAGAGGTATTATTGAATATAATGAAAAGGAAACAGAACAGCAAAAAGCAACGATTGGACGAAATTATATATTTGACCTCAATAGGTTTATGACGAATGATGTTGTCACACCTATGTATTTAAACATCCAGTCGAAGATAGACAACGTTGTATTCACAGTTCGAAATATTGATTCTTTCTCGACAATAGAATGTGTTCCCACGTACTTAAGTGCGATTGTATCTATATTGAAGGGGACGATTACAAAAAAAAATGAATCTCGAATGTGTTTTGATAAATCAGTTTATATAACAGGTGTAAAAGAGGTGGAAGTCAATCGTTTAGAACATGTGGAAAATGACGAAGCTGACGACGATGATGATTTTATTAACGATGGCGATATGGAAGATATGTTTGTATTCGGGAAAAGCGATGTTGGTGGATTGGATATGTTCGACGGCGATGGTGATGAAGAAGGTGATGAAGAAGGTGATGAAGAAGGTGATGAAGAAGGTGATGAAGAAGGTGATGAGTTAGAATTACATGATATAGATGATGATTTGGGTGACGAATTGGAATTGGAATTGGGTGATATAACTGACGACGACGATGGTTCTATCAATGGTGGTGGGAAAACCACAAAGGGACGAAATCAGTGGGTTGACCGAATTAAAGAGCGAGATAATATATTTTCTGTCAAGGAATTTTCTGGTTCAACTGATTATTCAAAAGAGTGTCAGTCAAGTCAGAATCGACAACCCATCATAGTAACCAAAGACGAATTGAAATCTATGGGAAGTGGTACTTATTATCCTGAATATGATGATATTTTGGACAGCGATAAAAAGGCGGGTGAAGTTCCCCCAGACAAGAATCGATTCCATGTGAATTTCCAAACAAAGCCCGGACAAGATTTTTATTATATATGCCCGAGATTTTGGTGTTTAGACGACGATAATAACACCGCTATAAATATGCTTACAGATTTGGAAATAGACGATAAAACAGGTGATTTGAAACGAGACACAAATAATAAGGTTATTCCTAAGGAAGGTAAATGCAAAAACATACAGGAGTTAGGTATAAAATACAGCGATACTACAAAAAAAACGTTTGTTTCAAAAGATAAAGACGGAACCGTTAAGCTCGCAAAAAATGCGTTTGCATATCCCAACTTTAAGGACGATAAGAGTTGTTTACCGTGTTGCGTTTCATATTCCACTCGAACTCCACCCAACTTTAAGGAACCACAACAGAAGGCGGACAATTGTATGAAAAAAATAAATATAGATGCTCTGGCTGAACGAAACGCATCAAGACAGAAGCGTCGTGATATGGATGAAACTGATGTATCTGACGATGAAGTTGAACGCGATGGTATAGTAAAACAACGGGCGAGAAAATCGATGTATAGTGATATTCTTCCAAATGTGTTGCAGTCTGATAAATTCCCTCTTCCTCAATACCGTTCTGGATATATGAATTCAGTTATGCGGAACATGATGGGATTTAATAGCATGAAGTGTGACCCAACAATTAAGAGGACTAAGTTCGATTGTCATTTACGAATCGGTGTTGAGAGTAGTGAAACACAGTCATTTATTGCTGCGATGGCGGTCGTTTTCTCATCGAATACGTTATGCAAACACAATTCACCAAAGATGTCATGTAAGATATGTGACACAAATTGTATATCTATATACGATTTTAAAAAACATATATTGGATCATATATCAATTGACCATTTCGTATCACTCCAAAATGGAAATCTTATTTCTCTGTTTGACCGAGCACCAAGACGCGATAATATTGATGAGCCGACGTCTATTCTATATCAGCGGTTAACAAAAGGGGATGATGAAGAATCGACCGGTGATAAAGTTGAGGGTAGAACAACGCTATATAAGAGGATATGTAGTTCATTTTATTATTTTAAGGAACACATGAATAAAACCGAAACTGTGATTGACCATACCATACTATGGGATCTCATGTCCAACAAACATGATTATTTATTTGAGAGGGGTATAAATTTGATTATATTTGAAATATCCCCAAACGACGGTGATAATTATGTTAAGTTATTATGTCCATCAAATTATTATTCATCTTCTAAATTTGAGATATCCAAAAAAGATTCAGTTATACTGATAAAAAGTGGTTCTCATTACGAAGTCATATCACGCGTGAGTTCAAAAGCGCTTTCAACTGATACGATTCCTACGTTAAAAGTGTTTATGAATGGATTGGACACAAAAAAAAGTGGAAAACCAATAGAATCAGTTGAATATGGGCTTTTGAACAAGCTCTCCAAATATTACCAAAATTGTTACCCTATCCCAAGTATATCGCCTACTATGAGAACAGATGTGCGCGTTCTGAGAATGAAACACGAAGTATATGATTATCTGGAAAATTCTAAGTATACGCATATACGACAGGTTTTGAATTATTCAGGTAAGGTTGTTGGATTGTATTGTCGGAAGAACGGCGTGGGTGGAATGGTTCCATGTTATCCCGGGTGTATAGACGTTGAGGTCCCATCGTATGATAATGTAGACACAGATAACTGGATTTCGTTTCATGACGATGATTTCAACTATTCATCATATAGCGACACTATCAAGTTTTTCAAATACATCTCTCATGAGTCAGATAATAGGATATATGTAATGGATCCAAAAAAAGTTGTTCGAGATGATATTATGGTTGGATTTATGACCCCGATGAATCATTTTGTACGAATTGTTCCACATGTGTCGGTTAAAGATACTGTAGATGATGGATACGAATCAACTGATGTGTTGTTCGTTGGTAAGGAGGATGAATACATAGACACCATTATAACTGAACACCGTGGTAAACAGGATAGAAAACGTTCGCTATTCATAAAGAAGATAAAACTTGAGAATTTTATATTTACTATGTTTCGACATAAATTGAAGACCCTTCTCGAACTCCCATCCAATATTGATAAGAAGACTGAAATAATCGAAATAATAAATACACGTCATTATATGTATAAGACGAAGGTTGGTATGGTACAACAAATTGTTCATGAGTTAATGAATGGTCATTATATGATTATCGATAAATTTACGAATTTATATGTCGATAGAGTTGATTTAACCAGTATATCTGACCATACTATTGACGAGTCTGGTGAAAATATTGTTATAACTGTCCCCAGGAAAAACCTTGTTACTGGTATAGTAAACGAAAAACATTATTTTATGAAAATTTCTGACGAACTTGTTCGATTTCCTTCACTTAGACGATTTATTCTCGATCCATCTGGGTATATTGAGTCAATAAGCGATGAATATAACATATCGAATGATGAAGTTATATATCCAGAATCGTCCATAACAAAAGAAATGTTGTCTAATCTCGAGAAATGGGGCACCGTATCAAATGAAACCGAAGGAGTATTTGACACAGCCGTGTCTATTGGGAAGGTTGCTATAACCAAACGCGTTGATTTTAATGACCCAGTTTCTAAATCGGGTGAGTTTGTTCTGGTAAAACCACCCGATGGGGGGAGTAGAGGGAGTAACAATAAAGGACGATATAGGACGCGTCGTGGAAAACGCAATCGTCGCAATGGTTCAACTACTACGAAACGTAGACGCCACAAAACGTAGTGTAACCCACTTGAACAATTACAAAACAAAATAAAACGGAATGAAACTTATCTTATATTATTATAAATTCTTATAATATGAGATTTAACGATGTTATATTGGTATTCTTTGTTTTTATTATCATTTTTGGTTTAATCGCATTTGTTCAACTATCTGGTAAACTGGAAAATATAAAGAAGGAGTGGCACAAATACAAGTGTAACCCCGCTATGATACCATTTGCTAGTTATGTAGGTGAAGATCCAGTCAAGACATTTAGCGGTTGTGTCACGAGTGCGTCATCGGGATTTGTCCAGACCGCACTTGGTCCAATCAACCAAATTCTTTCTTCTCTGACAGATGTTGCTGTAAAGCAGGAGGAGTCAACAAATAACTCAAGAAAGAGTGCTGTGAACATTCGTTCAAAGATGGCTGGTTTAGGTAGTTCCATATTTGGAATCGTATTCTCCTTCTCGACAGAGGTAACTAAAATGGGTCTCAAAACAAAGGATACTATGTCGAAACTTTCGGGTGTAATAGCAACACTTGTTCATGTATTGACGACATCAATGGAGACTATGAACAGTATATGGAAGGGTCCACCGGGTCAAACACTCAGGTTTGTTGGTGGGATGTGTTTTGATGAAAACACACCGATCCTTCTTGAAAATGATACAATCAAGATGATTAGTGAAATACATACCGGTGATATTCTTTCAGACGGGTCAATTGTTTTTGGTACCATGAAATTACTGAATCAATATGATTCTCAATATTTGGATGATATATACGTATACGAGGGAATGGGTGAAAATAACTGTGATGTATATGTCTCCGGGTCCCATTTGGTAATGGTCGATAATAATGAGTTTGTACAAGTGAAGGAAGACAATCGGTCTAAAAAGTCAGACAGGAATTTTTCACAACTGAGTTGTTTGATAACAAACACACATACTATCCCAATTGGACAGCTTATATTTGGTGATTGGGAGGATAATGGAGAACTACCCGACATACTGAAACACATACCAAAGAAAATAAAACAGAAAGCATAATATATATTGTATATTATAAGTATGCTGGATGGGCAAGACAATATTAAAAAGGTTTTATTAGATATTCACGATGCTGGATATTTCGATAGGCACGGTGGGAGCTTTATATTCGTATTTATTGTTATTGTTATCATAACAGGTTTTATATATTATTCATATTTCATGGAAAATATCGGCGAAATTCGTAAAAATTGGGGTGTTCATCGATGTGTTCCCATGAATATGCCGTTTGCCGGCGAGGTCACCCCACCCACCGGTGATGAGTCCAAGTTTTCTATTATCGCAGATAATTTTAATTTTTGTTTGAATTCGGTTTTAAAATCGGTGGTTGATGCGTCTATGTCACCGATACATAGTGGTCTTATGTCTATTATTGGTGTATTTAAGGCGTCGGCAGATTCACTCAACAGTATACGACAGGGACTTAACTCAATTCGTTCGAAAATGTCGGCATTCGCTGGAGCCATTTTTACCAAAATATACGCCATGATGATAGAGTTTACTAGGACTTCATATAAACTAAACGATACATTTTCAAAGATTTCTGGTGTATTCGCTGCGTCATTTCAAAGCATTATGACTTTTTATAATACACTTCGTTCGTTCATCGGTGCGTTCTATCAAATAATACAAATGGCAGCAGTTTTTTTCATAGGGCTCGCAATCACGTTTATGGCTGTTCCTTTTTTTGCCGCATGGCCAGCAGCAATTATGATGGGATCAATCGCAACGGTTCTTACCACATTCATGATTGTATTTTCTGTTGCCACAACTCCCATACTTGATTTATCAAAATACTGGATACCAAAGGTTCCTGGATTTTGTTTCTCGAGCGATACTCGATTGAGAATGTTTGATGGAACGGTTAAGAAAATGTTGGATGTAAAACCTGGAGATGTGTTGCACGACGGTTCTATAATAACTTCCCATCTTAAGATGGCTAACAAAGTCAATCGTCTATATCGCGTAAATGATAATATATTGGTTACGGGGGATCATAAAATGGTTGTAAATGGAAAATTTGTATCTGTAAAGGAGAGTGGATACGAATTTAAAATAGAAGAATATTACGGGTCTCTATATTGTTTAAACACCGATAGCAAGAGGATTGTGATAGATGAGTATGTATTTAGTGATTACGATGAGTTAACAGATATGGAACATTCTATACTATTAAATACAAAAAATGTATCGGGAACCAAAGACATGTGGAGAACATATGAAGGGGGGTTCCACCCAGATACCAGTATTTGTATGTTTGGTGGTTCATGTAAGAAAATTTCCAATATTGATGTTGGTGATATTTTGAGAGACAATACACGTGTATTGGGTGTTGTAAATGGTATTAAACGAGAATGTATCGAGTTATCTGGTGTATATGATGAACAAAGAAATAGTATTATTTGTAGCGACAATATGCTGGTGAGTGTTGGTTTTTATAAAGATTGCGTTCCTTTGTGTGAAATCGGTAATAAAATGCGTAACAATACGGATGTTGTATATTCTCAAACAATCAACTTATTGACATCTTCTCAGTTGATTGGTATCGGTTGCAATCGTTTTTGGGAATTCGATAAGCTGACTGATTTTTATTTAGGTATAGAATAGATTTCGTATTTTATGTTTATTGGTTACTTTACTATTCATGACTTTACTATTCATGTATTTTGAATAAAAAATAAAATGTATTGGATAATATATATGACAATCGAAATACTTGGAATGAAGTTTCGCGTTATCTACCTGATATCTATTGTGTTATTGGCAATTTTTATATTCACAAACATTATTACATGCACATGCCGAATGAACAAGTATGACATCTTTTCGTGGGCAAGAAAGTTCATGACAAAACAAGAGGGTATGGAGGTGATGAGTTATAGTGATTCTATGCCGAAATATGGTGACGCCGTTGCGTCACATGAAGTGCATGACATATCTGGCGCGAAGAAGGTTATTGACATCGACCAAGCAGAAGCCGACATAGCGCTTGAAGAGAACAAGATGTTTATTTTCTCGAATACCAAGTTTTTACCAGAGTGTTGTCCCAGTGCTTATTCCACAGGACAGGGATGCGCATGCATAAGCGATAAAGTGAGGAATCATATTGGAACACGTGGTGGCAATAACTGAACATAAATAGTTATACATATGTTGAATGAAATGTATAACATAATGTTGTGTTGTGTTCTCTTACGTAAAAAATAATGCGTTTTATACTCTATAACAAATAAGCATACTCGTATTCCACTATGACACTTCTACATACAAAACATTCTTCATAGCTGGATTTTCCAGAACAATCGTCACATATTAAAATATGATTACATGGTCTAAATAATACGTTGCGTGCTTGGTCGCAACATATTATACAAGTTACTGAATCCTTACGGACGTCTATATTGTCCCGCCCAGAACCATTATTCATGAGGGTTTCGTATGACTTTATTTTATACTGAAGACACTCGTTGTCTATTTGAAGTTTCTTTATTTTTTTTTCGTATTCATCGAACGTGGATATTAAGTATGTATTGTCACAAACGTCGGAATTAATAAGTGTATCCACGTGTTCTCGCAATTCGTTATTTTGTTTATTCAATACGTCAAACATTTTTTGTGACCGGTTCAGTTTTAAAATTAGTCCTGAGTATGTGATGTTTTCATCGGGGTCAGTTTCTTTTTCTTCATACTTACTTTCCATATGTACATGGACAATAATAAAAACGGATAAGATGAGAATTTTCATATCATATCAGTTATTGTGAAATTATATATTATACAAATTACCAAGGGTTTACACATAAATCGAGTTCATAAAATCTGGTTTATCGTCCTTTTTTAATAATTTCCCGACTACATCTGTTGTCACAACGTATGGAAACTGAACGTCAAGCGACATTTCTGTTTCGAACAAATTAGTTCCGGGTTTCATTAGACGGTATAGATTTAGCTTTGTGTAGATTATTTCCAGACACCTTTTCAGGTTTCGAACGCCCTTCTCGCTATGTGTATAGTTATCCACAATATAGTTGAGGACGCTGTCGTCTATAGTGATGTCGGTGTCGGTGAATTTAATCTGTTCACGAATCTTTGGAAGAAGATGGTCGCGCGCGATCACGACACGCTGCTTCCCATTATAGCCGTCTGTTTGAATTCGGTACATTCTGTCGCGTAGAATTGGATTTATTTTGGATTCATCGTTGTAACTGAATATAAATAGACACTTACTCAGGTCCAATTTAACTTCTGAAAAGTATTTGTCTTGGAACTCTGTGTTCTGGGATGTGTCGGTAAGGTGTGTGAGGATTCCCTCGATTTCCTCACCCTTTGGTGTGTCACTAATCTTGTCCAGTTCATCGAAATATATAACCGGATTCATCGACTTGCATTTAATGAGAATTTCCACAATCTGTCCCCAAGAACTTCCTTCGTATGTATAGGAATGCCCCTCCAAGAAGCTGCTGTCGGTTGCCCCACCAAGAGCAATAAATGCGAATTCTCGACCGAGTATCTTGCTTATACCCTCCTTTACCAACGTTGTCTTTCCGGTTCCCATTGGACCCTTGATGGCAACGGCGGTTCCCGTAGCGGAAGGATTTGAAATCCATTGCCCCACTAACTGCATAATCTGCATCTTGGCATCATTTAATCCATATACCGCCGAATCCAGTGTTTTTTGTGCGTTCTCCATGAAATCATGGCATGCTTCAACACCCATATCCACATTAATATCCATATTCTTGTATATATTGAATGGAATTTTCATGAATGTATCGACCCAGTTCTTTATTTTGTAGAATTCACCCCCACCAGGTTCCATGTGTCGCAACATGTTAAGCTTCTTGAGGGCACACGCCTTCATTTCTGGCGGCATGTCTCGTTCCAGGATAGTTAGTCTGTATGGCTTATCTATTTTGGAAATTTTGTTGATCTCCTCGAGTTCACGGATAATCTTCTCTTGTTCACCAAGTTCCATTTTCTTGAAGAACTCAAAATCGTTCATGACGTTTTTATCAGATAGTAGTTTTCGAAATGACTTTGCGTTCTTTGACTGTGTTTTATGAATACCATTCTTGTATATTTTCTCAATCTCTTTAAACTTTTGCTCGGTTGTGTAAAGAAGATCTCTTGTAACATCGTTGGGTTTTGTCTTTAGTTGTTCTCGAAGATTCGCGATAAGATCCTTGGTATTGTCGATGTCAACCTTAGTGTAATTTGGCGAGGTCTTGGATTTTTTCTTCTTGTTTAGCGCGCTATCATCGTCTTCATCATCGTCTTCGTCATCGTCTTCATCCTCATCCTCATCCTCATCCTCATCCTCATCCTCATCCTCATCATCATCATATTCACATGATTCATAATCTGAGTCATCATATTCGTCTTCAAAGTCGTCTAATAAACCAATAGTTCCATTCTTCTTTCCACCAATTGTGAATATAAGGTTGAATTTCTGTAATCCCCGACCAGTTTCGTCGTCACTTGATTCGCCAGTATCATCATCGTCTTCATCAGAATCACTTTCGGTTTCCACTATATGACGCCCCCGACCTTTTTTTTTAGACACCGGTTTTTTTTTATTATCGGGGCGGCGGTCAGTTTTAGAACGAGTTGTCATATGGGGTTCGACGTCGCTATCACTTGTATCGTGATTACTCACTTTTGATGACTTTTCGCCCTTCTCTGTCTTTGATGACTTTACACCCGACTTCACACCCTTTGATGACTTCTCTATTTTTTCATTTTTTTCATTTTTCTTTAACTTATTTTCGATATTTTTTGATTTATATAGTTTCGCCATAAGAGCTTTGAACTTTGTTTGGTCGGCGGCGTCCTCTTCATCTCTGTCGGAATCTGTAAATATTTCATCATCGTCGTCTCCACCAGAATCATCATCTGATCCATACTCACATGCTCGGTCGTGCCGGGACCCATTATCCTTTTTGGTCTTGCTGGACGGCGATGAAGCCTTGGAATTGGAAGAACGACTCGAGTATTTATCTTTTGATGTCTGTGCCATGATTGTTTTATTGATATATAGACATATAGTTTTTTATGTCAATTTTGCATAATCAATAAATGTTCCAATTTAAAATTGAAAAGTATCTAAATATATCTAATCTGTATACAAAATGACATCTTCTACAAAGACAACACAACTTCATTCTAAGATTATTGGGGTCCAGTTTAGCATACTGTCACCAGATGAGATACGTAAAGCATCTGTCGCTGAAATTACAAATAGAGATACATATGAAAATAACCGTCCAAAAATAGGGGGACTATTTGATCCGCGAATGGGTGTTTTAGAACCCGGGCTCGTATGTCCTACAGATGGACTTGATTATATTCGTACACCGGGGTACTTCGGTCATATCGAACTTGCTAAACCGGTGTTTTATATTCAATATCTTAATACCGTTATGAAAATTATCAGGTGTATATGTTTCAAGTGTAGCAAACTACTCTTAAATAAAGACAAGTGGAAACATATACTCGACCTCCCCGCCGAAAAACGATGGGATATAGTATTCTCATACGCAAGTAAGGTAAAGAGATGTGGTGAGGACACCGAAGATGGATGTGGTTGTAAGCGACCAAACAAAACCAAGAAGGAGGGACTCTCATCTCTTACCGCCGAGTGGGATAGTTCTGATGGTGAATCAGTTACTATGAAACTTACACCCGAATTTGTTCTTAAAATGTTCAGGCGCATTTCCGACGAGGATATTACTTATATGGGTTATAGTCCTGTATGGTCTCGACCAGAATGGATGATTTGTCAGGTTCTTGCCATTTCACCCCCAGCAATTCGCCCATCTGTAAAGCATGATTCTCAACAGCGAAGTGAGGACGACACCACTCACATATTTGTGAACATCATAAAAACCAATAAAATATTACAGGAACGCATGGACCAACAGAATCCACCCGCAGCACCTAACGTAATTGAGGACTGGGCTCTCATGCTACAGTATTATGTAGCCACCCATATTGATAATAAGGTTCCTGGGGTTAATCCAGTTGCACAGAGGTCGGGTCGTCCATTAAAGTCGATTAAGGAACGCCTTAATGGTAAAACCGGACGTGTTAGAGGAAATCTTATGGGAAAGCGTGTTGATTATAGTGCCCGGTCCGTCATCACAGCCGACCCAAACTTGTCGATTCGAGAACTGGGTGTCCCGATGAAGATTGCCAAAAATATCACAAAACCAGTTGTAGTAAATGACAATAACCGCAATTTCCTAATGAAACTTATCAGCAACGGACCCGACGTTCACCCGGGTGCGAAAATTCTCGAAAAGAAGAATGGAGAGAATATTTCACTTCGACACGCAGACCTCAATACGGTAACCGTTCGAAATGGCGACATCGTTCATCGCCACATGATGGATGGTGACGCAATCCTATTTAATCGTCAACCAACTCTACATAGGATGAGTATGATGTGTCACGTTGTCAAGATTATGAGTGTCGGTGATACATTTAGAATGAATGTAGCCGACACAAAACCATATAATGCCGATTTCGATGGAGATGAAATGAATCTTCATATGCCACAGGATGTTGAGTCAGAGGTTGAGTTATTAAACCTCGCACATGTGCCATATCAGTTAGTGAGTCCAGCAAATAATGCGTGTATTGTCGGTATCTTTCAGGATTCATTACTGGGGGCGAACCGTTTCACACGCGATACTGTGAAGATGTCTCCACGCGATGCCATGAACCTGACCATGTCGTCCCGACACATTAACACCGATATATTCAAGAAGAGATCCGTCACCAGTTTTGAAATACTGTCACAGATTATACCCAGAATGAGCGTTAGGAGCAAGACTGGAGCATTTAACGACGATGAAGATGCGTCCACTTCTAATAATATTGTTGAAATCGTTGACGGTGTTTACAAGCGCGGTATGTTGGACAAGGGATCACTTGGTTCCGGGTCGAATGGACTTCTCCATCGTGTGTGTAATGATTATGGAAATATGCGTTGCTCACAGTTTATAGACGATCTTCAAAATGTCGTTACCGAGTATATGAAGACATCATCATTCAGCGTTGGAATCAGCGACCTTATATCCAACGATGATACAACCCAGAAAATTAACGAGATTATATTTGAGAAAAAAAAAGAAGTTAAACAGTTGCTTGACCAAGTTCAACTGGGTGTGTTTCAAAACGATTCGGGAAAGTCAAATAAAGAGGAATTTGAGACACAAATCAACGATATTTTGAATAAGGTCTCTTCAGAAACCGGTAAAGTTGGACTTAAAAGTCTTAGTTCCGACAATCGGTTCGTAAGAATGGTAAAGGCTGGATCAAAGGGAAGTGACCTCAACATATCCTTCATGATTTCATGCTTAGGACAACAGAATGTAAATGGCAAGAGAATTCCATACGGGTTTGATGACCGCACATTACCTCACTTTTCGAAATACGATGATTCTCTTGGCGCACGCGGATTTGTCGAGAATTCATATATTAATGGGTTGTTTCCCGAAGAAGTCTTCTTCCATGCGATGGGTGGTAGGGTGGGTCTTATTGACACAGCGGTTAAGACATCACAGACTGGATACATTCAGCGCCGACTTATCAAGGGAATGGAAGACCTTAAGATGGAGTATGATTTCACAGTTCGAAATAGTAAGGGGAAGATTGTACAGTTTTCGTATGGAGATGATAATATTGATACAGTCAAAGTTGAGAACCAAAAACTCCCCCTCTTAAAGATGTCATATGAAGATATATACTCGATGTTTTATATCCCAACAGACAACGTTATCCTATATACCTCGTCAGCAAAGAAGCGGTTTGGGGAACAGAAGAAAGAGTGTTCCTCGAAAATAAAGGAGTATATCAATTACATGATTCATTCCCGCGACCTCATCGTCAAAAACGTATTGAATAATAAGGGCAGAGACGTTGTTCATGTTCCTGTTGGGTTTATGTATATCATCAATAACGTAATTAACAACTTCAAGACGACCAAAGATTCTATGGTGGACATCACACCACTCGAAGCATACGTGATGATTGAATCCAACTTTCGAAAGATGAGTTCAAATGAGATAACCAAACCTACAAAATTATTTGAGGTAATATATTATTATTATTTGAACCCACGCGACCTTATATATATCAAACGTTTCAACAAGGATTCTTTGACGTGGTTATTGGAAAACATCCATAAGTATTACAAACAGTCGATTGTGGCACCAGGAGAGATGGTCGGCATTATTGCTGCTCAGTCCATCGGTGAGCCAACTACCCAACTTACACTAAACACATTTCATTTCGCGGGAGTGTCATCGAAGTCAACCGTTACCAAGGGTGTTCCCAGAATCGAAGAAATTCTCAGTTTATCAGACAACCCAAAAAACCCGTCCATTACAATCTACCTTAAAGAGGATGACTCACGCGACCGAACAAAGGCACAGAGCATATCAACAATGGTTGAATATACAAATCTCACCGAAATCGTTAAGAAATCACAAATTTATTTCGACCCAAGCGATTACTCAAGTCAAATTCACGATGACGATGTCATGATGCGCCAATTTGTTGAGTTTGAAAATATGGTCGGTGAGTGCGCTGGTACAACAGCCGACCCAGATGCAGAACGGTCAAACTGGGTAATTCGGTTGGAAATGGACCCAGAAGTCATGCTTGAGAAAAACATCACCATGGACGATATTAACTTTATTTTAAAGAAAGTTTATGGTGACGAAGTGAGTTGTGTATACAGCGATTATAATAGTGATAAACTGATATTTAGGATTAGAATATCACATATGAAGAAGGACGGGTCCAAAAAAGGTGTTATCAAGTCTCTCGATCAGTCAGACGAAATATACATGGTCAAGAATTTCCAGACACATATGTTGAACAATATCGTGCTACGCGGTGTGAAGAATATTAAAAAGGTTATTTTGAGAAAGGTAATCGATGAAGTGGAAAAGGTCGAAGACAAGTATGAAACAAAGGAGAAATGGGTTCTCGATACCGTTGGATCAAACCTCATCGATGTTCTTGCTCTCGACTACATAGACTTTACCAAAACAACAACAAATAATATTAACGAAGTCTATAGTGTTCTGGGTCTGGAGGCAGCGAGACAGGCGCTTTACAACGAGTTCAGCGAGGTTCTTGAGGAAAATTCCTACATCAACTATCATCACATGTCGATGTTGTGTGACCGAATGTCGTATAACACAAAAATGACGTCTATCTTTCGTCACGGCATTAACAACGATGATATTGGACCTATCGCAAAAGCATCATTCGAAGAAACTCCTGAGATGTTCTTACGAGCAGCACGACACGGAGAACTGGACCATATGCGAGGTGTTTCATCGAATATTATGTGCGGACAGGAAGGATACTTTGGAACCAGTAGCTTTCAAGTGGTTCTCGACATTAACAAGATGAAAGAACTCGATGATATTACACCCGAGTTTATGAACAAGTCCGAATTATTGGAGAAGATATATTCTACAAAGAGAGGCGTGGTGGATTCGGGTAAGTGTAGCGACAAGGAGCTCAAGATTGAGAGCGTCATTACAAGCGAGACAACAGTTGCTGGTAAAGACGACGATTATATGCCCGACTTTTAAGTCTATATGTCCATTAAAATAAATTATTTTTATAATTTTATATAGTAATGACAACTAAACCGTCACCAACCGATATAAAATTATACAACAAGACCAAAAAATATATATATAATAAATATCCAAAACATAGCGCATATCGAAGTGGGCTATTAGTCAAAAGATATAAAGACGAATTTACTAAAAAATATGGAAAACGACGACAACCATATATGGGGAAAAAAACAAAGAAGAAGGGGTTGTCCAGATGGTTTCGAGAAAAATGGAAAAATCAGCGAGGCGAAATTGGATATAAGTATCAAAATGATGTATATAGACCCAGCATCCGCGTAACGTCAAATACACCGACTACGTTTAAGGAACTAAATGATAAGGAAATTAAAAAGGCTCGAACAAAGAAATATCTTTATGGACACGTTGATAGATTTAAAAAAAACGGAACCGGGGGGACAAAAAAAAACATGAAAAATATGAAGTCTGACAATGTTATTAAACCCATTAAACGAGATGGAAAATATTATTTCAAGGATCAACCCGAATTTAACCCAAATTTAAGTCCAAAGGATATTTTTTCGTTGGGTAGCTTCGGTGGAACCTATTGGAGACCAATTTATTCATCTGTTTTACATAAACACTTGAAAAATATCCATAAAAAATATCCGGAAAAATGGTGGGGAAATATACCAGAAGAAAATCTATCCAGTAAAGAATATGATGTTACCAAAAACAAATATAATGTTCGGGTTGGGACAAGTTTGGAATTCTGGGAATCAAAAGGATGGATTAAACAACAGCATCCATATGGATGGGTCGAATGGTATTGTGATTTCTTCATGGGTAAACGTTCCATAGATGATGACAGACAAATATCCAGATGGAAAAAATTAGCCGGATATAAAGGGCGATTTATGCGTTTTTTGGTAACTCAAATAATCAAGAAAAAAGGTGATTGGGATGATAATAATATTAGTCCCAAAATAAGACAAGTATTACAGCACTGGGGATATAAATTAACCGAAAATGACTATACATATGAAATAGATAGAAGAAAACGAAATAAATAGAAAATGCGTATAACATATAAATCTAACCAAATTTATGAGGGATTATCGATGTGAAACACATCTCCTTGAATATAAAGATAACTATACTGTGTCACCGTGTAGGCGTGTATGTAGACTATGTAAAAAACAAAAGGTTCATGGATATAGTAACCCACGACACATTTCTAACCCATTTGGATATCTATTTTTGTTTCCCATTATATGTGATGACTGTTCATATGTCAAATGTTTATGTAAATGGTGTGACGTATAAGATATAACATATTCAACCATATTTCGGTGGATTATATATTGTCCATTACATACAATATGTATCGTAAAATTGACGAAGAACCATACAAATGATGAGGTTGTATAAATATATAATAATGTCAATACAAGAACTCATTCGTTTGTCTTCAAGTGACGGAAAAGAAAAAGACAACGAAACAGGAAATGAAAACGAAGGGACCTTTGTTAGCATAGCGGAAAAGGGAACCATAAACGGAGTAGGTTGTGAACCAAAATGGCCATATATGTGGAGTAATATCCCATATAAACATTCACATAATACAATATTATTCGATGTGTATTGTGCGATAGTAAAACGAGTTGTAACATGTTCTATCATGCAACTATCACATATTAACAGTTTTGCAACCGCCAAAACAAAGGTCGGTGCGTATTACACACAAAACTATGAAAGTTTTAGACACCCCCCATCTAATGAAATGTTTAATAAGCTGTATCATAAAACATGCGTGGCTTATAACGCACTAAATAGATTCGCGGGCATCTGTCGCGCAAAGTATACAAAAAAATATGACTGTGATTATGATTTCTGCATGAATAGTTTGTCCGACTATAATGCGGACGAGGTTATTGGGTTGGTTGAGGGGGGTCGGATATATAGATTCTGGGGCAAGGACCTATATCGAATGATCGTAAAGAAGCTTACACAGAGATATGATTTCTTCCCAGAACCCACATATATCACAAATCCGTATACAAATTCTAAATTATCACTCGCAGCGCTTTACAAAGTATACTTCTTCCTGAAGGGCACGATATGGGGTGTTCCAAAATTATACGAGTACTACTTTAATACAAATTTCAACATGGACTATTTCGAGGAACTTTATGTCAGCGAAATTCGCGACGAGATAATAAATGACATCGTTAAATTCATGAACGACGAAGATGTACTAAAGTACACAAACCGCATGTTGAAGGATAAAAAACACCTCGTTAATGGGAAAGTAATAGGAACGAAGTATCCCATAAATATCGTTCGTGACAACATGATGGGATATATAAAGTTATATTTGTTTTCAACAAAGTCCGTGTGCGCTTCGAAGCGAAGGTATTATGGACGTATTCTTGATACAAAATTAGTAAACTTCTTCGGTGACAACCCCATGTTCGGTCGAGAGATAGTTGAATCTGTTCCTCTGTATAAGAGTGGTTCATCATTCGAAAAAACCGGTCAATACAAAACGGTGATGAAATATAATACAAATGTAATCCCAAACCTATTTTACCATCCTGCAAACTTCGACGGAAATGAAACTATTAACGATATTATTGACAGCAAACACAGCGTGAGTTCTTATTCCATTACACGTGGTCCGTCGAATATAATGAAGAGAATTATTACGCGCATTATGGATACTATGCCGATGACCCAGGGTAGTGTTTTAACTACAGCCACTCAACTGTTGCAACGAGCCACAAGCTATGCTTATCCCATAATTATTGACGATGACGACGATGACGACGATGACGACAACGATATAAACACAAACTCACATATTATATCTTGATACCGTTTCCTGAAATTACATAGTCATTTTCCATATCTTCCAACGTGAACAACGAACATAACATACAATAAAAATAATAATATATTACATTTTTTATTATTATTTAGTAATCCTAATAATGATGATTGTTGATAACGCAGGAACTGGAATTAACGTTTGCGATGTGTAGATTTCTTGGATTTCTTGGATTTCTTGGATTTCTTAGATTTCCTTGATTTCCTTGATTTATTGGATTTCTTGGATTTCTTTGTCTTAACACGTCTTTTTCTTGCCCCTCCACCTCCAACGCCTATAGTTTCACCCAGATGAAAATTATTACCAAGATTTCCGTCAAACTTGGAATTTTCAATCTGTGCCGCACCCAGCTGGGCAAGTCTCGCATTTACGACACTAGTTGCCGCGTCGGAACTTCCACCAATCTCACCAACAGGCATAACCTCAAATTGCGCATTTTTTGTACCACCGCGCATCGAATTTTTTTTTACCGTCTTTTCGTTCGTGCGCGTTGATATTTTCATGCTTATTGTCATATATATTTAACTGGAGAAAATGATTTAGAACACTTTTATTAAATTAACCAATGGATGATAAACAGAGACTCCAACTAAAGCAGATGATTAAGGATAACGATGTGGTGGATCAAACGGATAAGATTCGTGAAATAAAACATAGTTCGTTGATACGAAGGGACATAGTGATGATGGGGGTTCTTAAAGCTAAACACCCCGACATTAGAAAACAATTTCCGGATAAATTTGCTGAAATGTGTTTGACAAAGTGTTCATTTTTGTATGAGAACTACACAGACATATATAATAAACTAAAGAATGATGAACTCGACCTACAGATATTTGATGAATTCCTTCGTGTATTGAAACGCATCGAAAACGATGAACTTGACCAGCATGAGGGGTCTTTCGAGATCGGTAAACTTCTAAAAAGGCTTTACGTTGACAGTGCTATACGACGAGCTGATATGGCAGATGAAAACCAGAATGTGACCGAAACAGATGGCGTCAGTCCGGAACCCATTAACATTAATTGGAAAGAGTTTAAAACGATGTCACCCAATGATAAGTAATGAAGACACTTGTTATTGTGGAATCTCCCGCTAAATGTAAAAAGATAGAAGCATATCTGGGTGTGAATGAATATACATGTGTCGCGAGCTATGGGCATTTCCGTCAGATTGCGTCCCTTAAGGACGTAAATGATGTGTTTGACATAAAATTCGTGGAAATGGATGACAAGAAAAAATATATAAAGCTCATGAAAACCGCTATATCCAAAGCAAAAGACGTTGTTCTCGCTACGGACGACGACAGAGAGGGCGAGGCAATCGCGTGGCATATATGTGACGCATTTGGATTAGATGTTGAGACAACCCCACGGATTGTATTTCAAGAGATTACAAAGACAGCCTTGATGAGGGCGATCAAGAACCCAGGTCGCGTAAATATGGAAGTTGTTAACGCACAACACACGCGACAGATTGTTGACATGGCACTCGGATTCAAAATATCACCTCTTCTCTGGAGCGCGATGACTAAAAAAAGCAAATCTGGACTTAGTGCTGGGAGGTGCCAGACACCGGCACTCCGGCTTGTACATGAGAATAACATGCTCGTAAATGAGCACCCGGGAACGATGTCTTACACCACAATTGGGTATTTCACGTCGAAGAATATCCCATTTGAGCTAGCAAAACATCATGTGGAGAGTGAGTCTATTGAGACATTCTTGGAAGAAAGTGTTAATTTTGAACACAACCTGACTTGTTCATCACCAACCGACGTAACGAAAAAGCCACCAATACCCCTAATCACATCGTCGATGCAACAACATGCCAGCTCTGTATTGGGGTATAGTCCGAGAGATGCGATGGCTCTGTGTCAGAGACTATATGAGGGTGGACATATTACATATATGCGGACAGACAGTCCTGTGTTAAGCAAAGACTTTCTTGTTTCCGCGACGGATTTTATTGAAGTAACATATGGAAAGAATTATGGAAACGCGTTACTTATTGACGGGAGTGGAACTAATCCCAACGGGGATAAAAAAGATTCGGGTGGTCCTCAGGAGGCACATGAAGCAATTCGCCCCACCGTGATCGGTCGTGAAGAACTTCCCGAATCCATGGGAAATAAAGAAAAGCGTATGTATGCGTTCATTCGAAACCACACCCTGAAATGTTGTATGGTTCCTGCCAATATGAAGAAGATTATTGCGACGGTTACCTCACCAGAAAATTCTCAGTATAGGTACAGCGCCCTTGCTGTAGCATTCGCTGGGTTCATGCGGGTGGACGGTGTAGATGATGATCCGTTTTACGCGTTCTTGACATCATTCAAAAACGGTTCAATAGTGGAGTACAACTCGGTGACAAGTAAATGCACTCTTAAAAATACAAAAAGTCGAGTGAATGAAGCAAAGCTGGTCCAGTTGCTTGAGGACCGGGGAATCGGTCGTCCGTCCACATTCTCGAGTATTGTTGATAAGATACAAAGTCGCGGATATGTTAAAAAGAAAACGGTTGAGGGACGGAAGATTGACGTCGTGAACTATTCCCTCGTTGACGACACAATAGAGGAGACATGTGAAACATCGGTATTCGGAACGGAAACCAATCGGCTCGTGGTCATGCCACTCGGGGAGCTCGTCCTTGAATTTCTCGGCAAACACTTCGACCCCATTCTTAATTATGAATACACCAAAAATATGGAAACAACACTTGACACGATTGCTATGGGGGGGAATACAAAGGAGTGCGTATGCAGAGATTACTACACCGATATTTCAAAGAGTATATTATTATACAACGGAGGAAAACACCGCAAAGTATCCCATAGATTTGATGATGTTCATGAGTTCATTATCGGGGCACACGGTCCTGTGATAAAATGCACAAACGGAGAAACAGTAACATGGAAAAAGGTGAGAGATGGGGTAACATTAGAACAGATTAGATCAACAAACGCAAAGCTTGATGATGTAGTTGACATTTCCGGCGAGGGTCGAGTATTAGGCACATATAAAGACCTCGCCGTAATGTTGAAAAATGGAAAATATGGTCCATATGTCGTGTACAACGACAAAACGATAGGGATGAAATCGGTGGATAAACTATTCGAGAAAATTACAATCGCCGATGTCATAGACCTTCTCGACGAGGAGGGCGGGAACGTAGGTGGAAATCCAACTATTATCCGGGTGGTGAACGCATCAACGTCTGTGAGAAAGGGAAAATTTGGTCCATATATCTACTATAAAACGGCAAAAATGACCAAACCACGGTTTGTAAAGTTGGGGAATCTCAAAAATACATTCCTATCGTGTTCTAAAAAGGAAATAATTGACCTGGTTGAGAATAGTTGAAAACATGATATAATAAATATATTATGTGTGTATTATATATTATTATTACTTATGCCTAAATATGAGAAAACCCTATACGTTTCCGTAAGAGACAAAACACTACTATTCCGACCATTTTGCTTTTATATTGTTGCCACCATATTTATAGTAATTTCGTGGTTAGTAGCAGGTGAAACATACTTGAAAAATATTAGGAGTTTAAACTTTGTACAATTGTCAGCAACAGCATATTCGTTATACTATTTATTATGGTTCTATATCCACCCAGCAATTAGTGACATCGAGCTTTCATCCAGTAAAGGACGCACTATAATAGGTATTCTGGGCATATTATTTATGTATCACGTTATAATTTTGTTAACCCAATATTTCTCAACAACACTCGATCTTTCCCAGCCAGTAAATGAAGCGTGTTCTATAACAGAGTCCTCACAAACTATATTTGAAACACTAATGTCAAACAAGGGTGGATTCTATCGTATAGAGACCGCACGTTTTTGGGTTTCAACCGTTTTAATGGTTTTGGGAAATATTATACTATTCGATTTAATTGGTATCATTAATAATAGCACCACACAAGTAAGTGGATGGAGAGACTTTTATAGTTTGCCATTTTACATGTGGTTAGTTATAAACGTTGGATTTTTCGTGTCGGCTATTATATTAACTCAAATTAGTATGACCGCATCGTCCAACGAACAAGCGTGTTAATACAACCCAAATATATCTTATATAATTACAAAAATAATATATCGCCTTTAACCCAGGTGTTATATTATTTTTGTAATTATATCTACTTACCTCATTACATCTCAACCTCGTTAAAGTCCACAAATTTGTATGTAATCCCATACTCTGTCTCACTCTCCCATATTCCCGATATACGCAAAACAATCGTGTAATCGTTAAAATCACCGGGTTTCATAACATCCGAAAATACCTTGAACATATTATTTTGAACCTGTTGTGTTATGCTATATATAGGGTTTTTATTACACATACGCAACTTTTGGAGTATATTGCTCTCTATACTGAGAAGAGTGTTCTTAATCGCAGAGTCGTTGAATATACACTTCCACTTATTGTATAGCTTTCGCACACTCAAAAAACCAAATGTTAGAAATATGTTTATGCTGTTAAAAGAAATATCGGGCTGGGAATATATAATCCTACGAAACACCGAATTTTCTATAATATTATTCCTTATTGGTTCACCGAAAAAAATATTAGATGATTTATATTGTTTCAACGGAATTGCCATATACATGATGGTCTCTACATAGTAAACATCAAATTATCTATGTAGTTTACCAAAATTATTATTTATTTATCGATTACCAAGTGATAATATTGTAATCAGTCTCTAAATTCGTCTATTCTGACTACATCGCGAATGAAGTTTTCTATAAATAATTCATTATTCAACTTTATGTGATATATTGTAGCGTTTGGAATGTCCAATTTATCGAAATCAACCAGATTCATCCGCGACAGATACTTTATGATAGCTCTTGCGTTGTGACGGTGTGTAACAATAAACGGACAATCTCCCGACATGATTGATGGAACAATCGTGTCATACCAGTATGGAAGCATACGATGAGTCACCATCTCTACCGATTCACCCGCGTGAAGGTCATTTTTAAAGTATTGTTCACACGTTTTCATAATGTAATCATGTTGGATATACTTTTGGTGACTCTCCAATATGGGTGGACGCATAAAGAAACTGTGTCGCAATTCACGGGTATAGTTATTTCCAAATAGTTTGGTAAGGTCGTTGCGACACACTCCCTCGCAGTCTCCATAACTCTTTTCGTTTAGGCGCCATGTACGGTTCACTTCGACGCCATAACTTATATTATCTGTGTATTTAACCTCCATATTCGCGCGAATAAGCTCGGATGTTTCAACCGCTCGACCAAGCTCACTCGTGAATATGCGACGAGGAGAAATGTCATTCGTATACTTCAACGTTCGCCCAATCATCGCCGCCTGGAAACGTCCTCGGCGTGTAAGTGGAACATCGGTCCAACCCGTAAATCGATTCTCTTTATTCCATAGGGACTCCCCATGACGCGCAAGTAGGAACTGAAACGGCTTATTTGTGGAACATTTATTAAATATGTTCATATTTACTATACCGCAATAGAATATTTAGAGGATATGTGGAAATGACCGTGATTCAGTTAATATTTTTATCTGTGCATTTTTATAATAACAAGAATGGATAAACTAAAAGAACTATTAGCGAAGCAGATGGGTAAAAGTCCGATAACCAACGTAGACCTTGTTCCTGGTAAGGATTCTCTGGATAATCTTCTGTGTGAAAAATGGACACAAATAGAGAAGACTGCACCAATCGTCGATATTATTAAGAGAATAGAAACCGGATATACCAGTTCCAAAGAAGAACCTAAATGTGGATACACCCTACTTCTAAAACAATTAGATGAATATGTAGATGGTTATGAATCATCCGTATCGACGTGTAGAACATCTGCTCGAGATCGAGAACCAGCTGCCGCATCGGAAATTATAGATAGTGGTCGCCACGACCCGGAAAAACAGTCCATCACAAATCGCGTGGTCGAGATAAAAGGAATACGTGACGATTTAAAATTAAAATTAGATGTAGTAAGTGTTTCTGATGAAGATACCGTTGCTATAAAAGAAAACATCGACAAAATTAAATCTGTTTTGGGCGAACCCGAATCTAATTCAAATCATCAAGAAAAAACCATAGTAACCTTCGGTGAAGATTGGATACGTAGCGCTGTTGATGATATTGATGATATTGATAAGGAACCAGATGTAAAGGAAAATATCACAGATGTGGTTAGTGAGAAACAAAAGAAACCATCAGAAGTTTCGAAACGTGGGACCCGCATGGATCGCGCAACCACCTATAAAAAATCAGCCGTGACGTATCTTAATAAGTTCTTACCATCAGCCGAAACGAAGGAGAAAGAAAGAATACCCAAATTGAAATTTACTGGTGTGTCGGGGGTGGTTACAACAGAAATCAAAAATAGAGTAGTTAGACTAGAGTATAATGATGAACAATTTAAAATATTACAACGTGCGATATGCATGTCAGATGAGTTTTCTCGTGCCGAAAGCTTCAACCACCAAGTGTCTCTATTTCGTAAATTTGAAGAGTGGGGGTGGTTGATAAAACCAGAAGATATGGATCTATTTTTCCAAGAAGAGAAAGAGAAACCTAAAAAAGACGATGCGACTGTGATTAGTACTTTTGTAAAGGCTGGACATGATCTGAAAAACTGGAAAGTTCTTCTTGATGAAAAACCCAATATCAGGTTCAAAATGGACCCAAATGTTAAAGTATTTTTTGAAATGGATACACACATAGAAGGTGGGCCAACCCTCACAGCCCCCGATGGAACCATTAAACAATTCCCGAAAAGGATCTGGCAAACCGCAAGCTATTCAACTAAAATACACGGTCCAATGCTACATATGGCGCTTCAATCCAATAGGTTGCGTGTAATTATAGATAGTATATTATTTTCCAAAGGAAACGCAAAAACGGTCGACGGATGTTTTGATGAAAAAAGCTTAGCTACCGTAGTTCCGGCGGAAAGGAAAGGAAAGGACCCGGACGAGGAGACGGACGAGGACCCGGACGAGGAGACGGACGAGGACCCGGACGAGGAGACGGACGAGGACCCGGACGAGGACCCGGACTATCTTACACCAGGAATCGTTGATGATAGTCAAAAAACAGGTTATTCCGAACTAACAGATTGGACGGAATGGCCGGATTCCCAACAATCATTCGACGGGACTGCTGCCGGTGGTGAAGATGATAATGATAACCATCATGAAGGCAAAAAAAGCACAAGTCGGAAAGGTGGTGGATTTATTAAGGGTATTCTAAAGAATATGTCCACCTGTGGGTGTAACAAGAAGACCCGACGTCGTAATGGCAAGAAGTTTACGGTGCGTAAGCGAAAAGGAAAAGGAAAGGGACATGGGAAAGGAAAGAAGATTGGTGGTAAACGTACAATTCGGAAGAAGTTGAAGACAGGGGGTGTCAAGGACCGACGTGTTCGTTTCACCGTGAAAAATTAGACACATAAACGTGTTTTAATAATGAACGATAATATTTCATTACTAAATTATGAGTAGGACAACCGACTTTCTTTGGGTTTATAGATAGATACAAAAAACAGACGTCCAAATATTTAAATATATATTTATACAATACTATGTCGACAATCGTGCACGATATGAATATGGAATATTACGGACGGAATTTATTGGCGACCAGCGACGTTGTATCTACGCGGGTTACTGGTGTTTTACCAAGATACGATATAACTGGATTTACACATGAAACACTTCGAACAATATTTGTTGACATTTCTACATTCTGTATAAACGATGTGACATATTGTGTTCATCGCGACGTTTATGGCGCCGGTTATTTTGAAGATTGGCATATGGACGATGCGATCAAAACAAACCTCGACCACCGAGACGACGATTCCGTGACTCCCAGACAGGTCCCGATATTCTCGATGTTCATCTTTGAAGATACGGATGGATTTGAAATTGAGGGTGGTTCAATCGAGTTTATGGATGGTACTGTTGTGGAACCTATCCCCGGAACGTATATAATGTTTGACTCGCGTGAGGTATATAGAGAGAACCGAGTTACACTCGGTGAACAGAATCGATTATTCATTCGATTCTATGAATGATTATAGATAGACATAATCGGGGAACAGGAATTCGGTTATATGTGAAATAGGGTCTGAACCTGTTTTGCGGACCAGTAGATCGTAAACGATTTTGAAATTTTCGGCGGTGGAATCCGTTCGGTCAATCAATATTTTGGAAATAAGCGAACTGACTATAGATTCCATTATATAGTCTCTATGTATTCCGACGGTGAGTTCATAATTCCCATCACTCATGTAGAACGGATCTGATATAAACATAAGCTCTCCTTTTCGTTCGGTATAATTGTCGTCATCTTCGTTGGTTACAATTATACACATATAACCGTAGAAGGGACTATAGTCTGTTTCTGTGTTATATATCCATAAATCTGTGTTCATATATATTGGTCCCAGATAATAGCGCTGTGATTGGGGATTTAACGGGAATGTTTTTTTTGATGGAAAACGGTTCCTTCTAGTCTTCTAGTGAAATAATCCAAAAAACAATTATATGGGAAGCCGATGGAATCGGTGTGGGATAAACTTCTACCTATGCTTGTTTTTTCACACATTTCACTAGAAGACTAGAAGGGAAAGGTTTTGGATAGAAATGGATCATATCGGTAAGTGAGTTTTTTTGATGGAAAACGGTTCCTTCTAGTCTTCTAGTGAAATGTGTGAAAAAACAAATATATGGGAAGCCGATGGAATCGGTGTGGGATAAACTTCTACCTATGCTTGTTTTTTCACACATTTCACTAGAAGACTAGAAGGGAAAGGTTTTGGATAGAATTGGATCATATCGGTAAGTGAGTTTTTTTGATGGAAAACGGTTCCTTCTAGTCTTCTAGTGAAATAATCCAAAAAACAAATATATGGGAAGCCGATGGAATCGGTGTGGGGTAAACTTCTACCTATGCTTGTTTTTTCACACATTTCACTAGAACACTAGAAAGGAAAGGTTTTGGATAGAAATGGATCATATCGGTAAGTGAGTTTTTTTGATGGAAAACTGTTCCTTCTAGTCTTCTAGTGAATTTATCTAAAAAACAATTATATGGGAAGCCGATGGAATCGGTGTGGGATAAACTTCTACCTATGCTTGTTTTTTCACACATTTCACTAGAACACTAGAAGGGAAGGGTTTTGGATAGAAATGGATCATATCGGTAAGTGAGTTTTTTGATGGAAAACTGTTCCTTCTAGTCTTCTAGTGAATTTATCTAAAAAAACAATTATATGGGAAGCCGATGGAATCGGTGTGGGATAAACTTCTACCTATGCTTGTTTTTTCACACATTTCACTAGAACACTAGAAGGGAAGGGTTTTGGATAGAAATGGATCATATCGGTAAGTGAGTTTTTGAAAAATAAACTGATTTCAAACGGAAAAAAATATACAATATTAAATAAAATATTTATTGAAAATAATATTGCGGTTTTATTTGGCGACGATGAAAACTATTTTGAAACATTTGATACGTGGTTTAATAATTCTTTATAATAACTTCTTTTGCCCTTGCGTCTGGATTTTTGGAATTAATTGACCTTTTACATAAAATTGATAATGTGCTATATTTTTCATTTGTAAAATTTTCACGCACTAAACTCACATCAGCATTACTTAACATTATCTTTTTAGTTGTATCGGTTAAATTGTGTACTAATTTAAATAAATTGTTATGGTTTTCTATGTTAAACCCATTTGCTGTATATCCTACAAATGAAGTATCTGTTTCGGGGGCATATGGGGGGTCTAGATATACAAAATCATCCGGTTCTACAATTGTTAGTGATGTATTAAAATCACAGCATTCAAATACTACCTTTTGTATTAAATCATGTATTTCTTCCAAATGTTCTTTATTAATAATTTCTGGTTTGTTATAGTTTCCATATGGAATATTAAATCCTTTTGGACCAACCCGAAATATCCCTCTAAAACAAGTTTTATTTAAGAATATAAACATAGCAGAACATAATATACTTTTGTTATCGGTTAAGCATAATTTGTTATATTCACTTCTTATCCAATAATAGTAATTTTCTTTTGCGATTTTTGCTTCTGATATATTTATGGGTGTTCTATTTATTTCTCCATTTCCACATTCGTTAAAATCCGTAATAATAGTTTGCAGTATATCATATAATTCAATATGGCGCGTTTGAATGTTTTTGTAGATATAAATTAATGGTTCATTCAAATCATACGCATATATATTACCTTGTATCTTTATAATCCCACTTTTTACATAAGATAATAAAGTTAATAAAACACTACCTCCACCTAAAAATGCTTCACGATAATTATTTATTTCAACTGGAAAATCCGCAATAAGTTTATCTATTATTTGGGTTTTTCCACCAACCCACTTTAAAATCGGTTTGGGAATATGTATTTTTTTTGTGGGGACATCTTTAACGAGTTTACTATCATAAACAATTTCAATATTGTTAATTATGTCGCTTGGTGAAGTTTTTTTAATTTCAATTAATTTTTCTTTAACAGCATTATCTATCAATTCTTTTATTTTACTTTCAACCACACACGGGTTTTTTTTATTAGTATGTGTTGTGTAGTGTGATTTCTGCTTAAACTCTTTTCCACACTTTTCGCAATTGTATTTACCCATTTTTAGTTATATATAACATAACATAGTATAATCGTATTAAATCAATTTTGTAATATATAGTTTATTTGAATGCGACGATGATGATACCGCGCCACCACCGATGTTGATCATATCATATCAGTTGAACGTGATATAAACCAATAAAAACTGTTCCTTCTAGTGTTCTAGTGAATTTATCTAAAAAACAATTATATGGGAAGCCGATGGAATCGGTGTGGGATAAACTTCTACCTATGCTTGTTTTTTCACACATTTTACTAGAAGACTAGAAGGGAATGATTTTGGATAGAAATTATTACCATGATCATTTGATAAATTACAATTAAAATAAAGTTAAATGGTAATAGAAGTTTCGTGACACATAGTATATATTATATGAAGTATCAGGAAACCACGTTCGAAGACTACCTCGCGTCGAACGCGTCAAAGTCACTCCACCCCATAACAGAACGAACATATGATAAGTACCCCCCAAATATAGAAGATATGCATAATCTCGTCTTTTATGGACCGCCTGGTTCTGGTAAGTACACCCAGGTTCTTCGCTTTCTTAAGAAATATAGTCCGTCAGACCTTAAGTATGAGAAGCGAGTTACAGTTACATCGAATAAGATTACTGGATATTACAAAATAAGTGATGTTCATATGGAGGTTGATATGGGGATGCTTGGGTGCAATTCGAAATGCATGTGGCACGATATATTTACCCATGTGAACGATATGTTGAATGCCAAATCCTTGAAGGTTGGGTTTGTTGTGTGTAAAAACTTTCACGAGGTCCATAACGAGCTTTTGGATATATTTTATAGTTACATGCAGGGAACTCTCAAAAAAAACCCGGTCAAGTTTATATTGATAACTGAATCGGTGAGTTTTATACCGGATAATGTTATTGGGTGTTGTGAGGTGATAAACATTCCTCGTCCAACGAATGCTATGTACTCATCGTGCGTGGGGAAGCGAATTCCATCTGGAATGAACATGAGTTGTCTTGAAAATATCAAAAATATCAAAAATAGTAAAAATATTAAAAGTGATAAGAAGGTGCGGGAACTGGTGATATATAACGATATTTATGATAGGATATGTGACAAAATAGTTTCACATATAGAACCGAGTGAAATAAAGAAATGGTCTGAGTTCCGAGACAATATATATGATATATTTACATACAATATCGACGTCCATAAATGTGTATGGCGGATACTATCGAATGTGTTGTCATCCAACGAGGCGCTCAACACAACACGTATTATGGAAAAAACATACTCATTCTTGAAGTTTTTCAACAACAATTATAGACCTATCTACCACATGGAGGGATATTTTCTATTTTTGAAGATGGAAATTATCAAGATAAATGGACTTGTTTTAACTTAGTCGCAAATATAATATGTGGATAAATATGTTTGTATTCAAATAAGTTAGAAGTTAGATGTTAATTATTGAATGGGTCGAAAGATTAAATATTGTATGGATTTGCTCGGTATAAGCGAGATAGATGATTTGACAGAGAATAATATATCCAAGTCATACAGAAAGAAGGTGAGAACCGCGCACCCAGATAAGGGTGGGGGAACGTCTGCGAAGTTTGTTGAGCTCACTCACGCAAAAGAAACACTTATTGAATTTTTATCGGCAAAGGCTTATACAGATGCGGACAGGGTTTCAAGAGATACTGATTGTGACTCGACTGGTGGTTGGGAGTGGTTTAACACGGTGATTAAAGAGAATAATCCGGTTGAGATAAATAGTGTATTTAGAAAAATGGTGGATGGTGTGGCAATAAAGCTATTTGATTCTATGGGAACTGAACATATGCTTCGCGTATATGAGATTTTCGTAAAATATAGAGATTTCCTCTGTGTTGGCGATGATGTTTTAAACGAGTTGCGAACAAAAATATCCCAGACCACCCAGGCTATAATACTAAATCCCACGATTGACGATCTTTTTGATGACAACGTGTATAGGTACGTGCATGCTGACGAGATGGTTAATATACCCCTTTGGCACAACGAATTGTATTATGATGTAGCCGATGGAGAGTTGATTGTGAGATGTGTGCCGTTATTAGGTGAGGACGTATGGATTACGGGAAATAATGACATACATAAATGTATTGATGTAACAATACGTGTGGATCCAGATTATACTGGTGGTATCGACTGGTCTGGTGGGTGTTCGGTATATATTGGGAAGCGACATTTTGAGATAAGGTATTGCGACTTAAAGATGGAACCAGTTCAAAATATTGTTTTTAGAAACATGGGCGCAGCGAGGATAAACACGGTTGATATGTACGACGTTGTGGTCAGGTCGGATGTTATTATTCACATATGTCTGTTATTTTCGACGGTGTCGTGAACGCGATTACACCCTTGATACAGTAAGTAATCTAAAATTGACTGGAAATATAGATGGTTGTTATTTATGTAAAATAACAATAATCATGAGCAGCATAGAAAACAATACATGTGATGTATTGGTTGTTGAGTCACATATTGGTGATGATTGTGGGATAGTTGATAGTCGTCTAATGGAATATCAACCTATCGTTCCATATAATTTCAAGAAACGAACATGTAAGGGGCGGGATCCTCGCGACGGCGTATTTATGTGTTATAGTCACAAAGTTATTAAATCGGTATGGAACCTGACATTAAATCCAGACCCGTTTAATACTAATGAAAACTTTAAGATCGATAATAATGATAAAACTGATTTATCTGTAAATATCATTCGTCGGGTTCAGTGTCGAGATAAATTTATACAAATGATTATAGGTAAGATTGTGAATGAACAGTTTCCCTATATGGACGTGACCTGGATGCAACAATACATAATTTCATTTATTCGATGGGAATGTTCGGAAGATATGTTCACAAATATTAAATATATACTTCGTAACAGGTTAGATTATATGTAGATGGAACTACTAGTATTGGTATTGGTGGGTCTGGGTATGTATTATGAAATTATTGTTTCTTTGTATTTTTTTGTCGGTGAATACCTTTTTTCTTCCTGAAATTTATTCTGGTTGTCCTCTTTTTGGTACTTTTGGTCCTTTTGGTTAATCTATTACGTCCTTTTGTTTTTTTTCGGTGCGTTCTTCCCTCCGCGCCTTGTTCTTCGCCGGCATTTTCTATTATTTTTTGAGTAGTAATAATATGTTCATGAAGGGAGGTCCACATATTTAATAGTTTGATATGTTCTACCGTATTGGGATTGCCATCTTTGCCCATTTCTGTTAGTTTTAAGTCCATCTGTTCCAATATTGTAAGCATAGTGGAAAGCGCGGTTTTAGTTTCTTCCAATATTAATTTAAGTTGGTCGGTTTCGGTTGGTCGCTTATAATTATTGTCCATTATATATAGTACACTATAAAGTATTAATTTAGTAATTGAAAATAGGTAAATTAATAAAAAAGAAAACCGTTTGGTTTAATTTATGTGGCATGTTTATTTGTGTTATTTTATTTTATTTTTTATTTTGTTTTGTCCTCGGTATTTTTATGATTTTTTACATATAAATTTGAATCAATACTAAATTAGGCTGATGCGGTAGCTGCCTTCTTCTTGATGACACGCTTCTTTGCGGGTGGGGGTGGTGGTGCGACAACTTCTTCTTCTTCTTCTTCAACGCCGTCGTCTTCTTCGTCTTCCTCAACAATTGCTTGAACCTCATCATCATCACTCTCATCGTTGGTTGATACAACGCTGGCGTTGATGGTTGCCTTTTCGTCTTCACCGAGATCAATTTGGCATACGGCTGAGATGTCCTCACGTGACTTGACAACTGCCTGCTTTAAGCGCCAAGTGAGTCCAAACTTTCCTGCGGCATACCAGATACCACCGCATTCAATTACGCATGCTGCTCGGCTCCCCTTTTGGACAATATCAACCGGGGTGGTTCCGTCATCGTTGGGGAAGATTTGCTTCTTGTCAGCATCATATAGAGTGGATTTCCATTCGCCGTCATAAACTGGTAGCTTAATACGGAGATTGGGTGCGCGGTCGTAGTCAAGTTCCCCGTTGCCTCCTTTCACCTTGGGATACTTGAGAATGGGTGTCCATAGGGCATCAAGAACTTCCATGTTGGTGTATTTCTTCCCGAACCACTCCTGAGAGTTCGCAAGTGCTGCGGTTTTAATTTGGTCTTCCATAAGCTTCATATTTTTTTGGAAATCAACTACATCATCTCGAGGGGAGTCGCCGTTGTCACCGAGGAATGATACAGTCATCTCATATTTCTCATTTCCCTCATAGTCACTTACGCCCCATGTAAGCATAAGGGGGGTGCGAAGGTAAAGCTTTTGCGATGTGCGTTTGTTCTTCACATCGATGCTTCTTGCTCCAGACGATAGGGTCTTGACTTGACCATACTTAATACCGGTCTCAAAGTTAAAGTTGCTTGCGTTTTCAATTAGGTTGCTCTTGCTCATGATTATCTTATACAACTATTAAGAGGCACATCTTTAAATCAATTTTGCAATATTCATTACACAGTATAATCGATATGTACATTTAGTATTTCACCACATGATAACCATTAATAAGTGCGAACGCGCAACCACTTAAAAATATAAAAGAGTACTATAATATAGTGTATTATATGAAATCAACCAGACATATGATTGAGAATCTCACTCGAAACGATGTTAAATTTTATGAGACGAAACTTAATACAGTTTCGAGGAAAATATCAAAGAAAAAAGTGAAACAACAAGATTTTGTTATACCACATATAAGTGAATACAATCATATTTTTACATTCGACTTCAACGTCTCCCAGTTACGTATGATGTCAAAAAAGTATGGTCTCAAGGTGTCGGGTAATAAGAACGAGCTCAATAAACGTATATACCTTTATCTCCTTTACAATCATCGGGCGATTCAGATTCAGAGTTATGTGCGTCGAAAATTCGTATACAAATACTTGAAACTCCGTGGACCAGTTACCGTTGGTGGAAACTGTTCTATATGTGTTAATGACTGTGATTTTCTGTCGCTTGAGAAATTAGTGGATATAAGGCATGTTAATTTTTTTAGTGTGTTGGATTTTGGGAGGGTATATGGATTTGATGTTGTTTCGTTGTTTAATTTTATGAAAATTGAGAAGTCGGAGGGAAAGAAATTTCGCAATCCGTTCACTAATTGCGAGTTTAGCTGTGACCGTGTATATCACACAGTGAAGCGATTTATAAAACTATCTGGTATTATTGGCACAGGGTTGAATGTGAATTCCATAGACGAGGAGAACCGGAGTAATACGGTGACCGATGATTTTGAATATAATGTCATACAGCTTTTTCATTATATAGATAGTCTTGGTAACTACACAAAACATGAATGGTTTATGAATTTGAACCGAACAAACCTGATAAAATTTATTCGCGAGTTGGTCGATATATGGAATTATAGGGCGGAGCTCACGGACCAGGCTCGTCGAAATATATGTTTTCCGGGCGGAGATCCGTTTATTTGTAGGCGTATCGGGCGTCCGCTTATAATTATAAACGATACTATCCCAACTGAGGTTGTTCGTATTCGTGCGTTTATCATAATGGAGAATATGATCAGATATTCAATAAATGACGAGAATAGCTCGATTGGGTGTTATTACTTATTGGGTGCGTTAACATTGGTAAATGAGGAAACAGCTCATGCACTTCCATGGCTCTTCCAATGTATGTTTCATGGATAGGCTGTTTCTAATCATGAGTTTCGAATCACCAAATATCACAATCACAATCACAATCAATATAAATCCTATGGATACATGTGACAAGTGGTTGGAATGTCAACATATATAGATAAATTGCGTTAAATTCCGTATTTTATATTTTATTAGGGGATATATTAATTATGTGTCGATAACTCGTAATAGATTTAATCAATTAATAAAAAAGAACTTAAACAACAGACGCTATAGAATAGTATAATGGTAAAGAAGATGACCACCGCTACCCCCGCTACCCCCACCCCCACCAAGAAGACTGCCGGCGCTAAGAAGACCACTAAGGCTACTGTTGCGCCTCCCACCCCCGCCGTGGTCGAGTCCGTTTCCGTCGGTGCAACCGAGCCCACGGTTGATGAGACCACTATTGTCGAAGATAGCACAATTATGGACGAGTGGTTGGCGTTTGAGAAGAAGAACCAGGAATGGATTGCTGCTGGAGCCGCTTTGAAGAAGGAGTTAAATATGCTTATCAAGAAGAATGGACGTGAGTTCAAGTCCGCAAAGAAAGCCAGTAAGAACAAGAAGAAGAGTGGTAACCGCTCGCCAAGTGGATTTATCAAGCCAACCCTCGTCTCTGATGAGTTGGCCAGTTTTCTTGGTAAGGCAACCGGAACTGAAATGGCCAGAACCGAGGTTACCAAGGAGATTAATGCTTATATTAGATCAAATAGTCTCCAGGACCCTACCAACGGTCGCCATATTATTCCTGATGCTGCTCTTGCCAAGCTCCTCAAGCTCAACAAGTCTGATGAGCTGACCTACTTTAATCTCCAGAAGTATATGTCTCCCCACTTTCCCAAGTCGGCGAAGGCACTAGCTGCTGCTGCCGCCGCCGTTGCCGCTTCTGTATAATTTATCAACCTTGTTTGATTATAATTCAATAATTAAATAATTCAATAATTCAATATTAGTAATAACACAATTTACCCAATTGTGTTATTTATTCTGGACACCCGAGTAAAAAATATCTATACATTTTGGTCCTAATATGAGCCCGAATGGGCGCTCATTCGAGCGGTGTTTGTGATGAATTTCGCGCGTTTCCCAGTATCATCTCGAATATGATTGCCAATTTTGGTAATTTCGTTGACGTTGTCCAAGAAAATCTTGTTTTTGTACAACGATATAATGAGGTTGCAAAATTCATTTATATTTCCGTCGTTTTTTTTGAAATTAAGGAGCGAGTTATTATGTTCGCCACACCACACAAGAAATTGGTCATAATGGTGGAGAAGTATTGTCTTTACAATAAAATACGAGAATACCTCACTTTCTTCCTGAAAGAGTACATCTCTTTTCATTTTTGATTGTCGTGTTTTTGAATACAAATCTTTATACTCGAGTCCCATATGCGAAAGCATTTTATTCATTTGGATAGTGGAGAATACAGTCTCTGTCTTCATCATACCCGAAAACTTTTTGATGAATGATTTGTATGGTATGGTTGTGTCATTTAAAAAAATACTAAACGAGTTGCTTATAATAAGTGCCCACAGTTCACAGTATGCTTCATAAATATACATGTTCGACTGAATATCAAATACCGCGCTGATTTGGCGTTTCGCGATACTACCCTCGCGTTTTCCACAGAAATCCATTCCAAATGAATGCATCGTTTCATGAACGAATACTTTGAACCATTCTTCTTTCCTATAAATAACGATGCGGTTATTTTGTGAACAGCAGTATGTATATGCTGAATTTACATGCGGTGTGCCTATAATATCGATTGTTTCTACAGGCATCCTTTTTTTAGAGTCGCATAAGAATATGTATATATCAATTTTTTTCGAACATCTGGATGAGCTATACAGGTTTACGATGAATAACCACACCAGCATATCTCTCATCATGATGTCTGTATGTTTGATGTCGTTGATGTCACATATATTGAAAATTATATTTACATCCCTCTCAAACAGTTTGAATGAATAACTGATATTGTATATAACAGTATCGGTGATGCGCGTCCGTACGCTCTCTGAAATAAATCGGGTTCCGAAGAGTTCCGGTCTAATAAAGGCGGACGTGTTGTTTATACCGTCTATGGGTATAACAGTTTTCTTTACGTTCGGTGCGATCTTATTCGCGTAGATATACGCTTTTTTCATAACAGAAAAAAGTTCTCCCATATATGGTGTGAGTTTTTCATTATCTATGGGAACGCCTATTTGTTTAACATAGCTTTTTAGATGCCCTACTATCATACTGGAATCTTTATCAAGCTTCATATAAATATTGTGTGATATATATTTATATGAATTTACATTTTTATGATAATGGGTTGTTATTCGGCTCGTCGTAAAGGATTTTTATAATAGTTGAGGATAATCGCTTTCCATGACCAATTTGTTTTTATCGCTCAGTAGATACTTCTTCGTATCATCGCTTGCAACAGATACCCAGTCACTTGGTTTAACATCACTCCCCTTTTTCAAAGTTCTTCCATGGGGGTCTTTGGTATTAGATGTATGCATCATAAGTCCCCTCACTGTGTTTTTGACGCTTCTTTCCACCCTTTCATCTAATTTCTTAATTTTTTTATTTGAACTTTTGTGTCCTTCCTTAATCCCTGGATAAAAGAAATAGGTAACTATGTTGAATACTATTATAACAACGAAGAAAACAAGTAGATATTTTGGGATATGTCTGGTAAGTTTTTGGAGGGAGTTCATCTATATATATATACAGATGAAATATTATCATAATGGATTATAGTATATCTACTTCTTCTGGAACAACTTAATACATTCCCATATTTTGGCTGACTCCTCGAGTGAGAATGCGCCGCGTTTTTGAGCTTGTACTACAAAGCTGACGATAATGTTGAGTGCCATCATCTCATTCTCGACGGGGGTGTCGACGAGACGAATATCTTGTTCGACTTTTGAATCGGGTGCGGGTGCGGCATCATTAATGTGGTTAGTATCCATATGGAATATATATACAATAAAATGTGTGTTTTTTAACTTAACTCATACTCTTTCGGACTTCCATAAGTTCGGTCATAACCGGAGGTGTATTTGCACGGGCAAAACTAACAATTTTCGCGTCCTTAGTTGCAAGAAGAATTGTTTTTAGATATTCATGTGCAAATTTTGCTTCAAGTGCTTCGACTAAATATTCGGAAAGTTTCGATGAGAAATCGCTATCCACTTTATACTTATCTTTAAAGTACGTTTTTTTGGTTCCTGCGTCTCTTGCCTTAATGGGGTCTTCACTTATAGTCGACTTGGACTCGATTGTGAACTGGTCATATAATTCCGGGGTCTTTTTGAATTTCTGTGCCTGGATATAGTGCTCAACCGAACTCCAGTTTTTCCCTTTGAGTAGAAATGGTTCTACATGTGTATTGGAGAGCTTTCTTCGCCAGTTGATTATTTTTACAAGTTCTGCGTATTTCTTTCTGGTCTCTGGATCATCGGGGTTTAGTGTCTCTCCTGACCCCTTGCCTGGAAATGGTTTATCATTTGAGTTATGGTATATCTGAAAAACTGTGGAATCGTTAAATAAATTATCTTCGGTTTCGAATTTTATTTCTTCGTGGTTAATTTTTGAATCATACATCGACTTCATCTCTTTAAACTCTGGTATTAGGTTATACGGACCGCTACTTTTCTCGAGGCACTTCATTACGATTAATTTTTTCAAGTCGTATGGTATCTCCTTAAATTGGAGAGCAAATTTTGATTTATATCCAATAAGATCATAGTGGTCACCTGAAAACTGCATAATAATATAATACGATGGTTCAAATTTTCCTATTTCGGTTAGTTGATCTCCATTCAGTTGTCCGCATGTGATAACGTTGTCTTTGTCGTCTGTGTCATACGATTCCTGTGATAGAATAATAATTTTTATATTGAGTTCTCGCTCAAGTGCCGAAATAGTTAGCGTATCTGCCCAGAATTTAGGTGTTGTTATGAAATGTTTGAATTCGTCGAGTGTTCCTATTTTTTCCATATATCCAAATTCATTCATCATTTCTTTTGTAGTATCCATTCCCTCCACAATAATTTTCATCGCATGGGCCTGTTCTTCGATGTGTTTCTCGAGTGAACCCTGTGCCTTTCTATCTCGCGTCATTTTATACTTAGCTTTGCTCGAAGAAATTTCGTCCTTTAGTTGTTTTAGTTCAACTGAATCTTCGGAATATGATTGTCTAAACATATTGTATTTTTCTTTATACATCATATACGTTTCTTCATCGATTGTTTCAGAAAATACATTTCGTAGTTTTTCGATGGTTGTTTTTTTCCCAATCGTCTCGAATGCGTCGCGTAAAACCTGAAAAAAACAATTTCCATCTGGTGTTGTCCTGGAAATAGTATAATTGTTATTTTTCATAAATTTCTCGATCCATGTGGTTGATAATTTTTCTTTGAAAACAGACTTCTCATTAGCAGCATCTTCGGTTGTCTCATCCGGGAGAGGGGGTGTTGGCTGATGTTGTATATTATCTACAAAGATGGACATATATTTGCTGCGACCGAGAATACTCATATAATTTCGTTTCTTACCTGTGTCTGTTTGTAATACATCTTGACCATCTCCCTCTTCTACTGATTCGTCGACATCTTCCTCTTCCTCTTCCTCTTCTTGGGCATCTTCACCATCATCTTCTACTGCGTCACCATCATCTTCCTCTCCCCCTTCGTCTTCTTGTGTGTCTTCATCTTTACCGTCGCCCTCACCATTATTTTCGTCAATATCATCTGTGTAACTTCCATATGCCTTTAGAGACTCTTGCACCGAAAATGAATATAGAAGTGGGTCCCTATTTATCATACCAATATCAACATTACCATCATCATCTCTGATACTTTGAAGTTCGTGTGAGTGTATTTCATATACACCAATTTGCCGAATGAACACTTCGCCATCTATTAAATACAGCGGGAAAAATATGATGTTTTTACTAGACTCTGTATGTCGTGGTTTACCAATAGCAACGGTGAGCTTCAATCGCATGCTTGGAAAAAAAACATCATATAAATTTGTCTCCATGTCAATATCATCATCATATAACTCCTTCAACTCTTTATATTGAACAGATGGGTGCAGTCGTGACAGTACCATATTTATATATAAATGGGATATTTTTATATTATTTTGATTCATTTGAATAAATAATATTATTAAACCATTGGTGGCTTGTAAACTCCAGATTTTTTTATAACATCTACCATATCCATGTGTCTAAACTTTAGTTTATTGCTCATACTCATAATATCCTTAACTGATAGGTTCTTGGTGGAAATGATATTACCATAAATTGTGTCCCATGAATGGTGTTTCATCAAATCTGGGCACATATTATCTATAAATATATAGACATTTTCCCCGATTTCCTCACATTTGGTGCTTTCGTTATTCCAGTTCACGCTATATAAAATATCTGCCTGAAGCGATGTAATTATACTGACTATATTGTCTAATGATACAATTCCATTTTTATATAGCTCTATGACAAACAAACTAAACACCCGTCGTTGTTGATTGATTTTGGAAATTTTACAAAAGTAGTTGTAATCTGTAATTGTCCCATCATTCTGATCGATCTTATTAAACATAGCAATATAATTTGAAAACTTCTTATCGAATATCATCTTCAAAGCGGGAAATTTATCCATCAAGTTAACATACATTTTCGCGTATGTCTTAACACCAACCTTATTTGTTGTAGCATAATCGAATATATGGTTACATACCTTATTGAATGGTTCATCATCATTATCTTCAGTAATATCAATAATCTGATTCATATATCCACTAATCTCATCAAACAGTTTATCATAATTGGATGACGTCAGCTTATTCAATCGCGACCGAATATCATTTTCCAACGTTATGACAGTTACGACGACTTCCTCGTCCCGGACATACGGTTTGAATGTGAATCTCGCTAATAACTCCGGGTCAATATCAGCTACCTTCTTTTTCACCCGCTTGTTAAAAGTTGGTGTTTTGATATACCCATGCGAACCCACCTGTTCTGCAATTTTGTTTATCATTGCAATTGTATCGGTCGGAAGTTCAAACACGAACCCATCATCCTTTATAGTTTGAACGTTTTCAACCGAATATCGTCTTATTTCAATAGACGTCATATTTATATTAGGTCATATTCTTTAAATCGATATATATTCAATTTTGTAAAGGATGTATTTCGTCCACTACACACTACACTTAGTTTGGGACTATGTAATGTAATGTAATGTAATAATATACAAGATTATAACACAATACTATAATAAGTTTAATAATTACATAACTTGTATAGTGGTAAATTATACAATTCGATGGTTGTTGAACAATTTAGACTCCCAATAGAAACCTTGGTATGTGTAAAGAAAATCGAGCCAAATATCGTAACTGATATAGAGCTATCTGAAAAAGATGGTGGAAAATCGATGTATAGACATTTGTTTCGATGTTCAAACAAACATGGTGTCGACATGATCGAGTCTTGGAACAAGGTATGGACAAACGACACTAAATACCTTAAAGATACGAAGCGTATGCTTAAAAAATATGATAACAACACAACAAGTATTGTATGTGAATCATGGGACAAACTTAAAGCGAACAATAGATTTAATGAAAAGTACTATTATATCGAGTGGGATTTTTTCAAATTTCTCAATAATCACGCACCTGTGCTACAGTTACTTAGTGTTTACCGCCTGCTAAGCCCGATATGTACCCTGGTGTTACCTATTATTATAATGCTTTCTTCGTGGTTTATCTTAAGATTGTCTGGTGTAAAGATGGACTTTTATACATTTGTTGGTTTTTTGAAAAAGTACATATCAACCCAAACAACGTTGGGGAAGATGTCACAGAATTTCTCGACCGCAAAGATGTCATCAAAATGTTATGCGGTTTTTAGTATTGTAATGTATTTCGTTCAGATATACAATAATGTAATGACCGTAGTTAACTTTAACAAAAATTTGAGTGAAATGCATCTCCACATACGTGACATAGGTAATTATATGAAAGAGACTGTGAAAAATATGAAGACATATTTAGCACTCACCACAAAATATTCTACGTATAAGACCTTCAACCGAGAGTTGGCTTCGGTTTGTGGTAATTTGGAAGATATGATCCATAAAATCGGCGATATTCCAATCACACATAAGTCGATGCGTGGATTTTACCACACAGGCTATGTTCAGAAGATGATATATTGTTTTTACAACGACGAAGATTTAAATCGGACTATGGATTATTCATTTGGTTTTAATGGATACATAGATAATCTCAACGGATTAAAATCTAATCTCATCCAAAAACGCATCGCATACTGTAAATTTAACACTTCCAAGAGTACCAGATTTACCGATGCTTATTATCCACCCCTTCTGGATGACAAAGATGTCCAGCCTAACAATATTGTTAAAAATTCATACAAGCTGGACAAAGAACTATTAGTTAGTGGACCCAACGCATCTGGCAAGACAACTTTGTTAAAGACGACACTATTCAATATAATATGCAGTCAACAAATGGGTGTGGGGTTCTATAGAAACGCCAATATTAAGGTATATTCCAATATGTTTTGTTATCTTAATATACCCGATACATCGGGTCGGGATAGCCTATTTCAAGCGGAAGCACGACGATGTATAGATATAATAAACAAAATAACAGAATCGCCAAAGGATCGTACATTTTGCATATTTGACGAGTTATATAGTGGAACGAACCACTATGAGGCTGTCTCGAGTGCTCATTCATTTCTCAACTATCTGGTAACAAAGTATGATTTCCATTTCATGATGTCTACACACTTTATTGATCTGTGTGTAAAGCTAGCTAAAAATAATGATAGTATTAGGAATATGAAGATGGACGTATCAAATTCTGGAGACGACTTCGTATATAGCTATAAAATCAAAAATGGTATATCGGATGTTAAAGGAGGGGTAAAGGTGTTGAAAGACCTCAATTATCCACTGGACATCATAAAAAACACACAGATATTTTTGGATACAGAATTTTAGCAGATTTCTTTTACGTTAGAACACACAATATAGTTTCTGCCTTGTTATTATTATGAACGTAATGGCAGTCATAGAGAACTTAACGAGTGTAACAGCATTATTATGTGCGGTATTTATGATAGTCATGTCGGCTATATACGCACGAAAGAGATTGAATGATATTGATGGAAAGATAGAGAGTATGTTTGATTTGGTTGAAACACTCACGAATGAGGTAAAACGGTTGAAGACAATTACACAAAATGGAGGTGATGGTGGATACAATATGTCACAGCACGACCAACTATTGCACGCAATTCCTGGTTTTTCACAACATTTTGAACATAGTGGAATGTGTGAAGATTATAATAATAACGTTGTTGAATATATTGATGCCGACGATGATGTCGAAGACGGTGCCGACGACCATACAGATGATGGTGAATCCGATGATGGTGAATCCGATGATGAATCCGATGATGATGAATCCGATGATGATGAATCCGATGATGATACCACACGTATCAACGAAAATAATATGAAGTCTGTTGATTATTCAATAAATTCTGGTGTCCATATAGACGAGATTGACGATAATAAAATAGAAGATTTCACCGTTTTAACCGATGATATTACACAACAGTCGATGATTTCTCATACCGAAACACTCACACGTTCCAATTCAATACAGTCATCGCAACAACCACAATCTCCCGATACAGTTACTTCGCCGAAATACCCAGTCAAGGTAATCGATTTGTCTGAGATGTGTGTAGAATCCGAGATCAATAGTGTTTCAAATGATACAGACTATAGTAAGATGACTGTAAAGGAATTGAGAGCCCATTTGGTTAAAATGGGGTATACAAAGGACGTAACTAAAATGAAGAGACCTGGTCTTATTTCAACAATCAAGGAAGAGATGATGTAGCTTTTTTTTTTCTATTCTAACTGTATATGAGTTGGGCTACAAATAACGAGAGACTTAACAATGTGTATTCAAATTCACTACCAAATATGTCTGATGGAAGACACTTTAAGCATGTTGCAATAGATCAGCGTATAATAAATGAACAAAATAGAAAATCACTTAATATACAATCAAATAACGATTACAGAAAATATTTGACAAAAAATGCGTCTTATATAATTGAAAAGAATTCGCATTACCATTACTCAAAGGTTGGAAATCCACCCATATTCAGCGACATCACCCCTCAAAATACCCCATACACATTTGATGGTGATGTCGGCGACGAACGACCAATTGGATACCAATCAAGTGACCTTAAGAACCATTACTTGTCTCGCGAAACGCTTAATGGTATTAGAACGCCATCTATTCATGTACCCAATAATGGGTTTGTGTCATCTTAATTTTGAATTATTTCTACAATAAATAAAATAGTATATAGAATTGACCACAATAGTATTCTATATACTCCAGATAAATGCGAATGCTTAGCATTGACGTTGGTATTAAAAACCTGGCTTGTGTGATTATTGAATTCGACCCAATAAATTTTACGCCATCGATAATAAGAAGTTGGGACGTATTAGATTTAACTGACCGGTCCATATGTGAAGCTGAGTTCTGTAATGACGTTGCTGTTTTATACGGTAATGATAATCGATGTCTATGTAAAAAACATGCTAAAGCCGATAATCGAGGACTCATTATACCAAAGCCCAGAGATAAGTTAAAGAATATCAAAAAGATGAAGTTTGTTGATCTTTGTGAGTACGCAATCGAACATAAAATAGATGTGGGTAAGGGTAGTAAAAAACCTAAGAAGGCAGATCTATATAAAACAGTTTCTGACATGGTAACGAGCAAATTTTTCACAGATATACACGGATTATCGGCAGACAAATGGGACCTAATTTCACTTGGTAGAATGTTGAAAACTAAACTGGACGCATTTTTAAAAAATGACGGAGTCGATATTGTCGTCGATATTGTATGTATTGAGAACCAGATAAGTCCGATTGCGAATAGGATGAAGACTATACAGGGTATGATAACACAATATTTCATCATGGTATCAGATTGCTCGATTGAATTTATATCATCGATAAATAAACTAAAAGAGTTGAATTTAGATACATCTTCATATAGCGAACGAAAGAAACACGGTATTAGTTTGTGTAGAAACAAGTTAAACGAACACAACAAAGACTGGTGTGATTTTTTTGAGAAGTCAAAGAAAAAAGATGATCTGAGTGACTGTTATCTACAGGGACTTTTTTGTATTAAACGAATGCGACTTCCAAAATCCGACGTTGTTGAGGAGTGAGGAGTGAGGAATTGGTATATATATATATATATATTACGTTATACTTGAGGATATATCATATATTATTATCATATGGCTGAGGTAATTGACATATCTTCGGGTTTTAATGATAACAGTGTTAGTCTGGATGGTCTATCGTCATCTAATTTTGGACCAGGTATAGAGCTCTTGATGAATGGTAAAAACGTATCAACCAAGGGTAGCGGAGATAAGTCTGGAATATATTTAGATGATCTAACAGACCTGGAAGCCGAGTTGAACGACGCGATTGACACAAATGACACAAACATACATAGCCTGGATATAAATGATTTATCAAAAGTTGACAATATTCGAATTGAAAAAGAAAATTTCTCATATGGTAATGGCAATAATATAGAACCACTTAATGTAAAGTTTGATACAGGAGATTTACCCAATATTGGGGTGGAGACTTTGAACAGCGGTGGAGATAATAACACGTGGGACGGTTATGGAAAGTTCAACGAGATTCCAGTGGACCCGTCTGCTCGCTCACCAGGTTCGTCTCGAACCGCAAATATGTCGAAAGAGGAAGCTCTAAGGGAAAAATTTGGCTATCTTAAGAAACTCGAGGGACTTGAGCGGAAGGGTGCCGAACTGACTAAAAAGTATTCTATGGAATCATCGTTGCAGGAAATGATGGGAGAATACGAGATGATTGTAGCCGAGAAGGAGAGAGAGAATTCAGTTAAATTTCAAGGGAACATGCTGTCGGCAGCAATCAACGGGCTTGAATTTTTAAATAATCGGTTCGACCCATTCGATGTCAAACTTGAGGGATGGGGGGAACAGTTTGGTGAAAATATTAACGACTATGATGATATTTTCGGGGAGCTGCACGAAAAGTACAAATCAAAAGCCAAAATGTCCCCTGAACTGAAGCTATTGTTCCAGTTGGCTGGAGGCGCCATGATGGTTCATATGACAAACACTATGTTTAAGAGTTCTATGCCAAATATGGACGATATTATGCGACAGAATCCCGAATTGATGCAACAGTTTAATCAGGCTGCGTCGGACTCTCTTGGAAAAACGAATCCCGGGTTATCTGGTTTCATGAACAATATGATGAGTTCAAGTGACAACACACCCGTCAATACAGGACCCCCTCCTGCCCCGATGAACACACAGGGAAACATGTCTATGCCCCCACCGAATAGACCCGGATTCATAGAGAAGCGTGTGTTTGCTTCAAATAGACCCGATATGAATGCTTCAAGGGGTGAAAACTTGGAAGAAACGTTTGAGGAAATAAATAAACCGATGCGGTCATCTGTAAATCGTCCTGAGATGAAGTCACCATCATCGGCGGCAACAGATGTTGAAAATATTTTATCAAGTCTAAAGACCAAGAATATTGAAATTGAACAAAAGGATGATGCGGGTAGCACGGTGAGTATCAGTGAACTAAAAGAGATGTCGATGATGGATGGTAAGGGTCCATCAAGATCAAAGAGAAGGAAGGGTTCCGAAAAGAACGTGATCAGTCTGGACATCTAGATGGATATGATCATGATCATGATCATGATTATGATTATGATTATGATTATGATTAACTCTCGAAATGATATACACTATCGATTTATCTTCCTACTTTCTTCGTCTCGTTGTTTTTCTTCGTCTCGTTGTTTTTCTCGTTGTTTTTCTTCGTCTCGTTGTTTTTCCTTTCATCCTACCACCGACACGACCCCGATACCGGTTAAAGCTTTGGGTGAAACGCGTTCTATAAGGTCTTTCTTGATTATTGAGTATAGTACTGCGTGAAATTATATCGATCGTTTTATCACCTTGTTTTTTACCTTGAAAACATATATTCTTAGTAAAATCAAATATCCGATCACCTAACCCTTTACCTGTTAATCTTACTACGTCAATATATACATTCACATTTATCCGTTCAATTTCATTAGTGTCATCGGTCATGGCATCTTCATCGGTAACAATTTTGAACGATGTATTTGAAATTCTATAGCCGTTGTTATCACCTCTAATACCGGTGGATACCGGATTTTTATTGAATATTTTATCGATAATAAACTTGATATTTTCATTTAGTATGTCGCTGTATATAGAGTCCGTTCCCTCCGCATCGTCGTTGGCTATATATACTGGATTCTTCGTAAATGGATTGTTGCTGGTTCTGTTGCGGGCAAGTTCACCCTCCACAGCTATTTGCATAACTGACGGGTCTAACATGTCACTCAGCTCGATTGACAAGTTTGATAAATATGTATTTCTCAAAATATAAAACGTTTGATTTAACCCGAATCCATCGAACTCCTTCTGGATTTTAAAGGGTTGGATTTTCATTTTGTCATTTTTTAGTTGGCTTATATAAACATTCAATATTTGCACCTTTTGTAAATTGGTTTTTGTGATAGCTTCTCCTCTTACCGACGACATAATATAATACAATATATTAATGAATGCTTTAATTTCAATATGATATAATATGTATATTGAAATTACTAATTACTTTGTATTTCACATGATTATTGATTTTTTGAAGACGAAAACCTTTTTGTAAATGTTTCAACATTTGTCTGGTGCTTCATTTTCTTTGCCTTCTCTAGTATCTTTATTGACTGGGCGATTTCATCGTCGCTCAATATACCGTCTCCATCGGTATCAACCAGACTGTGTAATTTTTTATATGATTCGGGCATAACACAAAATTTACTGTGTTCGTTGGTTAGAAAATCCGCAAGAATAACAAATACGGCAGTTAAACCAAGTGACATGAATATATCACGTGTCCCCATCCACGCCACAGCAAATATCAGTAACTGGCGGCTAAGTATGTATTTCAAATATGTCTCCTGTGACCTACTTAAATTAAGAGCAACAAATTTAGACCCTATATTCAAAAATATCATAATAATACCAGCAAAGAACTTACTACTATTAAGACGATTAATTGAAGAGTATATATTTTTCATAAAGTCTCCCATGTTATAGTATAATGTTCGATAATATTTATTAATTATCATATAAATTAGATGAATCAAGAGAACTGGGTATAGTTTGAAAGTTGCTTGTCTGTATAGGAGGTTCGATTGCTATCATATTTATTATGTCTGTGTCGGTAACACGTGGATATTTTTCGATACTGTTGGATGACCGTGGATTTGACGAACGCATCTGTTCTGACAGCTCGATTACACCGCAACTGGTGGGTTTCATTCGGTTTATTTTTTCACGCATGGCGGAAACATCATCCATCGATTTTTGGTCGACGACATTTAATTTTGTTGGCTCATATATGGAACCAATCATATTTTCATGATAAGCATATGTGAATTTTTCGTTGACAATAAAAAACAGAATTGCTATAAACAGTCCATACATAGTATTCTCGTGAGCATATAGGATGATAAGAATTGTGAAAAATATTTTCCCTAAAACACTTTCGTTTATTTTCAGCAGTACGTCACCTGAAAACATGAATAATATCAAAATAAGAATGGACAGTGTTATTAGTAAATATTGTTTCATGTTCTTTATGTTCATGTTCATATTAATTATGAATATAATATTTTATTTGTGTATTTCTAAATAAATGGGAAGACTATAAAAATAGTTTTCTTTTTAGATATATATATATCCACTATGTCATTCGCCTTAACTGCCGCTGAATATAATGAAGATCCACATAAAGATGAACATATAAACAACCAACGAAAGACATTTCGGCGCCGAATTGGAACGGCAAATAAAAACAATCATAAAAAGCCATCTTCCAAAGTTATTGAAACGCTGAATGCGATTCATTCAAATCTGGAAGATGTTGAATCAGAAGAGAAGGACCTCATGAATTTCACTCCGTTGGAACCACCAGAATCATCTGGGGGTGAAAAAACAAAGGCAAGGTCTTCAACGGAGTTTAGAGAAAACAATCAAGATGGTTTTGAACAAATGTTTACCGAATCACCAAATGAAACAGACCAACCCGACGAGAGTGGCTACGCAACCCAATACTATAATAATTATGTTCCAGAGACTCATTTAAATTACAAACCCGAAGTAATGAATCCTAATACATCGGTCGGTGATGACATCGACACAAAATTGAACTATTTAATAGAACTTATTGAACAACAGAAGGGTGAAAGAACCGAACATGTTACAGAAGAAATATTGTTATATGGACTTGTTGGAGTATTTTGTATATATGTGGTAGATTCCTTTATAACAATTGGGAAATATAAGAGATAGGTATGTTACTATTGTTACCAGTACACTCCATCGAAACTGAATAATATTCATTAAATCAATATTAATAGGTCATGAGGTAATACCGATGCGGTAATATAATTATAAAAATAGTATGACACGACATACGTGTGCATACACATCTTCGAACGTAATATTCTTTTTACTACGATACTATTGTCGCTGACCCCATCAATAACCAAATATCTATATCTATTCTTTTTATAACACATATATGACGCTGTGTGAAAACCGCGAATAAAAAGTTCGGTTGCGCAATATTTTATGGTACTTATACATTCAAATATGTCATCACCTTTATAGCATGAGCATGTTCGTTTAAATATATACATACCAAGAACTTTATCCATCACTTTTAGACAATATACATGTATATTTCCACTTTTTATGAGTTTCATAAGTGTGAATGGATCAAAATAGATTTTATGTTGGAATTTACTCGACATAACGGTATCTATAAGAATATCGCTTGATAAATCGCTGATTTCTAACATCTTTTCCTGTCCAAGCTTATATGGTGGATTCCACGTAAACATATCAAACACGTGACTTTTGCACTGACAGAATGGTATTATACCAAAGGAATGATTATCCTCGTTTTTAAATAGGTATATTTGTCCGGTTCCCTCTTTTTTTTCAAGTAGATACCTATGAGTTTGTATTATTTTCGGCACTTGATAACTGGTTCTATATAATGGGTGGACACATAACAGGTCGACAAGTTGAACAGAAACGTTTTTTTTCGATATAGAAATATTTACAGGGCGGGTGGTCATAGTTCCAATATCGATTTCATTTGTTTCCACCATAGCGCTCGTAGGTCCATAAGATATTTGTTTATAACGAAGGAATGATATATGAGCGTTATGTTTCACAGCCGAATGATAGTCTGATATATCACCAGATGATGGGACAAACAATAGGTCGGTTGAGTTCTTGTAATGGCTTTTTAGAAAGTTTGAAAGGCGACCAACCGTTTCCATTTTTTCAAATGTGTGAAATTGGATGCTGTTTAAATCAACATATCTATCCTTCTCGACGGGTTCGCGATTTAGAATACCTGGTTTATAAAACATGTACCTCAGCTTGTGTCGGTGATAAACGGGTTGTTTGCTCCAATACGGGTGTCGTATACGAAGAAATATTAAAAAAAAAACATAAATTGTAAGAATGAACAATATACCATATAAATATAACATATGGTATATTATTATTATTTATTCACCCCCCCGGTGTAAATCTTCAAACGTGTATACGTATTCGTTAATCAGTGTGGCTTTTTAAGAACATATAAGAAATTATATTCATATGAACACGGTGTCATATCGTATTTACTTTTTGCAATAAACCCGACCTGTTTGGCAATTGATATAATAGATGATTGATCATCCATGTAGAGAGTATGAACATTTTTTCGGAATGGAATCTTCTTCTTCTTTGATGAAAAAACCTCAACGAACTTCGCGGTTCCGTCCTTTTCGTCGCTATCAATAAATTCAGATAAGTAATTGTATTTTTTAAAAATAATCTCGGTTGTTGTGATCCGCTTAGGCGCATGTTTCTGGGCACTTACAAACTGAAGTGGATTTCCTGGAGGTAGGATTGGGTCGAACATATGCCGGTTAACAAGATGAATTATCATATGACCACCTGGTTTAAGCCAATCATAACAATTTTTCAAGAATATACGCTTGTCCTTAATATAATAAACCGTGAAGTACAAACACGTAATATGTGAAAACTCTTCGGTATCAAATGTGATGCTTTTTGTTACATCTCCATTTTTAAATGTGCAATTTGGATACTTATTCTTTGACTTTTCATACATCGCGGAGGACTTGTCGATTCCAATCACGTGACATCCGTGTTTCACAAGCGAATTGACCGTCTCACCTGTACCGGACCCAATATCAAGAATGTTGCTATCGGGTCCGGCACCAGTTTTTGATATAATATGGTCTTGTTCAAATTTATGTTTTGATGGATCATTACATAGTTCATCATATATATCACTATAGAATGGGTCGTATATTTCATCAACCGTTTTTTTAAGTTCGAACTTCTCACTCGGTTCTTCAAACCCTTCAATTCGCTCATTATACATTACACCATGTTTATATACAGAAACCAAAATGAATAATACTATTATAAAAATCATAATTTTGCGAATAGAAAATATTTTTTTCAATACTTTCATTACTTCCAACATATCCCTATATATGTAGTATTGTTATTTTTTTTATGTCCATCTGGTTCAATGGAACATGAGATAAATGATGTGAGGACAGAAAAAGATCTTAGAATAGTATCATTTTCTGGATATAAACGGACGGATGTAGTAAAACAATTATATGAATCATTATTGACATCTAAATTAGAAGAATCGTGTTACTGGAGTGCCGAGTTGGTTTGTGGTGGGAACTATATGGATCTATGGAATACAATTATATTATGTATGTCTAAAAATATTCACTTTGGTAATCCCAAGTTACCAAGCTATATAGAGATGAGAATGAATTCATTTAAGGAAGTTATGCAAACTGGATTTGTTGGTCAGGAATTAAGGTTAAGAAATAATGATAAAATAAGAACTATATTCTGTGAAGTAATGATAGTGTTGTGCCTATCAAAGAAGAAGCATAGCGTTGAACTCATCAAGTTAAATAAGATAGAAACGTTTGACCTAACCAAGATGAATCATCGTTTTAAAGCGGACAAAACGACATTTGCAAATACCATATTTAGAAAAGAAGACCCAAAAGAGTTGTTTGTTGCGATAAACGAAATTATGTATCACTTGTCTCCTTGCTCTGAAAATATAAGTGACGTATGTTGGTGGATCGAGTGGGTTCTAGCATATGACCAGGTTTGTGTTAATAATAAAACGAAATGTTTATGTGACCGTAGAGAATATTCGAACGTCCCGTCTGTGAACCAGAAGGAAATAATATGGATGCTATGGGAAGGTATATTGTTTACAAGTGGTTCAAAGTCTACGTTTGTAAAAAAAATGATAGACAGTTTGTTTCAGTTATTCACCCTGAGATACACGCCCGGACTTGTAAGAAAAAGACGCCATATATTGTATTTTGCGGTATCTATTTTATTTGAACATATTGATTCAAAAATTCCTCTTATATGTGATAATAGTTTAATAGGTTCGGTAATGTCAAAAATAAATAATATATACAAGCAAATAAAAAAAAGCGAACAATCTCCCAAGACAGACTATCTGTTTACAAATGTTAAGGAGTCCAATTTGGAAAAATCAATAAAGAAGTTGGAGATAATGAACAATCTTTTTAATTAGTCGAAATTTTTATCATTATAATAGTATAATATATGAATGGTTCTGGGATTAAAAATAGAACGAAACGCAATTTAAACGGGGTACGTAACAAAAAAAAGAATACTCGTAAGCGCAATAAAACGATTATAAAAAAGAAACTCGGTGAAAATAAACCCAAAACAGATGCGATTCGAATGATGGTGCGTATGTTTATGGAGATGCTTGTCGTTGTGAAACTATATCACTGGAAAACGATGGACCTAAGCATACACCTTGCGTCCGACGATTTATATAAATCGTTAAATAATCACATAGACAGATTTGTCGAACTTCTAATCGGAAAAACAGGACATAGTATAAATAATGTATGTATTAGTTGCTTTTCGTTGGACACAAAACACCATTTCATAGAAGCAATAAATGGATATATTCAATACTTAAGGGGACTCAATCGAGTTCTTGATTCACATAAAGATAGTGAGCTTATTACAATACGTGATGAAATGATTGGTGATTTTATACAGTTAATATATTTGATTCGATTAAAATAAATATGTCGCTATATTATTAATGGATAATACAGCAACGTCGCGATTTATGAACATGGCAAATATTTCGGAAAGTACAAATTATCAATCACCGTCGTCGTCAAACGACGTTGGTGTAACCGGTATAATTATGAGAGTGCTTGCGGTTATTTTCATACTTATGTTGCTCGGAATAAACATTTTCTACTATCTTGGGGACGCGGTTGATTTCACAAGTGACATTATGGACCCCATATATAAATTTATTGGTTACGAGACATCTGGTGTAGTAAAACAAACTGTATCAACCTCAGCCAAGGGCGCAAATCGCGCGATAGATGTTACTGCTAATACAACTAAGGGTGTTATAAACGTTACCGAGGATGTGGTCGACAATACGTTTCCATCGGGCAACTCTACTATGTCTAAATCAAATAGCAACCGAGAAAATAAAGTAATAACCAACGTTTCTGAGACAAAGCTGAATACACGACCGACAATATCACAGGATAATGTAAGGGCATCAAACGAAGATGATGACCCTCTGGTTATCAATAGTGTCGCATCAAAGGGTGGTAGTTCTCTTGGGTTCTGTTACATAGGTGAGGATCGAGGTAACCGAAGTTGTGTAGAGGTTGATGAAAGCGCGCTATGCATGTCGGGTGAAATTTTCCCATCAAGAAACATATGTATAAATCCAAATTTAAGAGAATAGATACTATGATAAATGATAAATAAAAAATGATAAATAAAAAATGATAAATACTATGTATAATAACTTTGGATTATAGATAGTGAATTGTGAATAACATTTCAAATTGTTTACGTCTTTCCGGTTGCGGACCATACATCACCTCAACCACTTTGATTCATTTTACGACCGATCCCAGATGCTTCGGGAACCCTCCCTACAGTAGATATACTACTTGAGCAAATACGTCGCGAACTACTGCCAGTTGTTCGTGATGCCATTGCATAACTAGCGGTAGACGTCTTGGTCACACTATTTGGTTGGCTGGTTACAAATGCTTTTTTGTTTTGGGCGATTTCATCCACGGTGGTGGTCGAACTGCTGGACACCGATGTATTAAAACACCTCATAAATCGTCCGGGAGACAGTGTTGTCGCGGGAACACACTCGCCCAGTAACACCGGGTCGGGTTCGGGTTCGGGCTGACTACTCATAATAGTCCGTAATATAATTAAATAGGTAACATATTTAACTTGTGGAGTCCGGGGCAATATTATCGCTGTTTCCTAAAAACCAATCCAGAGAAAGGTAATCGAATTCTTTATTCATGAGATTCGAGTTTTTGGTCATTCTCAAGTCGGGTCCAAGGCGGAGAATATTATATATCTGTCGTGTTCCTATTGCTTCGTTGAAATATGTAAGATTACTTATATTTCCTTTAAATCCACGCCCAACAAAGATGTTACCGTAGTTTTGTTTGGGAACACCTGTCAGTATGTGGCGTTTGGCAATATTTCCGTTAATGTAAACATCGAGATTTCTCCCTTTTACAACAAGGACCAGATGAACCCAATTTTTAAGTGGGATATTACTTATATCAACCTTTTCAACAATATGATTTGTTTGATATGCGTTTGTTTCATCGGGGTAAGTATTCATTACAACAACAACTCCTGCTTGGTCATACTCATCGGTATTATTACTATTACCCGTGTTGGAGTTCGATACTCTTTTCAAATAAACACCTGGTCCGTTATTGGGGAAGTTCAACCCCTGGTTTATTACCTCATCACCTAAATTATATTCAGAAGATGTGATATTACTCTCCCCCTTGTGAAATACGTGCGCGTATTCACCGTTATTATCGGTGTTTACGTCGCTGACATACATCCATACAGAATATGTAAATTCAATACCACCACGTTCATCGTTTGACCTGTATATAGGTATAGCGCCATTACTTCTCGGGTCCTGTTTAATTTCAACTTCTTCTTGTGCGTCCACCATACCTCGAATGAGGCGCACATCCGTTTTTGGGTAGAAAATATACTGAATAAGATTTATTCCTATTTGCATAACAATCATAAATATAACCACAACCAGGATAATAAATGCGAAATTACTTATCGCGCTATTCGATTCCATGAATTCGTTCGTTCCGGATAAGAACCCGTCACTTGTGGGTACTGGAACTTCGGGCTGATCATAATAATTCATCGTACTTGTATTCATACTTATATATATACATATAAAAATGAATTTACCAAACATACATTTGAAAACTAAATAGTTACACTTGTGGTCTCTATGTTATTCTCAAGTAGCGACATTTTTATTCCGTATTTACTCATAAAACTCGCTAAACCAAGCCCACTTGTATATCCATCACTATATGTGTACCACGCCTTTTGTGGGTCCATAGGTGTATTCCAGAATTTAAATTTAGAAGTTTGTCCAGAGAATGTATTACCAGATGGAGTTATAATTGAATTACTATCTCCATTAATTTGAACAACGTTGTCCATAATGCATGTTTTTACAAGTTTCCCATTCATATATACGTCAAGTGTAGTGCCGTTGAAACTAATAATAATATTTACCCATTTTTGAATAGGAATATTTCGAACTGTACACGTGTGAGTTTTTGGTTGGACAGCGACTCCTTCCTTAGTGGTAGATGGACGCAACATATTAAATATGTTGAACCCTTCAACTGATGTGTTATTTTGGAACATATTTGTAAATCCTGTAACCTCCTCGTTTGGTGGCGGAACGACAGGAGTAGCATCCGCGCACGTATCCCATACGGTGTCATTCTTACCACACGAAGGTGGTGTATTCTTACACAAATTACAATTTCCGTTGGGTTCCGCAACATGGTTATTGTCTGTATAATACGTTATAAGTTCATCATTATCGTCTTCGCACTGATGACCAATCGTGTAAGTGGTTCCGGATCCGTTGTTTGACCCACACACGTCGGCTCCAACGAGGCTATTAATATTCGAATTTCCATCACCATCACCATCGCCATCACCACCACCACCACCACCACCAGGAGCATGCGTAGCTTCGACGATAAGATCATTTGTATGTTGTCCCAATTTTAATGTAATACCGCGTCCATTTGCGTCCCGTCTGGAAAATACTATTTTATCTTTACCGTAATTAGACGACCAATCGTCAACATAAAACCAAATAGAATAACTACTGTTCACATGTGTTCCACTCAACATGCTTGAAGCATCGACAGTAATCTGCTTATCAGAACCACTCAATTCAGTAAGCCCCGTTGATGTAATAAATGTAGAAACAACATAGTAGAGAACCATCATAACAATAACGACTATGAATATATTTCTTGCGTCCATTAATAATATATTATACGAACATATTATTTTATTAATTTACTAAACAATCACCGAATCACATGATTGTCGTTCGTCCTTGTCCTTTTTAGTCTCATATATGTTTTGTATGGAAGTATTCGATATTTCATGACCGAAGTAAGTTACATCAGTTATCTCACCCTGAACCCCCTGGTTGTCACCGATTCTCAATACTTCATCACCATCATAATCTCCAGGCAACACACCCTTTGTGGAACATACCAATTTAGAATTAATAAATATGTCGAGTATTCCTCCTGTAAAATTAAATACGATATGATTCCATTTTTGAAGAGGTATATCTGAAGTGCTATATAGTTCAGTAGTTGTCTGTCCGGTTCCATCTTTATCCCATATATCACAGCTGACGCGAAGAACATGTGTCTTATCGTTGTATTCAACTCGTGGTTTATTCGCATAATTTATAATTGTTTTAAATCGATTGGAACCACGTGAATCCATTAAATAAATCCATGAAGAAATAGCGTAATTATATGATACTTTATTATTTTCACTTGTTACTGGTCGAAGTTGAAATGATGTATCTCCAACACTCATCGATACTTCCGAGTCGAGATATAATCGTTCCGTTACAATTTCATGTCCATCGTGAAGAATCAGTTTATTATATATACTTCTAAAATTTGGCGCACCAAAGTATACTATAAACGCTATTATCTGAATTCCCAATACTATGAAAGTCACGCGTGGTGTTATTTTGTACTCGGTGTATATATACTCAAAAAAATCTACGAGATGACACGATAGATAAATAACAAACATTTTTAACTTGACAAACAACCAATTATCCTTAAGAATTTTTTTTAAATATATTGCGGATACTACAAGTGTTCCCACAAATATAAACATTGCCGTAAAAAATGTAAAAGTCGTATACGATGGTCCATCATCCCCTTGTTCTCCTGTATAAAAAATGTACATCATCGTGAATATGGCAAATAACATTATAGTAATAATCTTGTATGGGAAACTATTATCACTATCGTGAGTATACATCGAATATACGCGGTCTGCTTCATTAATTAATGTTCCATTATATTTTCCGGGGATATTCGTCTTTCTAAAATAACTGGATGAACCGATGGTAACCAGAAAAAAAATGACCGCCATACCGAATAGCCACCAGAATACGGATGAAATAGTCTTGGTATAGTCAGCGAACATGTCGCGAAATCCCGAAAATCCGTTAAATAAAATAACGAATGATAAAATAAATGAGGTGATAAAAGAAAGCACCGAAAATAAAATAAATTTTTGGGGGTACGATTTAATATGTTCCATAATTTTTTCAAGTTGATTTGGGATTTGTTTTACCAGTTCTGTAACAGATTCAAACATATAGTATATATTATATATAATATATGATTTTAAATCTCCAGAGGTGTAATATAGCGTTGTGTTATACAATAATAAATCTTCGATGATGTAATTGTAATTGTATGTGTACCTTACAGCCGCTCTTTTGCCGTTTTTTCTCCATGACATTCACGACATAGTGCCACTAAATTCTCTACGTTATTTGACCCACCGTGTTCAAGTTTGATTGTATGATCAACTTCAAACCACGCGTTCAGTTGGTTATTACACTTATTACATGTCCAGTTTTGTTGTGAAGCGACCCACTTCTTTTTGGTTTCACTAACTGACCTCTTGGTCGACCCACTTTGTCGAGAGTTACCCCCATTCTGACGACCAGATTTCATTACACGATTTTCGTTGCCGGTTATTCCATACGTATCAAAATTATCGTTGTACTTTGTTGTCATATCGATAAGTGGATTTAGAAGACCCATCGCTTCTCGGTCGAACGGCATATATTTTATAAGCCCGTTGGCTTGCTTAAGTAGCTCTTTGCTCTGCGACGGTTTCTTCTTGAATAGTAGATATAAACACAATCCAACGAAACCATAGAACCCCATCTCAAAATATTTTTTATTCGACTTAAAATACACAAGAACCTTACCGTCATGGTAGGTGTTGTATATTAGAAATATTGTGAAGAGGACAATAATTATTTCAACTTTCATACGATATTATATAGTATATTTATATTTATATAATAACGACCTTTTTACACTATTGGTAATTTTTTACGGGTTTTATGTTTTAATAATATACGCTTATTTACATTATTAGATAAATAAGGTAATATCATTTTTTTTTCGGTTTTAGATAAATAAGAACCCCTTAAACCACTAAGACGTTCAGCTATTTGTTTTTTTGAACCACTTTGCGTAACTCCATATTTTTTTGCTAATTTAATTAAAATTGCTACACTACTTTTATTTTTAAGAGTTTTACTTTTAACCATTACTAATATATAAATATAAAAAATATAAAAAATAACTTGGTATTTAGGCTATATACCAAGTTATTTTTTATTTTACAAAATGTTGATTGATAAACGCACCTAATCCAATAATTATATCTAACAAAATGATGTTCGTTGCAACATCTTTATTTTTTCACGACACCGCGTTTTTTTCTACTTTTCGGAGGCAGAACGGACCCTGTTTTTTTCCCAGAAGATGCTTTCCGTTTCTGTGTTTTATTTTTATGTGCACGTTTCATTATCTTCTCTACGTGTTTGCGATTTGCTGTTAATAACGCGTTAAATGAGATATTTTTGGTTGGTCTCATGAATTTCGTATCGGGTGTACGTGGGAGAATGGATTCGAATCTAAATTTATTTCCGTTAATTACAGTATTAAGTCCTTTTAAATCCGATACAAGTTTGCTGAGATTAATCGGCTTATGACCATTATCCATAAGATGTGTTAATATAACTCTTCGCAAATTCATGTAAAATACCGGGTTTACAACGTTCATAGTATCGGGATTTGTAAAAAACGCAAAGTAGATGGTAACAAATCCCCATACGTCGGCGTTGGGTAAGAAAACATTAAAGAAATATTTCTTCAAATCAAATCCGTATTCGGGGTGTTTCCAGTTATATACAACCTGCGTAAGATATCCAACTACTTCGTCTTTAAAATCGTATCCGTATTCTTTAAATATGATGTCGTTGTATATTGGTTCCAAGTAATCATAGTGTCCTGTCCCGATACTTTCTTCGATGCGTCTAAATTCATCTCGCATGAATGATTCAAGTAATTCATAGGTATATTTTTTCTTATTAAATTGGTAAAAATCAGCAATGCGACCAAGTGTATCGGGGTTGAAAAGTATATTCGAAAATGGAAGATTTGACTGCATCGGTCTATTAGAAATAACCGATGGAATATATTCTTTCGAATCGACCATTCCAGATAGACCCCAATCGGTGAGACGAGTTGTAAAGTCTTTATCAACTAATACATTTGTATCTTTAACGTCAAAGTGATATACTTTATAGTAGTTCATCGGGATAATTCCATATTTTAACAATCTAATCAGTGAATTATTGATTCGTAAAAAATCATCACTTGTATTGAGATGACGACAAGTTATATCTACATCATTTCCACCGTCTGGTAATGTGATTGATAATAGTTTATCAAGATGTGTATTTATGGTCGCGCCAGTTATTTTCGCCTTAGTTTTCAGGTGTTCGCATTTCGTATTAAATCCAACCAGATCAATTTTCTTGTCAAGTGGGGCTAATTTACACATATTGTCTGGAAACATAAATAGAGATTTATAGTTGGGTATTTTTGATAACACTTTTAAAAATTTCGTTACTTCTGTGTATTCGGACTTGGCCTTCTCAGCGACCATGAGTTTGCTAACACCGTCAGGTCGAGTATTTACATTTAAACACTTGAGTGCTGGTCTAAATACACAACCATACCCCCCCTCAGCAAACGCTTTACCGCCATTTTTTCCTGTTTTCATACTAATATATGTCTATATATTTAAAATTTCCACGTAAATACATTCCCAATTCGATGCGTATATTATCCTATATAGGGGTGGGGTATATTTTTTACGAATATACGAAAAAACACAATACGATAATGATGGCTACTACATATATCCATATATGGAATTTCGAAAAAAATGACCATTCACTTTTTTGTTGATGAACGGTTTTGTAGTTGCTATAATATTTATCCATAGATTCTTTAAATGATGGTTGTGGTTTTCCAAGGTCTTTATTTATTCTATTTTCTATAAAATGAACCCATCTTAGTAGAGAGTCTCTGGAATCGAGATATGGTGTACACGGGTAATTTGTAAGTGTTTTGCTGAATTCATCAGAAATCTCACGATGTGGTAAGAACAGCGGTAGATTTTGAATAAATCCATAGTACTTCTTTTTCGCAACGTTGTTTGGGGTTATTGGATAGGTGACACATATCGAATATAGCACGAACCAATAATGAGGTCCCCATACCTTTGGGTCAAGATTCATATAATAATCAATATAAAAACAAATCAACAATTAAATTAATAGTATAATGAAATCAACTCTATTTTGCAATAATTGTGGAAAATCGGGTCACCTTATTTCAGATTGTAAAATGCCCATAACAAGTATCGGTATAATTTTATTCCGTAAAAACATGGGTGTAATAGAGTATCTTATGGTATGTAGGAAAGACAGTTTTGGTTTTTCCGATTTTGTTAAATGCAAGTTTCCAATCATGGATGAGGACTATATATTAACATTAATAAATGAGATGACAATATCCGAAAAAGATCGGTTGATGACTTCATGTAGTAATATTGAATGTGACCGTTTATGTGACAATTTTATTTTTTCTGGATTGGACAAAAAAATTGTCCACGTTGATACCCAACTCAAGAAAAGTGGTTGTTCTACCAACATTTGTGATATTATAAAGAAAAGTTCCACTAAATGGGATGAACCCGAATGGGGGTTTCCAAAAGGAAGACGGAACAATTCAGAGAAGGACCTCGATTGTGCGATTCGTGAATTTGAAGAAGAAACCGGATACAAACGGGGATCAATAAGGTTGATTGAGAATATAATCCCATACGAAGAGATATTCGTCGGGTCTAATTATAAAAACTACAAGCATAAATATTATATCGCACACATGAATGATATTGATGACACGAGTAAATATCAGCGGTCAGAGATTTCTGATATGAAATGGAAAACATATAATGAATGTGCGCGTACGATACGGTGTTATAATTTAGAGAAGCTTCGTATTTTAAATAATATTAATAATGTATTAAATTCATATAGAATATATGGCTAGTATATATTGAAATGATGGACGAACCCAGCGATTCGGGTAATTCAACAAAGATTGAATACACTATCAGTGAAAACCAGTTGAAATTGAACGAACAATATGAAAACGACGATGGGGCAATAAATCGTCACGTTGAACACGATGTTAGAGAAAATGAAATAGACGAATCAACAACAGACAATTTATTGTACCCACATATGACAGATCCCAACTTTAGTATGAAAATAGCTAACAAAAAGGAGTTTTCGAAAACGGGGTATCCATACTATAAAACAAGTAGTGAAGAGGAATTTAAAGCTAAATGTGACACGTTGATGGAGAGTAAAATGATGTTCTCGCCACACCAGATGTTTGTTAGGAACTTTCTATCATCTTCAACGCCATATAACAGTCTACTTCTTTTTCATGGACTTGGTTCGGGTAAAACTCTTACATCGATCGGTGTTGCCGAACAATATCGACAGGATATGAGAAATACGAGTGGATTCAAGCCTATACTTGTTGTTGCTTCCCCTAACGTACAGAGCAATTTCGAACTACAATTATTTGATGAAAATAAACTAATGTTCGTTGACGGAGATGGAATATGGACGTATGATGGGATTACAAATAATTCATTTTTAAAACAATTGAACCCTATGGGAATCAACGGACTATATAAGAAGTCCGATAAGAAACGATTAATATTCCAAATAAAGGCGATAATAAGTAAATCTTACAAATTTATGGGATACAGGAAATTTGCTGGATATATCGAGAAAATAGAAGCTGTCAGCATGGTGCGCGGACGAGTTAAAGTGTCACTATTTAAAAAGCAACTGGAAACTATATTTAACGATAGAATGGTCATCATAGATGAAATTCACAATATAAAAAAGGTCGATGGGTTAGGAGATTCGGGAAAAAGAATATCAAGAAGCATGATAAACATAATAAAGCATAGCGATAACATGCGGTTATTATTACTAAGCGCCACACCGATGTATAACGACTATAAAGAAATAATCTGGTTACTAAACATTATGAATTTGAATGACGGACGAGATGAGATTTATATAAAGGATGTTTTTGATAGAAACGGGAATTTCAACCCTAATGGACAAGATATACTTACACAGAAATCTCGTGGATACATATCGTTTGTAAGAGGTGAAAACCCATACACATTTCCATATAGAATATTCCCAAACTTACACACTCCAAGTAATTCCATCATAAATACAACTTATCCTACCAAACAAATGAACGGGGCACCCCTTTACGGACGAGTAGACACAATCGACCTATATGTTACAAAAATGGGCGAATACCAAAAAGATGGATATAAACGGGTAAAGGATTTAAACATGGAAAAAATAAATACGGTCGACCGAGACATAACCGATATTGACGCAAGATACAATTATACTGTTATGCAGCCGTTGATAGAGTGCCTAAATTTCGTTTTTCCCAACCCATATGATGATGATGATAGTATGCGAGACATTATTTATGGGGTAAATGGAATAAAATCGGTTATGAATTTTGAAAAAAACGTAGATAAACACTATAAAAAGAATTACTCATATAAACCAGAAATTTTGAAAAAATACGGAAGGATATTCTCTTATGACGAAATAGGAAAATACAGCGGAAAGGCACGTGACATATTGTCACACCTAAAGAAAAGTGATGGAGTATCAATCGTATATAGTCAGTATATTGATGGAGGAATTGTTCCGTTGGCACTTGCTCTCGAGGAAATGGGACTCAAACGATATACGGGGACACCGTCACTTTTCGATGATACCCATTTAAAAGAGAATAATATTAAACCAGTTGATCATAATTTTAACGAAAAATCACCCGGAGTGATGAAGTCATCGCAGTTTAATCAGGCATGTTATGCGATAATATCAGGAGACGGGTTGTTGAGTCCAAACAATAAGGCGGAAATTATTGCCGCTACAAGTGATATTAATAAGAACGGGTCGGTCATCAAAGTTATATTCATATCAAAAGCCGGTTCAGAAAGTCTTGATTTCAAGTTTATTCGTAATGTCTTTATCATGGACCCTTGGTATAATCTCAGTCGCCCCGAACAAATTATCGGACGAGCTGTAAGATTTAGAAGCCATCGACAGTTGGAGTTTGAAAAACGAAATACATGTGTATACATGTATTGTTCAACGCCGGGTGACGACGATTGTGAAACGGCGGATATGTACATGTATAGAAAAGCACAGTCAAAGGCGAAACAGATTGGTCGGGTTACTCGTGTATTGAAGGAGGCGTCGGTGGACTGCGTTTTAAATCATAAACAGAATGGATATACCCAGAAAAATATCGATATAAGTATAAAACAGACAATATCCAACGGTAATGTAGTTGATTATGACGTGGGTGACAAACCATTTTCACCTAATTGTGACTATATGGAGGACTGTATATACACGTGCTCAAATAAGGATGAAAAGTTAAAAATGGATATTTCTGGAGATACGTTCGACGAAAAAATGTCTGAAATAAACACCGACATAATTGTTGGTATCGTGAAAGAATTATTCTCTAAAAAATATATATACGAAAAAGACCATCTCGTCACCGATATTAATGAACAGCGTCCTTTCCTCAACGAAGAAATAGATGTTGCTCTAGAAAAAATTGTGAATGACCGCGCAATTATTATTAGGGATAAATTCGACCGCCCGGGGTATATTGTAAATGTTCTTGAATATTATTTATACCAACCGCGCGTAATATCGGACGAATCTATTGGTGTACATGACCGAATTACCCGTACAGATACAACACGATTACCATCTGTAAAGATAGTTGTCGACGGTGAAACAGAATTTGAGCCTGGGGTAGGTGAAGACAAAGATGGCGCAGCCATAACGTTCTATAAAAAATACACAAAACTCAAGGAATACTGCGAACTTGATTCAATCGATTCAATCGACGTATGGAATAAAAGGGAGGATAATAAGACCATAACAAGTGACCCTGAGTGGGGTGTCGAGTACTTGGGATATAATGTCATTAAGAAGAGGGTAGTCGATTTCAAAGAAGATGTCCTCTCTGTATGCCTACTGGAATATTTATTTGACCGAACAACTTTAACAGATAAAATCGAGTTGTTGAATGAATCATATACGCGACACACGGATAAATTCTCACCATTAGTTACATTAACTGATTACCCATATTGCTTATATACATGCATCATATCATATTGCGTGGAAGTAGGCGACGAAAAATACTTTGTTTTCGAAAATAGGGGAGAATACGCAGTATGTGCACTGACCGACGACAAGAATATGTGGGTGGAAGACGCATCTTTAAATGAATATGTAAAGACTGAACTACGCAATAAAAAAGAAATACAGACAGACGTTTTTAAAGACAATTTCTTTGAACAGTTTGTAGGACTTATGAAGTATCGAGTTATGACCGGGAAAACTGCGATACCATCTCGTATGGATTTTAAGATAAAGGCTATGGAGAATAAAGATAGCCACTCGGTATGGGTATTAAGTCAGGGAAAAATGAGCAACCGCCGGTTGATAAATGAAACCCTATATGGGACAGGTGATGAGAAGGGGAATGTCATATTGCCCGACCGAATACCAGCAAAACCCAATCCGCCCTTTTTTAATTTCACTAACAAACCCGCCAAATATCGCGACCAGGCAATAACTACTCTTATGGAGATGACATTTCGATATTACAACAGAGTAGAATATCTCGGTAAACGATGGTTTTTAGACCCGGTTGAAACAATAGTCACACATCGGGGCGGCACTATTAGTTTGATGAACGCAAAGTAAACCAAATAAACCAAATAAACCAAATAAACCAAATAAGGTATGATATAATGAATATAAAGGTTTTGATATAGTAAATAAAATGATACCAACCAATAACCGCGCATCAACAGATTATTCCAACAACCCCATGGGATTAGCAAGAGACCAATTAATATGTTTGGGTGTTACTTCGGTTATTGTTTTGATCTTTGTCACACTCTACTACACAGTTGGTGATGGAAGTAACTAAATCCATATGCAATCATGGAAATATGTCGCAGATAATTATCATAAATTAAAAATATAGGCGAGCCGTAAAATTGAAATATATAAAACATATAAATACTTTGTATAGAGTATATATATGTCGTTACCCAATACGAGCGAAATGGTTGATGAAACTATCATCGGTGGTATGAAAACGGGTGGTAAGATGAAACTGGTTCATGATAATATCAAACAAAAGACCGGTGGGGCAGGAGATGTATTCATAAAGAGTATATTGAGCAGCAAAGTTTCGCTGTCAATATCGAATATCGGTGGAAATATTTCCAATACAATAAGGGCAATCCTATCTAAAAGGGTTGAAGGGAAATGCGGTGAGAACGGATTTGTAAAAGAGGGGTCGGTTGAAATAATAACATATTCTAACGGTGTGTGTCGCGCATCAAGCGTTGTATTTGATGTTGTATATGAATGTCGGGTATGTAATCCTGTTCAGGGGGCATCTATTGAATGTGTTGTTAAGAACGTAACGCGAGCAGGAATACGTGCCGAACTGGATGGTTACGTGAAGTCACCTCTTGTAATATTCGTGGCTCGAGACCATCATTACTCATTAAAAGAGTTTTCAACAATAAACGAAGGTGAGCGTATATGGATAAATGTTGTTGGTCAGCGGTTCGAGCTAAATGACGAATATGTATCGGTAATCGCCGAATTAGACGCAAAAGAAATTAAAAAAAGGTCAGGAAATAAACAACCACGATTAATATCAATCAAATAGGAAGTAATGTAAATAATTATTTTGATATTTTGGAAAAGTGTTCATTAATAACAGCGTCTTTTTCAATAACATCCAATTTATGCTCCATCATCATATAACAACGCAGACACACCAGTATGTCTATAAATGAATTATGTAACTTTTCTTCGTTGATCGTATCACCGAATAAAAGTTTATGAAGTTCAATTTGTTTTGGGAACTTATGGTATGTTTTTCCAGATTTGGACGTGACCTCTATGTTACATATATCGATAGAATTTCTCATAGTACAGTAACATTTTCGATTGGGGTCGATCACATTTATAATAGACTTGATTTCAGACCTCATCGATTCCACAGTAATCATAGTAGTATCGAATTTTATGTTATGGGCAACGAGTTTATTACATTTTAAGTAACATTTTCTAAACTCATTAAGAGCATGTGTTATATCTACACCGCGTTCTTCCATTATTTCGCGGTCAATTCCGTGAATATCTATGCTTTCTTGAGAAAGTGGGACATGTTCTGGAATCTTCACCACATAGTCATGTGATTCAATTACCTCATTCGTATATGTGTCGTACAATATAAAGCTTAGCTGAACAACAGATGGAAAGTGATGTAAAAATTTTCTCATGATAGGAACATCGTTTGGGAGAATATTGGTAGTCTCGGTATCAAATACGAGAATCTTCATAGTATATGTAAGTAATTAACATTCATTATTTAATTCAATTTTAGGAATTATCAAATTCCGCCAAAATTTTAGATGTTGAAGGGTATAATTGTGAAATAATCCGTATTTATGTTAACATTAATGTATTACATAATAATATAATAATATAAACATGACATTTCCAACCGAGAATCAAATTGCACAATTATTTAAAACTGGTATCGCGAATAACTCAACGACAATGAATGATATTAAACAATACTTCGATGTATCAGATGTTGATCATACAAAAATAGATGAAATCGGTCACCATCTTCAAGTTATCAGAAAGAATGATATAACCAACGTATCGTTTTTACATGGGTATATTTTACACTTTGCTCTTGAACAGTATATAAACTGTCATAAAGACGTGGGCATGTTTAACATATTTGAAACTGGTACTGCTCGAGGGTTTAGCTCAATTATAATGGCATATACATTAGATAAGAATAATATGAATGGAATTATCAATACATTCGACATAAAACATTATGACCATAAGACCGAGAAAGAATGTCTGTGTGCGGCATTAAAGAAACGCGCAGTTTCCACAACCGAGTGTATCGAACCATTTACAGATTTGGTGAAGAAATACATTAAATTTAATGTAGGTGACACAAATAAAATACTTAAGACAAGGGAAAGTGACCGAATACACTTTGCTTTTTTGGATGGGGACCATCGTTATTCAAGTCTTCTTTTAGAACTCAATTATGTTGAAAAATATCAGCAATCTGGAGACGCCATTATTATAGACGACTACTCGATTCCCGAATTAAAAAAAGCGTGCGATGATTTTTTAAAAAATGGATTATATAATTTCCATGTCCTCAACGGAAAGGTTGGAAATAAAACAAGAATGTATATTCATGCTGTGAAGAAGTGATCGAAAACACAACCAATCAAACAAATCAAACAAATCAAATCAAACTGTGTTAAGATTGACATCACTACACGGACGATATGACAAACGATGAAACTGTGTTACACCATATTCTCTAATACCATCCATATGAACTTTTGCCCCATATCCTTTGTTTGAACCGATTTTGTACCTCGTATTTAACTCAGGATATATATCACATAACTCATCTATATATCTGTCCCTCGCACACTTTGCAAGTATAGACGCAGCTGAGATAGACGAATATTTATCGTCACCGCCTTTTATTGTCACATGGTCGATTGTACCAAGTTTATCATTTTCAAAATATATATATTCTGTGAAATAGTTCCCATCTACCAATAACAAATACTCTCTGTCAATACCCATCTCGGTGGTGGTCTGTTTTATACAACTATGCATGCTTTCCATAGTGGCGCGCAGTATATTAATAGAGTCAATACGTTTTTCATCGCGGTAACAAACACTCCACGCAAGAGCATTTTCTTTAATATACGCTTCTTCTTCGAGTATTCTTTTAGTACTATAAAATCGTTTACTATCCTTCATGCGCGTGTAGTCAAAAGATTCTTTAGGCAATATAACCGCTGACGTATATACGCGCCCAAAAAGTGGTCCTCTACCAGCCTCATCAATACCTATCTCCAAAACATTTGGGTCGTCTTGATAAAACGGAACCGTTGACATTTTATATATATATATATATTTGGGCGTTATATTTAATACGATTACAATATTAATTTCCCGACATATATCAATGAAGGCGTTCAACTTTAAGTTATACCACCTCCAAGTATTTATTATTCTACTATTGGCATTGGTGCTGTGCTCATTTTTAGGTGGAAATTGTGGCACCGAGGGAATGGAAAATGTAAATCACAACCATGATGTAATCGACGAAAACAACCTATTACAAGACCCTATTGAATCAACTATTGTCGAACGCAGAGGAGAAGTTGACCGAAGCACAATTAAATCCAACGATACACTTAAAAATCAACCGTCAAACACCACTACTATAAACCGCCCATCTACATCAATCGCAGCGGTCACAAAGAATAGCATCCCCGTTGGAAACGAAGACCTCTACGTACTTAGAAGCGAAGTGGCGAGCTTACTTAATAAACCGTCGAACGCACCATGCCCCCCATGCGGGAGATGCCCCGAACCATCTTTTAGTTGCAAAAAGGTTCCTAATTATAATAATGTCCATAGTGAAAATAATATACTACCAAAACCGGTTCTTTCAGATTTTAGCACATTTGCGATGTAATCAATATTAAATGATATTTATATATAAATATATGAAATTATCATTTGTAACTGGCATTACGGGTCAGGACGGCTCTTACCTGGCCGAATTATTACTTGAAAAGGGATACAAGGTCTTCGGGATAGTAAGACGCACATCCCTTCTATTTTCACACACGCGTATAGACCATATTAGAGATAGACTGAACATCGAATACGGTGATATGGGAGACGGTTCGTCTTTGACCAATATACTTACCAAGATCGTCAACAACCATCCAGGGTTTGAAGTTCTTGAGATATACAATTTGGCAGCACAGAGTCACGTGAAAATATCATTCGAAATACCCGAATACACGTCAGTAATAGATGGTATAGGAACACTCAAGGTCCTTGAGTCAATCAGGACAACGTGTCCTGAAGTAATGAAAAAAATAAAATTTTATCAGGCAGGAACCAGCGAAATGTTTGGTAGAGTTTTAGAGGTCCCACAGAAAGAAACAACACCATTCAACCCACAGTCACCATACGCATGCGCAAAGTTATATAGCCACTATCTGGTGAAATCTTACCGAGAAGGTTACGGCATGTTTGCGTGCAACGGGATACTGTTTAATCATGAGTCAGTAAGACGTGGAGAAAATTTCGTAACTATGAAAATTGTAAACGGGGTTAAACAAATTATGAATGATTGGGACAGCGATTATAGTATTACTCTCGGTAACATAGATAGTAAACGCGACTGGGGACATAGCAAGGATTATGTGCGCGGAATGTGGCTCATGTTACAACAAGAAACTCCAGATGACTACGTATTGGCGACCGGTGAAACATACACAGTTCGCGATTTCATACAAAGGTGCTTTAAAAAATTCAATATAGATATTGTATGGACGGGGAGTGGAACAGACGAGATGGCATTAGATAAAAAGACGTCTCGTATACTGGTAAAGATAAATGAAAAATATTTTAGACCATGTGAAGTAGACTTGTTGCTGGGAGATCCATCGAAAGCCATTAAAGAGATGGGGTGGAAGAGAGACTATACATTTGATACCCTAATTGACGACATGTTCGGTGGTGACACATAAAGTTGATTGGTGTGACAATCGTTGTTTTCCAACGATATTAGGATATTATTTCACATCAACACACTTATTGTCGATAATAATGGAGTCACATTTTGTATTCTGTGGAACTATATGAATTACCCCCTTACTTTTCACTTTATGAACCGGCTCCGTACATCCCCGATGCTTTTTTGTTTTTTTACCAGAAAATTTAAAAAGTTTCCCCTTCTTCTTTCCACATCTTGAACGAAAATGTTCATATCGTTCCCTAACATCATCATATGTAAGTCCCGATTTTTTACCAAGCATTTTATTAACAACCTCATGTAGATTATAAATATACATACTGAACGTGTTCCGACTTTTCATACAATCATTCGTTAAAGGCATATCCTTTAAATTAGATACCAAATTTATCCTACAATATTTACACGGGAGAACGTATTGGAGATCCAATACGAACTTTTTATATTGTCGTTTTTGTTCAGAAGTTGGTTCGACCGGGTAATTAAAACTCATCGTATGTAGAACATGCCATAAACTGGGTCCCCATACATTCGTTAACATACCATCGCCACTATGATAATGTTCCTGGTCATATACTCTTTTTTTAGACATACGATTCTTGTGTCTGGTCAAACCACCACCTTTTAATCGTATATTTGAGCCCACATGTTTCGAGCTTCTATTGCGTCGAGTGTGTTTATTTTTCCTTAAACGAATATTAACTATATTGCTTGACGACCTCATACAATATAGTTAGAAACTAAATTATATCAAATTCATGATATACTTGAATATATGGGATTCTTTTATATCATCCACTATGTCAGTTGTGGGAGGTTTATAAAGCTCACATATTTTCAAATAATAATCCATGTCGGTAGTATGACTATTTCGCTCGATATTTACCAACATACCAACCCTGTTTCTAAATAACATGATATATATAGATAATAACCTTTAATTTGATTTATTAATTTGATTTATTAATTTGATTTATTAATTTGATTTATTAATTTGATTTATTAATTTGATTTATTAATTTGATTTACAAATAAAAATATTTAACATTTTAATCTATACACATTGTATATACATATGAAAAACATTAGCGACACCATTAAAAAAATAACATCCTTTTTTGTGAAGACAACGTATTCAAATAAGATAGCAACCGTTATATTGGTACTCCCATTAGTAATTATAATATATTTAATTTATCATTATCTATCAGGAATGCGCGAAGGAATCGTATCAAACAAGGAACATGAACCATCAACATGTGGTTCAAACAACAAAGAAAAAGGTGACGCTACTCTTTACTTCTTCTATGCCGATTGGTGTCCTCATTGTACCAGAGCAAAGGAAGAAGGTGGTCCATGGAATAAATTTAAACTACGACACGGAGACGAAATGTCAGTTAACAATACAATCGTTTCTATAGAGGAAATTGATTGCACCGACAACAAAATAGATGGTATTAAAACACTTATTAACAAATATAAAGTTAAAGGGTACCCAACTATCATACTTGATAAGGACGGAGAACATTTTCTATATGATACAAAACCCGACCCCGACACAATCGAGGAATTTGTTAAAAGGTTTGTATAGCGCGCACGGAAACTGAAAGACTCAACATATACCAGGTTCATTTTCATTTTCATTTTCCCCATGTTCATTTTCCCCATGTTCATTTTCCCCATGTTCATTTTCCCCATGTTCATTTTCCCCATGTTCATTTTCATTTTCATCTTCCCCATTTTCTTCATTTTCTTTATGTTTGTGTATATCATTATCATGTTGAGAACTTGTAAATTGAATCGATTTCAAATAAATGTCAGCAATATCAAACCCATCTGTTATTAATTTACTACGGGAATCTTTATTCGTTACAAGGTCATTCATTATATCAGTATTCAATAACCCAATCACACCAGTTATGTCAATTGATATTTCGTGAGGAACAGAACCCATCAACGGATCGTACTCCACATGATTATGCCGAGAGTCCAATTTATTCATTAATTTATCTACAAACGCATGTATATAATTTAATATAGTCGACTCTTGGTTTACAACTACTTTGGGAGGATCAATATAATTATTCTTTATCCCGATAATCTCACTTCGAACGTAATCGGGTTCGCTACTCAAGAGATACTGCATCGGATAATTACAAACCGCACCTCCATCAACAAGACACATATTTTCCAAAGTAACCGGATAAAACACCAACGGGATGCTCGCAGACGCAGCAATCGCCTTGTACACCGGCATATCGGGTTGCGTGTTGCGTGATATACAATATTCAACAAAATCATTATTTATGTCGGTGCACATAAAGTTTAGACTCACCCCATAAATTTCATAAAATTCACCCATCGTTATTTCAGGTGAAACACCCTCCGCATGAAATATCGGTTCCAATATATTTTTGAATATATACACACTATCATATACTCCTTTTTTAGAATACATATCAAATATATGGTCTGTGGTAAGCGCCAATAAATCAACAACCGGTTTGTTAACAACATATTCTTTCAATTCGTCATACGATGTTTTTTTCATTACCATAAATAGACCCACAATACATCCAATCGAAGTAGCATGAATCGTTTCTATATTTTCAGAATCAAAAAAACCCATTTTTTTGAGATGCCCGAGAATACCAAATGAATAAAACCCATATGGACCCCCACCAGTAATAACAAGATGTTTTATCGTCATACGATTGAGATTTATTTTAAAAATATTATTCTAACCTATTATTATGACCACAATATTCGATTTAAACAAGTTAAATGAAGAGGAATTCAGCGAACAAATAGACATCGACGAACTATATGAAAAGAAAAAGAACTATGACCTTAATAAACTATCAATTTATAAGAAGCTATTGGCTCGCATACATGTGAGGATCAAAACAACTTCTCGACAGAGTATCGACAACCAATTTTGTTGGTATGTTGTTCCAGAAATAATCATAGGAATCCCGAAATATGACCACGGAGCATGTATCGCATACTTACTCGAGAAACTTCACGACAACGGATTTTCAGCCAAGTATATTCATCCAAATCTTATGTTTATAAGTTGGAAACACTGGGTACCCACATATGTTCGCGATGAAATAAAAAAGAGGACTGGTATGGTAGTCGATGGTAACGGGGGCATGATAAATAAACACGAACCCCGACCAGAAGAAACCCACCAATCAAACCCGAACCCTAACTCATTTATAGTGAACTCTAAGAAGGTTACCGGACCAAATATGCCATATGGAAATAATACACCCACACAAAAACATAACTTTAAATCAACTAACTCATACGCACCGACAGGCATTTATAAAGACGACTTAATGCGCCCATTTAAGAAATAAAACTATATAATATATATATATATATAATTAGCATTCATGAATTTGTCACCAAATATAGGGACAGTTCATTACAGAATTTCAAATATCATGAGTGGTGGTAAGAAATTAGGGTGCGAAACCTGTTGGTCAGGTATTAATACTCGTTTTCCTGGTTCTTTGGGAGATAGATACGCTAAAAAATATAATTATACTACTGTACCTGGACGATTTCACGGTTGGAGAACAAATATAGATATTATAAATACCATCATAAATGAATATGAAGAGGACAACAAGGACACGCTCAAATTCGAACGAAAATTTCCAGATGAAGACGAAGTAATCGTACATTTACGCATGGGGGATGTTATTGGCACGTCCAGACCAGACCACGGAGATTTTATTTATAAAGATGTAACTATACCCATCATATCAACACATGTACATACGATAGACCATTATAAAAAAAAGGTGATTGATATTAGAAAATATGGACTGAAAAATGTAACAATAATTGGAAATATGTTCCATAAACATGCCGAAAATCCAGAGTGTTTGGAACACAATATAAAGTATTTAGAATGTATGACGGACTTTTTCAAAAGCGAGGGATTCGAGGTTAATGTGCTTGTTGAAAACGAATACAACCCACTATCACTTCATTATGAAAATGTTGACAGAGAATTTATATACATGACGAAGTCCAAATATTATATGCCAAGTGCCTCGCCTATTGGTACGACATTCTCTCACTTAATTGGAAAGATTGTATTGAAACGTGGGGGTATTGTTTTTTGATAAACCACGAATACGTTCGTCATTATTAAAATAAACATTACGATATGTATATGAGCATTACATGTGTTTCTGCTTGGTGGTCGGTTGGTAATAAATTTAAAGGTGGTGCAACAGCACAAATTCAACATATGAAGAAGACATTATTATTGAAATCCGATTTTATATTTTTTTATAGCGATGATGAAATAAGGGATAAAGTTTCTGAAATAAGAAAAGATTTAAATACAACATTTATTAAATATGATATAGCCGATTTTTCCACATATAAATTTTCCCCTAATATGAGAAAAAGCATACATTACGGAAGTAATTGGTGTCCCTCAAAAGAATTATGGTTATTATGGATGGAAAAAATAAATCTATGTTTAAAAGCTATAAAAGAAGGTGATATTAAAAGTGATTGGATTTGTTGGTATGATGCTACATTATGTAAATATCGACTAGGAAGACAAGATGTACCATGTGATATGTGGCCAAATGTAGAAAAAATGAATTTATTAGATAAAAATAAAATAAATTGTTCGGTTAAAAATGATAATAAAATGAATAATGGTAAATGGCCTCCATTAGTTACTGCAACCGCGTTTATTATGCATAAAGATTTTGTACCAAAATACGCAAAAATATTTTATGAATTAGTCGATGAATTATTTGAAAATGTAAATAATGGAACCCATAAAATAAGAGGATCAGATCAATTTAATGAACAATATCCGTTAACATATCTGTATCATTTAAGACCTGAATTATATAATCCAATGGCTGAGGGGTTTGGGTCTTGTATAGAAATAATGAAATAATGAAATAAATTTATACATCATTCAACCGATCCAGAATGTCCTTTTCCACAAAATCCTATTTTTACGCATGTCTTGATATGTGCGTCTGTGTATTGGAGTAAAAAAAATGTTTTATTGTAAATAATCAATTCGTATCTATTACTGATTTGATTATTTTGATTATTTTGATTATGTTAAATCAATAGTCGCTTACTTGCGCTGCTTCTGGCTCTTCTGCTGCTTGCGGCTCTTCTTCTGCTGCTTGCGGCTCTTCATCTGCTTCTTACCGCCCTTGCGTGTCTTGTTGTTCTGCTTCTTCTGCTGCTTGGTGCGTTTACCGCCCGTGAAAGTTCTGCGTAATCCCATACCCATTATAATATAAGCAAATATATTATTTTAATTGGCGACCAGATAATTATTTATTATTCATCTGTCATATTATCTTGATTCAATATTTCTTCCTTGATATCTTCAAATTTTTGAACGCCAATCTGGAAATTCTTCTCACAATCAAGATACATAGACTCAATTATCTTACGAGTCTCGGTGACAAGAACAGATAAATTATATTCTCGTCCAGTTCCAGTTAGAGAATCAACATCCTCTAAATCATTCAACGCGGGATGGACAATCACTTTATCGTCATCGGTGAACATAAATAATTTATGTAATATTTGAATTAAACTCTCGTATTTGGTGTTTATGTCCGACAACATACCTCGTATAAACGAAGCGTAGTCCAATATTTTCGATTGGACCGCACTACTATCAAGAGATTCCGGTTTTATTCGCTCAAGATCCTTTTTACATATATCGCGTGCACTAAAATCCATCAACTTAATTTGACTAAACTTTGTGAGTTTGTCCTCACCCTCATATGGCTTCCCCGAAAATATTTCATAAAACTCGTTAAGTATTTTTTGTTTATCTTCTGTGCTTTCATCTGTCATTACGTATTTGGGCTTATACTCAGTCGCTGTTGAAGATCCTTCGGTTGTTTTTCCGCGAAGATCAGTATTAAACCTAGTTTTATATAGTTTTTCGAGCGCCCCAAAATCAGGTTCGAGTTTTCCAAACGTGCACTTGGGTTGTTCATTACCCATGTTTTTATCATATTGTGATGTTTGGAAATTGGATGGAGTTACTTCTAAATCTGGCTCTGGTTCGGTTGCTGGTTCTGGAACTGGAACTGGAACTGGAACTGGAACTGGAACTGGTTCGGTTGCTGGAACTGGAACTGGAACTGATTCGGTTGCTGGAACTGGTGCTGGAACTGGTGCTGGTGCTGATTCGGTTGCTGGAACCGGTACTGGTGCTGATTCGGTTGCTGGAACCGGTACTGGTGCTGATTCGGTTGCTGCTACTGATGGTGGCGGTGGTGGTTTCGCAGATGTGTCTAGGTCTAGATTCGGTACTGGTGCTGATTCGGTTGCTGCTACTGATGGTGGCGGTGGTGGTTTCGCAGATGTGTCTAGGTCTAGATTCGGTACTGGTGCTGATTCGGTTGCTGCTACTGATGCCAGAACTGGTGCTGGTGCTGATTCGGTTGCTGGAACTGGTGCTGATTCGGTTGCTGGAACTGGTACTGGTGCTGATTCGGTTGCTGCTACTGATGGTGGCGATGGTGGTGGTTTCGCAGATGTGTCTAGGTCTAGATTCGGTACTGGTGCTAATACTGATTCTGTCTCTTTTGGTGATTTTTCTGTACCGAAAAAAGGTAATTTATTCATGAAATCACCTATACCCATACCCGTACCCATAGCTCCTCCAGATAGTCCCCCATCCTCTTTGTCATCCTGTTCTTTTTGTATCAATTTGTATGTTTGAACTGTTAACCGTATAAGTTCTCTAACGCGCTGATAGCAGAAACCGTTAAACCTATCATTTAGGTCGACATCTCGAGCCTCGTTGTTTTTGTTCTTGCCGTCCAAACTATCATCATTTATCCCATACAGAGGAAAAACATCTTTTGTATCACTCCCACCAGCTCCAGGTGAATCAAATTGAGGATCAACCGTCTTCATAATTGCTGTGTAAAGGTGAGCAAGTTTTATATAGAATTTTGCTATACTATGACAATGTTGTTTTTTTAAAAACTTTTCACGTGGCGTCATATGTTTATCGTCCTTGTGAAAAACAACAGCTACGTCGTTTGTTTCCCGTTGATCAACTTTTTCACCATTTTTTACCTTTTGAACAATAACATCAACCTCATGCATACTTAATCTCTTACGAAACGTCTTGGCAGTAAGAATCTCAACATTATTACAGAATTTTTCGTCCAAAAGAGACTCCATATCAGGAATTGTTAATTTTAAAAGCTCGCTTGCAACGACCGCATCAATTAATTTAACTATGTCGGTAGCATTATCATTATTTTTTTTCATCAACTCATCGCTTAAATCGGGACCATTAGAATTAATTGCAGACATCGCGTTACCCATAACAATATATATAAATGATATAAAATAAAATTGATAATACATTTTAATAACTTTACTTAGAAATATGGATATGCCGTACTCAACCACCAGAGGAACAAAAAAGAATACGCGAGGCAAGAGGACTGATATGTGGAATAAGTTTCAAAGTGAAATAGAACCCAATAAGAATAACCAGATGGAGTGTATATATAGGTCGTCTGGGGAAAGAGAATTCTGTGAAAATTGTAACACCAACCTTGTATTCAACGAAACTGGATTCTTATCATGTACAAATCCCAAGTGTGCTATAATTTATACTGATATTATCGACCAGGGAGCCGAATGGCGGTTCTATGGTGCGGATGACTCCGGTGGTAGCGACCCAACGAGATGTGGTATGCCAATAAACCCACTACTGAGGGAGAGCTCGTACTCATGTAAGGTCATGGGTGGAAATAATTCGAGCTACGAAATGAGAAAGATACGTAGGTACACCGAGTGGCAATCGATGCCATATAAGGAAAAATCACTATATGATGAGTTTCAACGAATAAATATGATGGCTCAGCAATCTGGTGTGAGCAAATTAATAATTGACAACGCATTCATATATCATAAAAAAATATCAGAACACCAAACATTTAGGGGCGTTAATCGAGATGGAATCATCGCAGCATCAATTTATATATCATTTCGAATAAACAATACTCCCAGAACATCTACCGAAATAGCCAGGATATTTAATTTAGATAAAACCAGCGCCACAAAAGGTTGTAAAAACGCATGCTCCATCGTGAATATAATCGAGGAGGGTGATAAAGATAAAACAATATTGTGCAAAACAGGACCCCTTTCTTTCATCGAAAGATACTGTAGCAAGCTTAATATTAACAACGAGCTCACACGACTATGTATGTTCGTTGCTACCAAAATACAAGATACTGGATCAATACCTGAAAATACACCCAATTCCATAGCAGCGGGGATCGTATATTTTGTGGGACAAACATGTGATTTAAACATATCCAAACACGATGTTCACAAAATAAGCGATATAAGCGAAGTCACAATAAATAAATGTTACAAAAAGATGTATGTGATAGAGAATAGCCTTATCCCAAATTCAATCCTATTAAAGTATAAACGATGATAATTTATCCAACTATATTCTATAATATAACGATGGACGTCACCCCAGACATCGTTTTTATCGTCCCATATAGGGACAGATTGGCTCATAAGGAATTCTTCTTGAGATATATGAAATACATACTCGAAGACCATGCCAGGGAAACATATGACATTATTTTTTGTCACCAGGTTGATAAACGAACATTCAATCGTGGAGCTATGAAGAATTTTGGATTAATATATTTGAAAACAAAATATCCCGAAACATACCAGCGCATCACTATGGTTTTCAACGACATCGATTGTGTCCCATATATTAAAGATATTATTGACTATAAAACAACTATTGGAAAAATAAAGCACTTTTATGGGTTCCAATATGCCCTGGGTGGAATCGTATCTATGACCTGTCTCGATTTCGAGTCAATTAATGGGTTCCCAAACTACTGGGGCTGGGGGTTCGAAGATAATGCGGTTCAAAATAGACTGAAACGCGCAGGGAAATATATAAGTAGAAACAATTTCTTCAATATTGGAGACAATAGAATATTGCACTTATTCGATACATTCAAAAAAAGTTCAGATAAAAATATACCGTCGTTGTTTATCGGTGACGATGGAACAACCGGTATTTCATCTCTACATAATATTCAAACCAATATTCAAATATCAGACGTCATAACACCACACATTATATTGAATATTACATCATTTGAAACCGAATCCAGTCACGATGATAATAACATTATAGAAAAAGACATGAGAGAAAAAAATGACCTCATGATTACATCAAATATATCTCCAAAAAGAGCAACCGAACATATTAAACAAACCAACCAATATAATACCAATACAAATACAAATACCAATACAAATAATGTAAACAGTAACAACATAATTTCATCACCCATCACACCCATAAAACCACAAAGACCTGTCGCAAATAATCCAAGAAACCGAAGGCATGGGGGATTCAGTTTTGGCTTCAAACGAGGTTGAACTAATATTTAAGTTTACAATATATTAGTTCAAATTACATCAATACATCAATATATAATTTAATTATACATTACTCGGAGTAATTCCAAGACGATGCGGCAACTTGGACAGGATGTGTTCAAGTATTTCATCATTCATATCACCCTTCATATTATTTCTAATTTCCATCATAAGTGGGTCTCTTCCACGAACTTTCTTAAAACTGTCTATTTTATAGTTCACCATTTGGATATATGGACTATAATCCATAGTGATTTCGACAACTTCCTCGATCCGCTCTACCACCTCTGTAATCTTTTCATTCTTATACCACGGATGACGATTTTCAGCAACAGACACGAACTCACCACATATCTCGGGCTTCTTGAACTTATATTTCCGCTTAAGCTCCTTGGCAAACTCGTCAAGACTTCCACTATCGTCACCAGAACTATTTTTACTACCAGGTGTCCTTGGTGAAGAAGAACTTGGCACTGATTGGAGTCCCTGAATCTCAGCATTCTTAGCATCAGGTCCACCAGACGCCCCACATATACATATGTATTGAAATAACATGTCACACAATCCGTCATCATCGTCCTTCTCCTTGTTATATATCACCTCTTTAAACTTAATCAGAACTTTATCTTCTATGTCAGGGCTTATCTCCATCAAACGGTCAAACTCTTCCTTGTACCTATTTAACAACTCTATTGGAGTATTCTCGCGCTCAACCGGACTCTTAGCCAGTATCACAGTTACATTTCTAACAAATTTACCCCATGATATAGCACTCACTCGATGACCCTCGTTCAATTCCGTTATCTTCAAGAACTGTTGGATAGTCGTCATAATCCCAGCAATAATATTTATTCCTCCTATAAGCATCTGCGCAAGCACCTTATATTCCGGAGGAAATTTATCTTGAGCAAAGTTGGCTGTTCCGGTAACAGTCGACATTATAATAACAGGAATTGTAAACCAAGCATTTCTAAAGCTATAGTTTTTATAAGACTTACTGTGTAGCCACCTATAACACATCGCCTTATCAGACCACTCAATAAATACATTCTCGTGTTCAATCGTCCATCCATTCAATCTTTTTTCATCTATCCTAACATTATTTTGAGATAATTCTGGGTTCATATACAGTAGATTTATAATATATTTTATGTTTCAATATATTATGACAATTGATAATCTCAGACACGATTTTGGTGAAATCATCCAGATTCTGAACAAAGTAAAAGTGAAATTTGATAATATCAACACAAAAATAAAAAAACTAAAAGACGTTTATGACGACCTTACAAATTCCAACCATGACCCAATTTACATATTTGGACTTGACTTCTTGAACTTCCAATATAAAATATTCCACAACCAATACAAAAATCTTATGGATATGATAAAACTTATCAACAATCGTATATACGGCGACTACTACAAACTATGCGAATTGACAATGCGATATATAACAGAAAAAATGAAAGACACCGTCTTCTTAACCGGGATTAAAAATGATGATAATGAGCTACCTATCTACAAAGACCTTGATGAATACTATGACTACGGAAGTGAAACACTTCTAAGTGTCAACGCTCGAGTGATTGGTATACTTAAGAAGTTAAATTCATACTGCATAGAGAAGGACAAAATTAAGGATAAGCATCTAAAGTTGTCAAACAGCGGTTTCTTTCTGGATAATTTCCTCCATAGTTTTGAGACCAACAATAACAGCATACGGAATCAACTTGACATGTATGTAAAGAACATAGAATTCTTCAACAAAAATCATAAAATGATGTTGAACAACATGTACGGAAAAATATCCGCGCTGTATAATGAGATTGTTGGTAACATCGAATTTGATGAAGAGGACGGTTCAATAAAGACGCAGTCCAGTTCGAGACGGAATAAAATGAATAAGGCTGGTATCGGCGATAAAGACAAAGTTATGATCGACGACGAGATGAGTGATGGAGACGAACATAGTGATGATGGAGACGAACATAGTGATGATGGAGAC